TCGAGACCACTGATCCATCTCCATTAGTAAATCTGCGAGATGGGTCAACCCACGATTGTTTTACATTCGTTGTTCCGGAGATGAATTGGTCTTCGGGCGATCTAGATGATAGATTACGGATCAGTTACAAATTCTCAAGCCCTGTGCGCGCAGTAACTGGCTGGATGTTGACAAATGATGATGAATGTATAGTATTGTCTAACATAAGTCTTCATGCGATTGATACCATTGAATCTACTTCGCATATTGCTGCCGGGGCTGTGCGCCGAAATATCAATATAACTTAATTTACACCGCCATAAATTGGGCAATTTCTATAATGGCGCGGTTTGTTCGGATCTTGTCAATCCCCTTTCGTCAAATGGTACTATATTAATTAACGTAAGTTACCATATAGTTTGGAGTATTTATACTTGCGCGTAATTGAACAGATGGCGCAGCTTTTATTTAAAGCTGTAAAAAGGGCTTCGGTACAACCTACCCACATCAACAAGGGTGATCACATTGTGATTACAGGTAAGATTAATGATGTTTTAGGTCAGGTTACTTCTATTACTACTACAGATGGTATTACCGCTATTTCTCTTACTACTGATGTGGGTGAAAAGACACTCCAAGTTTCTGATGTAAATTTCATTCATATAATTCAGAGGGCGGATATGTTAAATTTACGTAATCATAATGATTATGAAAGAGATTTAAAGGATGTACCTAAAGGTACTCATAAGTATACCGATAAGGATTGCTGCCCTTCACTTAGTCCTGATGATGCTTCGGGCAAATCTGAACTTCCTGCGTCTAAAATTTCCCTTGTAATGAAGAAGAAAAGGTAGTTATGGCTTTACGAAAGTATGCATCCAGTGTGCTTCAACCCACTGCGCTAATCGATTCTCAACAAAAGTTTGATGACGTCGTAGGGCAGATTTCTGTTATGGCCGCGGATCATTCGGTTCAAAAAGTAGTTAAGTTTAATCCTGAATTTGTGTACGCCCGATTTAAAGCGATTGGGTGTCTTTGTGTAGATGGGCCTAATGCTAACTCAGACGCTTTTCCATATGACCAATTTTTAGATAATCGCGCAGGGTACGGCTATCAATCTTTTATTGGTAAGCATGCTTTTGTAGAACATAGTAGTGATAATATCAATAATGCTATCGGTAATCTACACAGTGCTTATTTGAATCGTTTCAATACTTCCACGTTTGGCAATAAAGAATGGCAAATTCTCGATGACAATGAGCGTGGCCGAATTTTAGCGGGGAGGTCACCTCACGAAGATGGTAGTATTGAAGTACTTATGGCTATTGATAGAGAATTATCTCCGAAAGTAGCCCGTATGCTCGAAACGGATTCTCCTGTAGGTTGTTCTATGGGTACAAACATTGATTACAGTGAGTGCACTGTTTGTGGTAATCGTGCATATGTAGAGGAAAATTATTGTCCTCATATTCGTTTTAGTAAAGGACAAAGTGTTCTTGTTCCCGCTACCCAAATTACCGACCTAATTAAAAAGGGTACTATTAAACGTGAATGGTTGCCCTTTATTTTGCACCGTGCTCAAGATCTTAAAGCAGTTGCAAGTGCTACACGTAGAATGGTTTATGCGAAGGCCTTTGAAGTTAATTATGGTCTTAGCTTTTTTGAATTGTCTGTTGTTGCGAATCCCGCATTTCATCGCGGGTATAAATTAGAAAAAATTGCCAGCCTCTCAAAACCTGCGTTCCATCAATTATTGCCCCTTATTCATTCTTCTGCTGGTCCCATTGAAGTGGCTCTTAATGTTACTGAAGAATTTTATCAAAGTGTTTTAAATTCTTTTGCGCAACAAATGGGAAATTCTGCTGAAGCATGGTCAAATGAAGATCATTTACTATTTGAACGTAATGGTGATATTGCTAAAAGTGCTCTCCAGACGGGCAATGTTCTTGAAGTTTTAACGCAGAAGAGGAACGCTCCTTATTTAATTAAGGAAGGGTTTGATCTTGTTCCTTCATCTGACGCAGGTTTTTATCAAATATCCAATCCATCTTCGTTGTTAGAAAGTACTTTCGCACGCACGCAACCCCGTGCAGTTAAAGGTGTTGTAGGTACTCATGATGAAACGCATTATGCGTGCATGATATGTCACGGAATATATCATAGAAAGTCCCAAGAAAAATATACTTCGCGAATGTTAGGAAGTTCCGATTTTAACAATTATTCTATTTGCCCTAATTGTGAACATTCTCGAGGATTATCAGGAAATAAAGAAGGAGAGGTGCACGCTATGGCGCATACCCGTTCCAATAAATCTGCTGGGGAAGCCAATCTTCCGTCTACGTCTGAGTTTACGGGCGATAAAGATGTGACTATTGGTAATCCTCGAGTAAAAGAAACTCAATTGTTCCATGAATGGGCTGCGAAAGGCAGTAAGCAAATTGAGCAGGAGAAGGAATATAGACCTATGGGAACTATTTTTATTGATGCAATCGTTGCGAAAAAGAATCTTAATGATCGCGCTTCTCGTATTGGGGATCTTTTGCAATCTGCCAAAAAATTGCACGCCCGTACGAAATTAGCGTTGGACTCACCTGAAGATTTTCTTGCAGGAATGGGCGAAGGTGGTACTCCTCCGTTTGGTGATGGGTTACAAGATGGTGAAGGTCCTCACGGAACCGGGGGTCTTGGCGGAGACCTTGGCGGAGACCTTGGCGGAGACCTTGGCGGAGACCTTGGTGGTGACGATATGGGGATGGCTATTTCTATTGATGTGTCATCCGAGAGTGATTTGCGTACTACTTTAGAAAATACTAAAAAAGATCTTGAACTGATCCTTGGCGATTTAACTGACGCTAAATCGATGGTAGGCGGCGGTGAACAAGAGGCTATGGAAGCTCTTGCGAATAAATTACGTTGGGGTAAGCGACAATCTACAGGTGCGATAAAAGTTGCGGCTGAAGCAGATTCTTTTATTGAAGATGCTGAGTCTGCGATTGAAGACGCTGTGGCAAAGATTCAAGCCGCTTGTGAATGGTTGTATGCAGAGGAAGGGAAACCTGCTGGGGAAAAGGCAGAGGAGTCGGAGACGGACGATAACGACGATAACGACGATAACGGCGATTCTGATGGTGAGAAAAAATCTCCATTTGATAAGAAAGACGGTGGGGATTCCAACGATGACGATGATGACAAGAAAGACGATGATGACAAGAAAGGCGGATTCCCGTTCGATAAAAAAGATAAAAAAGATAATAAAGATGATGATGATAAAAAAGTCGATTCCAAAGGAGGAGACGAAATGTCCAAAGATGCAAGCTTTACGTTGACTGAAAATAATATTCAGCTTCTGAAAAAGCTCCGGGATGTTGTTGGTGGTGGGTCTTCGTCGCCCGTTAAATTAGCAGACGAAGGCGAAGGCGATGTACCCGTGACTGATGCGCCTGAAACGCCTGAAGTTCCTGTTGAAGGGGATGTTCCTGCGGAAGAGACCCCGGAAGTTACCCCGGAAGTTACCCCGGCAGTAGAAGCGTCACGAAAGAATCCTACTAAGCGCGCAGCCGCTCAGCCACCTACTGGTGCAAAAGATCCTGGTGATTATGGCGAAGTTGGGGCGATCGAGTCCCATGAGATGCAAGTGTGGTGGCAGGAGATGTATCCTGAGTTTGAGAAGATGAAAGCCACAGAAGTAAGTACCGAATTTAATATTCCAGATGGTAGGGTAGAATTACTTACTGGCCCCGTTGGCCAATTTACCGCGGATAATCCGGAAGTAGGTAAGTCGACCGATGCCCCTACGATCTTTGCGAAAAGATTTGCGAATAAGTGGGCACCTAAGAAATCATTCTATGGTGTTGTAAAAGTTGCGGAAGATGGTTCTACTGAAGCATTTACTACTAATTTCGAGGATGTCACTGACCCTGATGCCGGTTCGGATCAATTTGATACCTTTACTTCTGATGAGTACCTTGATGAGATCGTGAGCACAGTTGCGTCACGCGGTATGGAATATTCTCAGAAGTTGGTAAATGGTAAGACTGCTCAGTTAGAAGGAATTACTCCTGGTAAGACTGAGAAAGTTAATCCGTTGTATGATACAGCTGAAGGGGATAAAGACTCGAATACGGCCAGACCGGGTACGCGACCAGATCCGAAAGATGGTCATGGTAAGGGTGCTGAAGGTAGTGATAAAGCTTATTACGCCAAAGCCTATGGGGATCCTGGCTATGCCCAGGACTTGGTAACTGCGAATAAGAAGATCGCTTCCTTGGCTCAAGAGAATATGGATCTGAAGGCAGAGAAGCAATCCGATATTATTGCTAAACAAGCACTACATTTGGCGCGTGTTTCTGCGTCTCGTGGAGTTATTCCGTTTACTCTTGCCGATATCCAGAAGCAGGCCACAGAATATGTGCAGTATGATGAAGCAAGTCTTCGTGCAGTTAAGTCGCATTTAGAGAAACTTCCCGTTCATAACCAGCGAGCACTTGAAGCTTATCAGATTCCAGAAGCGGAAGATATGAGTTATGGTGTGGTGCACAATTCTTTAGACGCAGTAGAGAAGATTCGGATAGATGGCAGCGATGCTGAAGACGTTGCTCCTGAAGGTATTCAACCTGCAGTTAAGAATAATGCACAATTAACCGCTGAGCAACAGGCCCGAATTTCGAAACAGGCTAGAACTGCTGAAGTTGTGCCCCAACTTCATGCAAATTCCGCCGTTGATACTGCTGCAGCAAGTGTGGATGTTGCTAAATTGTTCACAAGTAATATTGAAAATCAGTTAGCTAAAGTGGGTAAGTTAGATGAAGCTATAGCTAAAGGCTGGATCCGGTCTAACCGGAGACGATAGTTCACGTTTCACGTTTAACGCTATTTTGGAGGTCATTAATTAATGGCAGGACAAATTAAACTTAAGGGATACTTTGGTATCAAGCAGACATTCAACGTCGCGTCTGCTGCTATTGGAGGTACCCCTTATAACAGCAACCAGGCTCCGACTGGTACGTGGTATGCAGGAAATCTATTTGTGCTTTCTACTGCAGGGACAGACGTAGGCAACGGTGTTGCCCCGTATGTTTCGCTCTGCTCCACGTCCGGTAGTGCTATTATGGGTGTTGCTTTGGAAAACTCGGCAGACTATACCTCAGCTGTTTCAGGTATGTCACAACCGAGTGGTTCGAAAGTTACTCTCTTACATGGTCACAGTGAGTTTGAAATCATTCACGGTACTGCTACCAAGACTTATGAGCAGGGCACTACTCTGGGTAATATGGAAAGCGCTAGTCTTATGGATCTGTTGTATGCAAGTGCAGCGGGTAAGTGGACTAATCTAGTCTCACACGCTGCAAGCGGTGTAGATGCTCCTCCTATTCCTCTTGGTTTTGTCACTCGCGTACCATCAGCCGGAAACTCTTATACTTTAGGCGTTGTCCTGTTTGGATAACCTAGGAGGTATTACTTATTATGCATAAGCAAGCTAGTTCTTACCCTCCGGGGTTCCAAAAGACCGCACCTAATGCAGGTTTTGGCGGTGTAGAGAAGACTGCTGATTTCTCTACCACTGATCCTTACACTCAATATACAGATGCGAGTGAAGCTGATCAGATTTTTACGCTTCTACAAACAGAAGCGGGTCGTCAAGCTCTTGGAGCTCAGATGGCTATTCCTATTCGTACCCAGTTGGATTACCAGGGCATGGCGCGTAGATTTTTCGAGATCGACGTTCTTGGTCAAGGTCAGATAGCTAGGTATGATCGCGACATTACTGCTTTTGCTTCTACGGTGACTAAGAAGGGCGAATCAGTCCAGTTTATCGTTGAAGGCGAATATGTCGAGCCGATTACGTGGGAAATTTTCGCACCCGCGGCAATTAGGTTGAAAGAAATCCAGCAACGTCGTTTCAATGTCCTTGATCGTATGCAGGAGCGGATTCGTATCGCTGTGCAGGTTGAAGAGGATACTCAGTTCTTGGCACTGACTGAAACTACTGTTGCCGCGAACGTTTCGAATAACCCTATCGTTACTTCCACTGGTGGTTGTTCCAAGGATTTCATGAATCAGCTTTCCGCTACTGTCATGAAATGGGATTTACCGGCGTATGCGTATTTGATGAATTTTGTCTCGTATTCTCATTTACGTTCGTGGGTGAACACTGATGTGGATCCTGTAACCCAGCGTGAAATCTGGCAGACAGGCCTGGTTGGATCTTTGTGGGGAATCGATATAATCGTTTCTCGTTTGGTCCCGAATAACTGGGTTTACTGTTATTCAGAGCCGCGGTTCACTGGTGTGTTACCTATTCGTACTGATCTTATCCTGCTTCCGGACGACACCCCGAAAGAAGCACTGATCGGCTATGTCGGTTATGAAGAGCTCGGTATGCTGTTGGTTAACGCTAATTCGGTTGCGAGAGGTACATTCTCTGGATTCCCGTCCTAAGCTAGGATAATATTCATAGAATGTTTTATAATTGTGGAGGGGGAATAACTTCCCCCTCCATAAAAGATGATAAAAGGACGGTTGCGATAAATGTCTCAAGACGCAAAAGCGCAGATTGATAAAGTTATGAATCGTCTTCGTGCGCAATTATTTAATACTATTGAACAAATGGGTTTGGATGATGCACAATGTAAGGCGTATAAACAGACAATTAGGGATATAACGTCAGATGCTTGGAATAGTGTAACAACTATTATAGAAGACCTTGAAAAGTTAGAGGAGTAATTAAGATGTCAGAGCAAGAAAAGTTAACAGAGCCAGAAAAGTTAGAGGATGTTATTGTAGTCGCTCAGGATGGGTATTCCGTATTATTAGATATTGATAAGGATACACTTGCTATCAATTGTCATGAGAGCGTAAATTTAAGTAATCGATATACTGCGGAAGTTATTTTAAAATGTTCCAGTCTTGCAACACATTTAAAAGCAGGCAATTTGGTGAGGTGTACAGAGGATGCAGAGTTTTCTGTAGATGCAGCGGCACCTGTGACGGTTCCGCAGTTAAAACTTGAATCCGCGTCACATATTCTATCCCAATATGATCAAGCATCTCGTGATTCTACCCGTACACACACCGAATTAGAAACTCAGGCAAACATTACTGCAGCAACACGTAAAAATATTCAAGAACAGGTTAATTCAAGTAGACTTGCGATCCAGGCTACAGATAATAAATTTTTAAATAAACGTACTGCGGCTGCAAAGGTCGAAGCTGAAATGGATGTTACACCTAAAATGCGTGAAACTTCAATGGATTCTTCCGAATTGCTGCTGAAGGTTAGTATGGACATTAGCCCTGAAGCGTTTACTGAAAAACAACAACAAGATAGAGAACGCCTCGAGGCTGCTGAAGACGCTAATGAAGCTGTGGCTCAGAAAGAAATTGCAAAGCAAGAAGCTGCAGAAGCAGCAGAACGCGGTTAATGAAGGAGATTAGACAATGGCCGTAACGGTTACATGGGTTGAATTTAACGGGACTGCAGCAGCAGCGGGCCAAGGTACGGGATTGGCTACTAATCTTAATTTCGGCTCTGCTGATAGTATTGATTTGACTACGGCGGGTAATCCCATTGCGGCAGGCTCAAACAGTTACGCAAAATACTGGAAGGCGCAATGGTCTGGTTCGTTTTCTACAGTATCTAATGCGAAGTTGTATAAATCTGCCGGAGATTACATCACTGGAGAGTCAGTCATATTTTCCGGCGCTTATGCGAAATCTGGTGCGCCTTCTCAGACGTCATTGCCGGCTGTTAGCACACATGCTGTTCCTGTAATTCCTGTAGCTCTTCCAGGTAGTAATAATGTTGGCCTTCCTAATTACACGGACGGCACTTTAACATTGGCTGCGTATGTGAGTTCTCCAGGATATGCTTCAGGAGCACGGACTTCGATGATGTCGTTCCAGTTACAAACGACTTCGAGTATTGCAGCGGGGCCCGTAAATCAAAAGACAGTTTCGTTGACTTACGATCGCACCTGAGGATAGAGTATGAATACATACTATGTTTATATGTATTTTGATCTTGATAATGTTCCTTTTTATGTAGGAAAAGGGAGAGGGGCCAGATTTCGTGTTCTAAGTCATTTAGGGGCGGGGACTACGAATCGGTTATTGAAAAATAAGATCCGTAAAATAGGTAAGGATAACGTTGAAGTTGTTTTTATTCATAAAAATCTTACTGAAATAGAAGCGTTTCACTACGAAAAGTATTGGATTAAGTATCATGGACGTAGAGATTTAGGTACTGGGTCACTTTGCAATCTTACTGATGGGGGAGAAGGAACAAGTGGTTATAGGCATTCTGCTGAAACTAAAAAGAAACTCAGTGAAATGAATAAAGGGAATATACATACTAAAGAAGCTAAGTGGAAAATTGGCGAGTGGTCTAAAAGTTTTGTAAGAACTGTAGAACACTGTTCTAAAATGCGTGCTGCGCAAAAAGGTATTCCTCGTCCACAGATTGCAGGAGAGAATCACGGAATGTATGGAAAATCTCATTCTATTGCAACGAAACTTAAAATAGGTAAAAGCCGTAAGGGTAAATGTATTGGTGAAGGGCATTCTAATTCTAAATTGACTAAAGGGGATGTTTTTAAAATCCGTGCAATGTTTAATTTACCCAATTATGACCGAAGAACCACTGCAAAAGTATTTGGAGTTAGCCCAACAGTAATTACTAATGTAGTTAAACGGAAAACTTGGATACATATTTAGGACTTAACTTTAATATAAGTTGATTGTTATGGATAGTAATACAATACTAACCACCAATAAATTAGATGTGGAAGTGGATACAACCAGTTTCACGTCTACTTTTATAGTAGAAAAGGAAAGTAGATAATGTGGCAAGCAAAGTTTTGTAATGGTGAAATTCTTGACGGCTATGATGGTAAAGGCAATGAAGTATTATTTTGCAAGGTGTTGGATCGATTAAATGATTTAGAGAGTTTATCGATAATCTTGGGAACGAAAAAGTACACTGTATATATGTCAAACGGTAAATTCTCTACGCAAGTCGATAATAGTGATTTAACCCATTTTTCCGCGTGTACTGCAGATGTTGGTGAATTGACTAATATTCGACCTATCTATTTTATTAGAGAAACCGTGAAATTTGGTCTTTCGCCCCGTGCAGATATTTTGTCTAAGGGTGGACCCACTGTGAATTTTACTGCGCTTGGTTTTCAAGCAAATTTGAATGGCCGCAACATAAAGAGATATTTAGCAATTCTTCCTAATGGGGAGTACGCAATACGGGATGAATAAGCATGCAGATTATATATCGCGACCAGTCTGAGCGGGTTTGGACCGAATTTAAGGACGAAAATGGTGATGCTGTAACACCTGATGGCGATGTTTATGTAACTATCCAGTATCAAACAGGCGGCACACTTGTTGCTAACGGTACAGCCTCTGGCGCTGGCGACGGTAAATATTGGTATGAAATTAGTCCAAATTCCACATGGTCTTATGGATATTATGGTACTTGGTGGCGTTCTGATACATTAGGTCTTGAAGCTACTCAAGATATTCCTAATGTATTTAAACTTGAAGATCGTAGAGAATCTATTGTTAAAGCTGTGATGTCAGAACGTTTACGGTCCTCATTATATATGCACGCCGATATGGGGGGTTTTGCAAATAAATTTCCGCGAGATCGAGAAATTCTCGATTTCTTGCAAGATGGATTGAATTGGTGGAATGCTTATCCACCTGCAATCACTTATCATACTTTTGTTGATGTCCCTACACCATATTATGCAATTATTGAACAGGGTGCGCTTATAAACGGGCTTACCGCATTAGGGATCTATGAGGCAGGAAAGCATTTTATATATAATGATAATGGTATATCACTGACACGTGATAGAAGTGCAAAGTATTCTGGAATCTTTAGTGCAATGATGCAAAAATATGCCACAGATTTAAAGGCAATGCGTATGAAATATGCATTAGATCACGTTAATGTTCGTGGAATGTTTAGTTCAACCACCGGTTTTCCGAGGTCACTTTCCAGGGCCCTCAGAGGAACGTCGAAGTTCGCATAGGGCTGTCATAATTTATGGTAGACATCATACTGTAGAGGCTAAACAGAAAATGTCTAAAAATGCTCAAGGGCGTAAACATTCTGATGAAACTAAGCAGAAAATGAGTCAAGCAAATAAAGGGCGAATTCCTTGGAATAAGGGTAAACCTGCTTGGAATAAAGGTAAGAAAATGTCTCATGCTTAATTTTAGAAAAGGAAAAGTATTGAATATGCGTAAAAAGAAAGTTTCTCAATATGAAGATTATCAAGATATCCCATACCTCGATTTAGGGGGAGGTGCTTCATACGGCCGTCCTGAAAATGCTCCCGAGGACGGTTATGTATCTATAGATATTGATTCTGAAGAAGCGGGACCGGATATAGTACATGATCTTAATGAAGGCATCCCATTACCTGACAATTCTGTTACTGGGCGTATACGGTTAGGTAATATGGTTTACCAATTGGACGATCCGATTGCAATTGCACGCGAAGTAATTAGAGTTACTTCACCTGGAGGTGAGGTAGAATATGAAGAGACCGAACCCATTGATTTTGCTAAACCTTCCTATGATGAGAGTGTGATGAATACCTATAATGGAGTTTCGATGCCCTTTTTACAATATTTGCAAGCAAATGGTTTTGAATTGATATCAAAAGAAGTTGTCCCGGATATGGTATATCCTGAAGAAAATATTCAAAGTGTTCGACATGTATTAAGGTACACTCAATAATGTCACCTATTGTTAATAGTGGAAATCCTTTAGGTAGTGGCGAAGAATTATTTCGGGAATGTGAACTTGGCTTGGATAAAGAAGTCGAGGACTACATGCTCGAATCGCACACCCTGCAAATACGTGTAGGGGGTGAGCCGTTCTTCTTGTTTCATCGCGTAGACCAAGGGGAATTCCGTAGTAAATCTATTACCTCGTGGGATACTACCTCAACTCAGTACTCTGCGTATATTTGGCAACCTGGTGATGGCGAAGACGTTCACCCTAATTCGCGTACTCAGTCCGATGTATTTAGATTGTTTAATGACGCGACTGAACTTACTCGAGTATTCGATAAAGATTCCATAGTATACGATACTGAATACTCTTTAGAGATTCTTGTCGGTACCTCTGCGGCGACTGCAGGCGCAGTTAAGGTGTGGTTCAATGAAGATTATACTCCGGGCGATGTATCCTATTCATACCGAAATATTTGTTCTTGTGTAGATAGGTCTACCGGATTTGCGAATAGGGAATGTTCCCTTTGTAGGGGTACGAGTTATCCTGCTGCCTTTGAGCAATATACTACTTCTGCTACCAAATATAACCCTACCGATACTGTATTGGTTAGAGTACCTATGGCGCCGGAAGAGTATCCCGCGGAACAGATTGGTAGGGTTAAGCGGCGTGACTTACGTCATTGGATTGCGTCTATTCCTTATGTAGAAAATTATGATTTAATCATTGGAACTATGGGAAGAAATACTGGTGTAATTTGGGAAATTGTCAATAAGAGTGATAGTCGTTGGCGCGGGATAATAATGCATCAAGAATTTGAAACTGTACGAATTGAGGAAAGTGATGTTAGATATCTTCTTGCGCCAGATGTAGTTAAACGTACGTATACGGATACCGTTACCTTAACCTCAAATGCGACTATTTCCGCATAGGTAGAAGAATGCAATATCAACAACCACGCGGAATTAAACAGAACTTTACAGCGTTCATTAATAAAATTTTTACGTTGAATACTGGATGGGAAAATACGGGTGTAGAAGTTATATCCTTATCCGGAGAAAATTCTCCTGATGCCTTTGAACAGTATCCGTGGGATGCTGAAAATTATCCAGTAATTGTATTGTTTTCGGAAGGTACAACTGACGATCATTGGGCAATTGATAGTAGAATTGGACATTATTGGGATACTTTGCAAATTGGCTCAAGGCCCCGTGCATCCATAGATCTTTCAACTGATACATTAGTCGCATTTGGCGTGAAGACTGAGACATATACTATGCCTGTTCGTTCTGTGGATTTGGCATTAAAATATATTGGACCGTATGAAAATGACATTATCGTTCGTTTATGGGATGTTTCTGGTGGTGAGCCTGATAACATTTTAGCGAGTGGAAGTATTGCGGGTAAAGAGTTTCATGTAGATGAGTGGGCAACTACTTCTTTGACACCTTTAATCACTCTTGCGGCAGACACCAATTATTTTGTATCTGCCCACACCAGTGGTTCGGTTGGCGCGTCGTATAGCATGTTACTCGATAGTTCTCCTTCTACGGATATTACCCCCTTTATTAAGCTTTTCACGGGATCTGCTGGAAGTTGGACAGAAGTTAATGATAATACTGCGTATGCCCGAGTAAATGGGCCAGTATCTTATCGAGTAGGCGGGGGTTTAGATGGGACCATTCGAGTTTTCATAGAATCTAAAGATTTGGCGACTACTCAAAAAATTGCTGAGCTTCTTTTTGTGTATTTTCATTTAGCAAAACATTCAAATCCCCAACGTAAAGCTAAAATGGGCACAAGTGCGAATGAAACTGGAATGGACTACGACTTCGTAAGTGACCTAACTGACGAAGGGATCTATATTATAGATGTAGGTAAAGGTCCCGAATCTGTACGTGTACGTGGGGCGGATCGATTATTCTCAATCGATTTAACCTTATCGGTGTATAGTAGTTGGGTAGAAGACTTTATCTTACCAGTACTTGAGGAAATAAATACGGATGGCCTTACAAGTTACTAATTTTGTGAGAATAAATAGGTTGTATAATAGAATAATGGAGGGCGTAAGTAATGGCTTACACACCACCTTCGGTTAATGTTACCAGTATTGCAAATAATCGGATAATCAATATTTCGGAAGATGCACGAATTCCCTGCATTGTTGCAAGTGGACCATCTTCTCGTGTTATTACTGATTATCCAATTGTGCGCGGTGCATACAGTGCTACCAAGCCAGGTAGTTTTGATTTACTACCTAATAGTGGTAGTGCAGGAGACATTTCTAATTTAACTTCTTCACCTTATCCTGGCGCAGGTGCAGGATACTCTTCATGGGCGAATTATTATGACTCATCTGGTTCCGGCGGAGCAATTTATTGGGGTACGAATTCTACCGCAGGTAGTACTGGTCCTCGTGTAGGTGAAACATATTATGTTTCGTATACCTATCCTGTACCATCTACGCAATATGATCCAACGATATTTGTAGATTCTAACGATGTTAAAGCTTTTTATGGAAGCGAATCGACTTCTACAGGTAAGATGACTATCGGTGCCGCGATGGCGCTTGAAAATGGTGCACCTGCAGTTATGTGTGTCCAGGTTTCAGGTAATCCTGCGACCCCGTCAAATTGGACAACTGCGTTAAATAAGTTGAAGAAAAAATCTACTGTTGCGTACGTTGTTCCGATTGCCAGTGGTTCTGCAATTCAGAATAATGTGATTGCGCACTGTTTACAGGAATCTAATCCAGATATTGGACATGAACGTGAATGTATAATCGGTGCGCTTAATAGTACTTATACTGTACAGAATTTTGTAGATAAGGCTGATGCGCACGATAATAAGCGGGTTATTTTGATGGCTCCTGCCGCAACGGTTACTCGAACATCTCCTGCAGGAACCGCCCTTACTTTAGGTGGTGAATATATTGCCGCGGCAATGTCAGGTTTAATTACTGGGCAAGATAAGCTTATCCGCCCTGTAACAGGTAAACAGATTGTAGGTTTCGTAATTCCTGATGATCAGTATGAACCCTATGAGATGAATCGTATGGGGAATGAAGGAGTTTGTGTAATTTATGCAAAATCTGGAGTTAATAAAGTACGTCATGCTATTACTACGGATACTTCAACTGCGGATAATAGAGAAATTTCTGTAGTTGCTGCTGATGATTTGGTACGTAGAATTACTCGCGATAAGTTAGATGAGGCTTATATTGGTAAAGGAATTGTAATTAGTGAAGGTACTCCTGCAGCCGTCGCTGCTACGGTTGCTGCAATTTGGCAGTCATTGGTACGTGATGGTTTAATTGCTGCTTATGGTACTCGAAATGATCCTACTACGGGTGAGGTTGCGATTACCGCGGCACAGGACACTGCTGAACCTACGAGAATTAATGTAACGGGTTCGGTTAAGTTCTTGTATCCTTTGAATTATATTAATGTTTCTTTCTACATTTACGTATAAGTTGAAATTTAGGATAAGTCTAATAGGAGATAACTATGGCAAGATTACCGCAAACACGGGCAGAGGTATTTTATTCGTACGAAATACAGGTAAATAACATTCCTGTAGGTACGCTTAAAACCTTCACCCCTAAGCAATCTCGCACACATGAACATGTTCGAGAGATTGCTACCAATGGGGGTGAAATCACTGAGATTGTTCCAGGTGTACCTACGTATCAGGTCACCTTGAATAAGGTACGTTTATATGAAGATACATTGTTAGATTATTTTGGAATCGTTTCTCAAGATATTCAAAAGCAGGTCCAATCTATTAATGTGATCGAAACTGTTTGGAAACCTACGAATGTTCAAAACAATCAGGTAACTGGTCCCGCTCTTGCGGATTCTGCAGGTACTAGATTACGTACTCTTACGTATGAAGATTGTTGGATTACTGAATGGGGAAAATCTATTTCATCGGATGGACTTTTAATTATTGAAGATATGTCCGTACAGTGTACGAGAGTAGTTTAGTTACTGATTGTTTCGTAAATTGAGTGGAGATGCGTAATGAGTATGTTAGAGCAATTAGGGGTGCAGACTTGTGGACTTAGTCAGACACTGGCCCCATTTGAGAAATGGCAAGGTAGCCCGGTCCAATCATGGACTGTAGAGATGCGATTATTGACGATGGGCGACCTCGTAGAGGTCGCTCGTCTTACTGGAAATGTTGCTGCCTTAGAATTATCTTACCTGACTAAAGTACACCTTTTGGCAAAATGCGTTACCATGATTAACGGTAAAGAGGTGGTTACTTCCGAAGAGTTGGAGGAGTATAATAAAGACCATAATCTTGCGGGGAATAATACGATTTCTCTGTTTGATTATAAAGTTTTGTTTGTGAAGAAGCTAAGTGAGGCAGTTGTCACTCGTCTAACATTCATGTATGACGAAATGGTAAATCAATATATAGCGGCATTGTTAGGTAAGAGTGTTATACCTCCTGAGTTGGATGCTACGAAGTTTGATGATTCTCCAAATAATGACGACGAGCAGGTATCTGATGGCTCCGATAGTTCTTCAACAACTCCGTAAGGCTATAATTTATGGGGAATTTCCTTCTAAAGCAGTAAATGTGCAAGGGATTCCTTTCATCTTTACTTTTACTGATCAGGCGTTTTCTTCGCGTGCTACTTTGCCTGAATATGTTGAATTTTTTTCAAGAACAGTTATGTGTAGGGTACGTAATCGTATTATACCTATTACTGATCTTCCTGGGCTATATTTTGGATCTATTCATAGTGCGTATGGCCAATTTCACTCTGCTATCATTGATGAGTTATCCGCGGCGTTACCAGAATTTACTGAACTCAATGAGTCTATAGGATTATGGGAAGTATATAAACACTGTGATCCTTCTCATGTACTATCCCTACATGATGGAAAATTGAATTGGATACAACAACAGTGGATTCTTCGTAATTCTATGACTGATGCAAATGCGGATATAAAATTGATTGCAGATGTTTTTGACGCCGCAAAACCTTGGTTAGATAGGGAATTGTTCTTTCACGTTCAGGAACAGTCTGAAAATACTCGTGAAAATGTTTTCTTTGATGATGAGGAACAAGACACCATTCTGCGGCAAAAAGCAGCGGATGCGGTTAAACTTGCGCGCAGTAAAGAGAGTGGCATTGAAGGTACTGACGACATTGTTGTTATTGAGGAGAACGCGTAGTGCAAGAACCTAATCCTTTTGGGGGCACTAAGAATCAACAGTCCAGCGATAACCTTATGCAAGGCGCCGCTGCGAATATTGGTGATCCTAAAAAACTTAAGCTATATATAAAAGCACTTAAAAAGTTACAGAAGGGTCTCAAAGAGGAGAGTGTTCAGTATAAGGCGCTTGCGAAAGATGCGAAGAAATTAGAAGGCGTCGTTAAACAGTTAGCTATTGGTAAATCTAATCTTACTAAGGCAGCCGAGTCGTTAACGACGCAATTAGGTGAAGGTGGGGTTGGTGGGGGCATTACTAAATTTAGTTCTGCCGCGGTCAACGCATCTACGTCCGTAAATCAGTTAGATGGAACAATGACAGTTTTTGGTAAGACTACCAGTATGTCTGCGTCAAGTTTTGCTGGTTGGACTGCGGCAATTCAATTAGCGATTGCTGCAGTAATTAAGTTCGCTGCTGTGATAGATGAAGCCCAGGTTAAACAGGCTAATTTACAGCGATCTTTTGGTGCGGGTAATGTTTCAATTCGTGAATCTTTTAATACGTTGACGACTGGTTGGAAAACTGCTGGTGAGGCGGGTGCAAAAGCTGCACCATTATTAAATGCTGCACTTAGAGCAGCTCGGGGCCACGGCGGCGGCGACGTGATGCGGGAAATGGGAGGTACGGGCGGACAGAATTTTGCTGACTTAGTTAAGTATGATGTTGCGTTTCCTGTAGACCTTTCTGACAAAATTCGTGACCTCTCCGAAACGTTCAATATTCGTACTGCTGGGGGAATGAATACTCAAATTGAGAGTTTATTAGATACGATTTTGAAAAGTGGTTTACCTATGGAGAGATACAGTGAGCAGATTTTTGCATTAGGTAAACAGTTTGCGGATGTTGGAGTTAATGCAATGGATACTGGTGCGGTTCTTGGAGTATTTTCTGACCGGGTCAATAATTCATACATGACTATGGGCCTTGCAATGAAAATGGGTCAAGCGAGTTTATCTCAACAAACTACTGCCGGAGGTTTTCAGGGTAGAGTACTTACTGCTGCTTTTGCACAAGAAATGGAGGGCAGTATGGACACCAACACTGTCCAGGCATTGGATGCCGCAGCAAGTAAAGTACATGGACAGAATACAAAGTTTAGCGATCTTAGTGCATATGAGGCATCTAATGTTTTAGCTGATCGGGATGCGGTAACGCCTCCGTTATATATGAAAGCAATGGAAGGCGTTTATCAGAAACTTATGCAGATTGAAGGTACTTCTGGTCCGGGTGCTGCAGGGCAAGCCTCACAGGCGATGGGAATGCCGGAGTGGCAAGAATTTAAAAAGGCGGGCCCATCACTTGCTAAAGGTGAATTGTCTTATGAAGCGTTTCAAGAAATGACAATGACTTCTGATGAGCGGATGTTACAGGCGGCTAAAACGATGGAAAGTGCTGCAGATAAGCATAAGCTTATTTCTGAACACGCTGATAATGTTGCTGAGTTGAATAAACAGTGGTATAGTGATTTTTCCGCATTTTGGACGAATATATTGGGCGCAGTTGTTGAAGTATTGGGTGGAGGCGCGGACATATTTGAGTATGTACAAGATGTTGCTGGAGCGGGAGTGCCTATGCTCCTTCGTAACGATGCAGTAAATCAGGGAATGGATCGACTGATGGGTACAGGTGAATACTCACCCGAGGAAATGGAACGTAAACAAAAGTATACTGATGCACACGGTGGCGTATCTCTGGACATGTTGTCGAAATATGTTGATAGCGGTAGAATGGATGCAGGTTTAGCTATGGAAGTGGGCCCCGATGTTGATTTAGAAATTGCAAAGAATACACATGTTGGTATTACGTTCCACGTTACAAATAATCCAGGCAGTGAAACTGTTGCGGGCACAAGCGCTCATACCGCGGTCGGGCCAATGGGCCAACGGAATTAGGAGAGAGAAATGCAAAGTAAAAAGGAAAAACTCAAGTTTTATAAGTTGCCTACTCCTCCTTCGTATACTACTGATACTCCCGCGATAAGTGTTCGTGGATATCGTAATATATATCCAGAATATTCTCAGTATTACGATAAAAATATTGAAGATGCTAATCTTCCAGATGGCTCTGCCCCGTGGCTTGGGCCTTCTCCTCAAGAGTTTTTAGGTGATGTGAATCAGTCACAAGCAGATTTTGTAGTTGATGGGATATTCACTGCGTATAATCGTGTATCTAATGATTTATCTGCACTTTCTTCTAAACTATATCTTTTAGAATATACCAGTACAGGAGCTTTTGGCGTACCTTACGATGATTATCCTTCAACGGATCCCGCAAATAGGAAGCCATATATCGATGCCATTGCAGAACAAGACGCCACTATGCAAAAGATCACTCTTTATGTGAATCCTACATCTATTGATGTGCGTAAAAAGAAATTTTTCCAAAAAATTCGTACCCGTGCTGGATGGGCATTTCAACATTGGGGTCCAGATATAGGAGAAATTCAATTAACTGGTACTACTGGAAATATTACACCTGAGCCAAAAATTCAATTGGGATCTATTTTTGGGTTACCTATTATACCAAAAGTCGTAGAAGCGGCGCCTACGGAATTAAACTCTCCCGCTCTTCGCGCGTTCCGCGTATTAGAGAGATGGTATGATGAAGATCAAAATGATCAGTCGCAGAGTTCTGGCGTAGGCCAATTAACTGCCCTTGAATTCCGTGATCGTATTTATGTCGGGCATTTTGCAGAGTTTAGTTTTAATGAAAAAGGTACACATCCTTTTCAATTGTTTTATCAATTGAAATTTTTGATACATTACGATGCCGGCGCATTATCTGAAGCGACGACACGTTCCGCGAATCAAGTTATTCGGAATGATGATACTCTTCGGAAAATTTTGGCACTACGTAACGCACAAGCAGAGAGTAATTTAGGTAATGAGTAAAGCGACCCAACATATTGATGACCAGTCTATACAGAATTTCTATCCTGAAGCTCTTTTGATATTCATTTCAATAGACTCAAACGGTGATCCTATTCGTAGCCTAAATAGTGCATTTACTACTATTCCCGATATTAGTGATATTACTGCGTTACAACTTTCCCTCGGAAGTACTGGAAAAATTGGTCAATTTAATGTTTCGCTAACTAACACAAATAATAAGTATTTTGTTTCTGACGATATGGTGGCAGAAATTTCAAATTTGAAGTCTGGCGTAGCTGGAAGGTTTACGAGTTCCGTCGATGGTAAAAAGGTTGAGATTGCCGACGCGGCCGCTACGCCCACTTGGGAGAATGCACAAGATTTTTTGAATACTGAAGTAATTCAACGTGTGCGCCATCATCCTTCTTCCGAAGAGAGTGATGGTTTAATGAGCATATTATATACTGATGGTACTGACTATAAATACAAATTGTATCCGAAAGATGCTAATAGTGCGGGTGCTGCAAAAGTTTCCGATACCCAGGGTAAGGAGTCTGATGCGGAACGTTTTAATAAGAATATTCAGACGCTTAGTGCTACAGAGGTTAAGGAGTTATTGAAGAATGTAGAAAAACAATCTGCGTTTTTTGAAAAATATGGCGGACAATTAGAAAATGGTCGTTGTGTTTTTATGCCGATGCAGTTGATGGTTTGTTTATTGACCCGTCGCTTTAAGTCTAAAAATGATCCCGATGATATGATTGTTGCGTTTACCGGTTTTGTAGATAGTGTTAGTGACGAATTCGATGGTAAGACAAATATGCTACGGATCCAGGGTTCAGACGTTTCAAAAATTATGAACGTTACTCAGGCTAATGTAAATCCGTCGCTTTTTGAATCCGGCCTTCCTGAAGGTGGCCAATATAAGATATGGCAAAATAGATTTTCCGGGCAACAGGGCTGGGAGATCATTAAGACTCTTGTATTGGGCGGTGATGATGCAGAAAACCTTAATGTTTATGGTACGGGACATTTTGTATATAACGCGGAATATGATCCAAGTAACAGTGTTGATGGTAAAACTGTAGAAAAGCAAGCAGTAATTTCTGGGTTAAAATTTCAGGCAGGTGACTGGCTTCCATCGGGGTCTGCTGGAGATAAACTAGACAATTTGTTCTTTTCTCCGGGTCGTGTGCATATTCAAGTTTTACCGTTTGACGTTGCTGCAAAGGGACTGCGGGATTTATCTGTATATAAAACAATTTTTGGTGCATCTTTTCAAAACTGGCAAAATGAATATCGCAGTCATCTTGAAATCGCTAACGAAGTTGCGCAGTTATCGAATTATGAGTTTTATGCTGATCAGTTTGGGGATCTTTGGTATCACCAACCCCGTTTCGATAATTACCATATTTTGACGCATCCTGATCCTGAAATATATATTATTCGCGAAGATGATATGATATCACATCAATTTACCGAAAGCGATAAGGATGTCGTAACCAGTGTCTATGTTGCAGGACAACCAAATTATGTAGAAAATGCACCACAAATTTTAAAAATGACTGGGTTTTACGAGGATAATAGTTTGTTGCGGAAGTACGGTAGAAGAATGCTTAGTATAAGTCATCCTTATATTACTCAAGCTAAAGACTGTTTCTATTTCGCGAAATCTTGGATGACTCGTGTCAATTCTGCGCGGTTCGTTGGTTCGGTTACTATTCTCGGTAGACCGGAATTGCGTGTACATATGCCCATATATATTCCAATGCGTAATATGGTGTATTACATTACTGAGATTAGCCATAAATTTACGTATGGGCAGACGTTTACAACTACTTTACAGTTAAAGTATGGTCGAAAACCTTGGGAAATTTTACCTGAAATTTTAGATTATAGTATTCCCGGAAAAATGTCCGCAGACGCCTTAAATGCAGATCCAGGAAATATTGCAACTAAAACTACGTCAAAACAAGAAATACTTGGGTCACCTGCAAGGCCCCACCAATCGGATAATATATAATGTTATCATTTAATTCACGAGATTATTCTACGCATTCTGCGCCACGTCCTGCGCCTTCCGCGTTTTTACGCCCTGCGGTCGTTATTAGTACGAACGCCGATAAGGGTACAGTTAATATTGAATGGTTAGATCATCCAGGTACTCGTCAGGATGTTTTATTGACTCCCTCAGGTCAAGGTATTTTTGAATTGCCTACATTAGGAAGTACCGTATTGGTAGGGTTTGGTGTAGGTTTTGATGCATATATTTTAGCATACGTACCCGTAGGTTATAGAGATTTAGTTGGTACGCCGCGAGGAACAGGTGAGGAGATCACCGCTGATTTAAAGCAACTTAAAGTCGGCGAAAAGATGTTAGTATCTTATGTGGATAACACCGAAGAAAGTCAAAGTAATCAATTTTCTCGTCCTTCCACTACTGGTACGCATTTACATATGTCGAATACCGGAGACGTATTAATAAAATCTGCAGACGGTGATTATTGGCAATTGGTCAGGGACAATAATATAATTGTACAGAATTCTATGAATTATCGTGCAATTACTGATGCAGGTACTTTAGATTTTGGTGTAGTTAAACGTGCTTCTACTATTTCTGATAAGCAATCAGAAGATATTATCGCAACCAGTGGTGCGCCCTTAGGTTCTGCTCTTCCTGGAGCGGCGGCAGAGGACGCACTTACAGAATTTCGTTTAAAGGTATTGGGTACTGCAGATGCAAATGATACTACTGAGCCGGCGATAGATGATCCGCTCATTGAATTTGTTTTAGGTACGAAAGTTTCGGATGACGGTGAAGTAGTGTTGACCGATGGGACACACGCAAAAGCCGCAAAAAAGATTATGATCCAACTTAAGACTAAGGCGGATCAAGGTTTTGAATTTACTGTAGATGAGGAAGGTAATCTTACTATCAATGTAAAAGGCGATGTAAAATTTGGAATTAGTGAAGGGAATCTGCAAGTAGATGTTGATGAAGGCAAGGAAGTTCTTTTAGGTGGCGATAGTGGGGAACCGATGCTTTTAGGCGAATCGTTTCAAAAAACATTTAATGATCTCGTTGATTATGTGAATAAGTTACATTATGCCAACGCCGCGAATGTACTCATGCCCCTGGTCACAGTGGCTCCCGTAGGTACTGCTATGAAATCTCAGAAAGATGATTTAGCCAAAAAGGTTAAGGGTGAATAGTTAATGACTTTGACCGAATTACAAAAGCTACTTGGACAGGAACTTTTTGCAGCGTTGAATGAGTCTACTACGATTGACCCCCGCAGAGATGCAAAAGGGGCAGGCGAGGAGCTGTGGCGACGGGCCGCGGGGCCTTTAGTCAGGCGATTATATTCAACTTTAACTACTAAAGGCGATCTCCATACTTTTGGTACTGCAAACACTCGATTAGGTGTTGGATCTAATGATTATGTGCTTACTGCTGACAGTAGTGAGGTTACTGGAATAAAGTGGGCTGCAGTTAGTATTGAGGGAGATGTTGGGACCCTTCAACAAGTGACAGATACGGGCCCATATACCAATCATGGCATCCAGGTAGATGCCTCAGGTTCTTATATGTACAATTTAGGAATCACTTCTGGTTCTATTGATATGTTTGGTAACCAGAAGATTATCCATCTTCCTACTCCTACTGCTGACTATGATGCTTCTACTAAAAAATATGTTGATGACGTATCTGGTTCAATTGGAGTAGATGTAAACAACCAGGTTTTAAACCTATACGACTATGTCGATGATAATATTGGTGCGAGTACTGATGATTTGGACGATGTCGCTAAACGTGGATCGCTTACTGATCACGGTATTCAAGTAGATGCTTCAGGTTCTGCTTTCTATAATTTAGGGATTACTTCTGGTTCTATTGATATGTTTAGTAACCAGAAAATCATCCACTTAGCTACTCCTACTGTGGGTGGCGATGCGGCTAATAAACTTTACGTAGATACTGTAAGTGGAAGTATTGGAGACGATCTCAATAATCAAGTCTCTAATGTAAGAGAATACGTAGATACTGTAAGTGGAAGTATTGGTACAGAGATCGCAGCTAACTATGCGTTCAAAGATGCTGTAGGCGGTGGATCGAGTTCTGATACTCTTGATGATGTCGTTACCCGTGGATCACTTACTGATCACGGTATTCAAGTAGATGCTTCAGGTTCGTTCTTCTATAACCTTGGAATAACCTCTGGCTCTATTGATATGTTCAGTAACCAGAAAATCATCCACTTAGCTACTCCTACTGCAGACTATGATGCCGCCACTAAACTTTACGTGGATACAGTATCGGGTTCAATTGGGGATGATCTTAATAACCAAGTCTCTAATGTCAGAGAATACGTTGATACTGTAAGTGGAAGTATTGGAGATGATCTCAATAATCAGATTCATAATACTCGAGAATACGTTGATACTGTAAGTGGAAGTATTGGTACAGAGATCGCAGCTAACTATGCGTTCAAAGATGCTGTAGGTGGAGGAACTCCGACATTTCAAGAAGTTACTGACGTTGGCGCAACTACTGACAATGATCTTACTATTGCTGGTCTACATATTAATTACCATAAAATTTACATAAATTATGACGGCCCGGATCGAGATTCGTATATCTATTTCTACGAGGACACAAACGTCGCCGGGGAATATTTAAAATGGGACAATGTGGCAGATCGATTTTATTTTTCAGATGGTTTATACACCAACGGGGACTCTATTATTAATGGTAGCCTTAGTTTAAATGGTAATAAGCTTACACTTCTTGATCCTCCAACTGTGGATACTGATGGGGCCACTAAACTTTACGTAGATACAGTAAGTGGAAGTATTGGCGATGACTTAAATAATCAAGTCTCTAATGTAAGAGAATACGTAGATACTGTAAGTGGAAGTATTGGAGACGATCTCAATAATCAAGTCTCTAACGTAAGAGAATACACCGACACTATAAGTGGAAGTATTGGTCTTGATCTCAATAACCAAGTCTCTAATGTAAGAGAGTATACTGACACCGTAAGTGGAAGTATTGGTACAGAGATTGCTGCTAATTACGCATTTAAAAGTACTACACTTGATCAGATTTGTTTAAATGATAATGTCTCTTCTGTAGCGATTTATGCTGACACTTTTAGAACAGATAGTTCAGCTACTTTGCAAGCAAGATTTAAATCTTCAAGCGATTCCCGTACAAGTTTAGAGATTTTGAATACTGGAGATGGTTATGCTAATATATACTTTGACGGAGTAGATGGCGATCTTGCTGGTGGCGACTATGCGAATTTTGGCCAATTAAATGATGGTACTTTTCAATTTCAGTTAGGTAATAGTGCGCCATCTTGGGCATTCGCGTTTAAAGATGATTCCGCCACCCATGTAACTGTCAACCGTACTGGAGACATACTTGATGTTAATGGTGATGCGTTAATTCAAGGTAAGTTAGCGTGTGATGATCCTTGGGATCCGCAAGATGCGGTCACTTTACATTACTTAGACATTTCTTTATCCGGTAGTACTGGGGAGAATACCTCTGCTACACTTGATGATATCTGCTTAAACGATAATGTTTCTTCTGTAGCTATTTATGCAGACACTTTTAGAACAGATAGTTCAGCCGCGTTACAAGCAAGATTCGAGTCTTCAAGCGATACTCGTACAAGTTTAGAGATTTTGAATACTGGCGATGGTTATGCTAATATATTCTTTGACGGAGTAGATGGTAATCTTTCTGGCGGCGATTACGCGAATTTTGGTCAACTTAATGATGGCACTTTTCAATTTCAGATAGGATCTAGTGCTCCGTCTTGGGCATTCGATTTTAAAGACGATACTACTACTCATATGACAGTCAATCGTACTGGAGACATACTTGATGTTAATGGTGATGCATTAATTCAAGGTAAGTTAACCGCTGCAACTATTGTACATATTACTCCTGGATCGGAACCTGCAAGTGGTGCTGAGGGTGACATATATATGGATAGTACTACCCATAAACTTCGCGTATATAATGGATCAACTTGGGATGACATGAACTAATGGCTACAATTACTGTTCCACAATTGCGAAAAATGTCTGATGAGATTGGGGTATCAACTTGTTTCATTAAAGCACTTGTTGGGCTATCTCGGCCTGCACGTATGGCATTGCGAATGCAGTTGAACAGAACAAAACGTACATTAATAGCACAATTGGCCACGTATGCATATAAAAAGCGCATAGCCTCACGGAAACAGGCGGAAATCCTTAAAGTATTCTCTTCTGCGGGCGCAATTCTTAGTCAACAGAAACGTGTCCTAAATTTATTGAATATTGGTCCAGAGTTCGCGGATTGTGTTGAAGTAGCTAAATTGCTTAAAACCTTATTATCTTTAGCAGGGGTTAAGGGCATATCTCTTGGTGGATATAGAGACGCGGAAAATATTGTGAATGGGTTAAATTTTGAAGCACAGCAATCCGCAAAATCTGTAGATTTTGCGGATAAAGCTGTTACTACTATTGAGGATAAAATTGATTCGGTTGATCAGTACATAAAAGTACTTGATGCAATTGATTCATTATAATCGGGGTAAGGATCCATGCCAACAGATACGACCACAATTGCTTCTGATGCATATGTTACTAATGATGTGCTCTCGGATGCTCGAATTATTTCACGGGCGCAGATTGAAAGTGAGTATACGGTACCCCGTAGAATTCAACCGACTATGAGGAATACTGATACTACTCCTCAGGCAGGTGGGCAAGATGATGGAGGCTTTAGAATATTCTAAAGGATTATTATGGCAAGTTATACTATTACTCTTACGTCAGATGCCTCGATCATTGATTCGCAAATATTTACCTATGCTTCGGTTGCTGATGCTACGGACAGCGTTACTACTAATTATACCGCGTTTGATGTTCAATTGAAGCATGTATGTAATCATAAATTGAGTGACGCGCAGTATACCTTAAGTAAATGTCCCCGCTGTTTAGGTAAGGGGTATTATTATGATATACAGTTTAATGCCGCGGGTAAAGTATTAGAAGTAAGCCTTGTAGATAAACTTGCGCAGACGTTAGAAAAATTTGTACTTACGGAAAGTAACGATTTTCATCCGGAAGTTGCGATTAATGTCGCACAGTGGTTAGGAGACTCTCCTATTTCTGAAATCAAAGCAGTCATTAAATTCGAACTATCTAAAAGTTTAATGGCGTTGATCAGTTCACAACGCGGCATACCCAATTTAGCGGGTGAGGCGCAAATTGCAAAAGTGAATAGTATCGATGTTTATGAGGATGTTTCAGATCCAGGGACATTGGACTACGGCGTAACGGTAACAACAATTTCAGGAGGCACCCGTACACTTACGGGCTCCGTCATATTTAGCGGTTAACGTTGATAAGTAGTATTTTGAGGGATATTTTATGGCAGTAATTAAGAGTTTTTTAAACGTTGTGAACGCAATGCGTAACTTTTTATATAGTGTACGTCCCAATGTTGATACTACTCCAGGAACGTTTACGCGTGACGTTGTTATTGATGCACCTGCGCGGGAAATTGAAAGTCTATACCTTGATTTAAATCGAACTGCAAATGCACAATCTCCTGATTTAGCAAGTACTTCCGATGTTGAACAGTTAGGTAGAAATTTTCAACTACTTCGTAGAGGCCCCCTTAAAACTACGGGCCTTGCATCGTTCTATTCTTTTGAGGCACCCGCAGAGACTATTACTATTCCTCGTGGTACGACTGTAGCGAGTAAGGCCACTCCTAATGGTACATCTCAACAATATGTGACCACGCAGGACGTTACTTTAGGCATTACCAGTTTCAATGGTTCGACTGGCCGATATGAAGTAGATGTTCAAGTTCGTGCACTCGTTGCGGGGGTAGATGGAAATATTGCTCCTGGCGCGCTTGCCGCGATTTTAGATTCGATAACGGGTGTCGCAGGAGTATACAATTTTAATGCTTTTACGAACGGTGCAGATTTTGAAACTCTAACAAGTTTCCGTTCTCGATTGAAGGCAGTTATTACCGGCAATAATGTAGGCACTACTGATGGGTACTATCAAACGATTACTCGAATCTCGGACGTGCTTGATGCGAAGATTGCATCATCTGCTGAGGGTGTTGCCGAGTTGCGCCGTAATGATGTAGGCGCCGTTGATATTTATGTTCGTGGACTTATTACTGCGCAGGCACCTTCTGAAGTATACACTGTTCCTGTAAGTGCTCCGTATACCTTTGTTGTTTCAAAACAACCTATTAATGTATTGGCCGCGGATGGCTTCTCACTTATTGGTAGTACTACTGGAACGTTAATTGCGGGGACGCATTATACGCTTACACAGGATGTAAGTAAATTTGCAGGATCTATTAGGGGATCAGATAAATTTGTATTTACGGGATTGACTGCAGGGGAAGAAGTTACTATAGTATACTCTTATAATTCTTTGATTGAATCTTTGCAAATATATATGGAAGATGATTCTCGAAAAGTTTTGGGGGCCGATCTTTTAGTTAAGAGTGCTATTCCTCGACAGATTGATGTAGCCTGTGTTATTCGGGCGTTGCCTGGGTATACTGCTGCAGGCGTCACTACTGATGTTAATACTGCATTAACTACTTTCCTTAATAGTTATACTATCGGTGAAGAAGTACAGCAGTCTGATGTACTTAATGCAATTGCGGACACTACAGGTGTGGATGATGTGACCGTGCCTTTAACTACATTTGCTGAAAGTTCTTCGACGGGTACGCTTACTCAAGATTCTTCTGGAAACCTTGTTATTCCTGCAGATTCATATGCTGTTGTAGGAACACTTACAATCGTTGTTAGGACATAAATTATGGCGATTACTTATGACCAATATCTTCAAAGTCTATTACGTTCGGTAACTACGTATTATACTGCTACGTATTCTACGGATACTGAGTTATATAACGTATTACGTATGTATGGTATCGAGTTTACTTCTGGTTCAACCGCTGTCGAGACCGTGCGGAATAACCTCTTTATTACTACGTGTGAAAATACTGCGCTATATGATAACTTTGGAACATATTTTGGGCAAGGTAAGTACACGGATCAAACTTACGTAGAAGATAGATATATTTCTGGCAGCGGTACGTTTAGTCTCATTACTCCTACATTGAAGGTGACTCAAACAGCCACGAGTCTTGGTAGTTGGGCGCAAAATGTTTCGTCTAATCCGTCAGGTCTTCCGGTTGCCGATACTTGGACGTACTCCCTAAATATTGGGCATACTGTTGTATTTGACGATCTATTTATAAGCAACTGTTATGTGACGATAGGTACTTACTATAAGAACCCCGGTGAATTTCTTTGGGGTACTGATTGGGGACAATATTATAATCTCGTAGCATATAATCCTGCAACATTTTCCAGATTTGTAGTAGGTAATGCGCCCTCTCAACATTTCTCACCCAGTAATGTACCTGTGAGGGGTTTAACTACTCACCGTCCTTATTATGGTCGCGGTGTATATGATTCAAAAAATTATTTATATTTCTTTGCGTACGATTACCCAGGAGTAGTTGAAGCGCCACCAGGCACTGGCCCATTTCCGACACCCATTGTTTATCCTATAGATACGCTCGAGGGGGGCTATCCACGTCTTCAGTTACATCGCCTTACTTCAGGTACTCGTGTTAGTGGTTCTTCTGAAAGTGCGTATGAATATGATATATGGAATACGGAAGCGGTTTCCGATATACTTTTCTTCCTTGAAGACTCTGATGAGACCTGGGGCCTAAGTACGATGCGCAATGACGTGACTTCTACCGAATCTGTAATATTCCACAACAATATGTATTGGTGTATTGCGGGACCGCAATTAGATACGTCAAATACAGCCCTTTATACTAATGGTACGCCGATGTACGCGCCTGACGAAACAAATAGGTATCCACTTTTATTTAAGTGTACGCCCTATGAAACTGATGACGTCACTGATATTGGTATGACCATTACTGAAGCGGGCCTCGCAACGTACGTTGGTGGTGCTATTGGTACGTTAGATTATGATGCACAAGCGATGGAAGTGCATGATAATAAATTGTGGATTGATGTTTCGAGAGATACGCCATTCCAAGAATGGGAAGCAAAATATACTGGTGCAGCAGGAATTACTGATGAAATTAGTGATTTTACTACATCAGGTAGTAGTGACACATATTTCGCGGCTACGGGAATAAATGGACTATTATTAACATCTGACGATGAGGGAGATACGTGGTCTACTCTCGTAGATTTAACTGACGTTGATGCCTCCATTGAACGTGTACATAGTCTCATAGAATCAGGAAGCTTCCTGTACGCGGGTACCGATCAAGGTGAAATTCTTCGTGGAACTTATCCATTTGCTTCTGGTGATTGGACCATATATGATCCCACGATTTTACCTGATAATATTTACGATTTTGCCGAATTTGGTGGCCACCTATATGCTGCATGCGATTCCAGTGGTTCGATTTTCCGAACTACTAGAGGGACGGATTGGGTCCATGTAAATTATGGACCAGCTACAGTACAAGATATGGGTGGAGTCTCTCTTCAAGTATTTGATGGTTATTTATATGCTGCAGGTGATAGCGAAGAAAATATTATCCGATCTTCTGATGGAGTTACGTGGGAATTCGCACCAAGTGGATTAGGTACCGCGGGAGATAATGTTGGCTATCTTGTTGCCGCACACGGTGATTATCTATATGCCCGAAATAATTCAGGATATTTAGTATTTTCTGATGATGGCACTACTTGGAGATACTCACATTATTTCGGATACAATGGTGAGATTTCTGCCATCTTCTCCTATTTAGGTGCACTATACGTAGGATTAGAAAATGGTGAGTTGTGGGTATCCCCTAACGACGGAACGTATTTCTTTTTAATGCAAAATAGTGGTGTAGGCCCAATTCGATCATTATCTACTGCGTTCGGTTATGCCTTCTGTGGCACATTTGATGAATCAAGCGGTAAAATTTATAAATGGGGTGGTTCTCCCATCCATCATATGGTTACATATGATGGTACTAATTTTGCATCAGCTGGCACGCCCGCCGTTGCAGGCGACACCGTGGTAAAGATGATATCTCATGGAGATTATTTATATGCCGCGATCAATCATGCTACCAATGGTTATACAATGTGGAAGTATGATGGTACTGCATGGGCGACTGATCATACGTTTACTGGGGCAATTAATGCAATGTCTAAGCACAACGATATTTTAGTTGTTGCATTACATAATGGCGATGTTTTTTATCTCAATCCGGCTACAGATAGTTGGACGCAATATGCAGAATTCCCTAATGTACCATTTAATTCTACTGGGGCAACTACATTTGTGGGCTGGCCTACTGCGGGGGTATCCGATTTATATTCATATTTTGAACGTTCATGGTATGTTACGAATTTTGTCACGTACTCTGCAGTACACTACGCCGTAACGGGCGCGGGAATATCTGGCTCAGCGGAGCAACGTGCATCTATTCCGGGTTACCGTAAGCAACTTGATTTTATGTTAGATGCCGCAGTACACGGTGGCACGCATCATGGAATTACTCGTGCAGCTAATGCCTTTACCTTAGTGAATCCAGATATTCGGAATGCTTACGCCACTCCTCAGTGGAAATTGAAATCCACCACCGGACCGATTTCTTCTATTAGCTCAGGTGTCTGGAGATTTACTGATTCTCCTTCATGGAGAGACAATTTATGGCAGGGTGCGCATGCTACCTTTACAAGCGGTAGTTTGGTTTCAGATAAGATCGCAGTAGGTTATATTGTGTTGGTGAATGATAATAATACTGTTAATGTTGGCCCGATTTATGACCTACGTCTATTGATGGATCTAACAAGAATCGGTTATGAATTAGTGTTGTCTGAGGACGGTTACACGCCTCCTACAGTAGGATAAGGTATGCAATATTTAATAATAGGTAAATACCACAATGGCTAGAGGCGATTCGACTTTTATAGATAGTTTTCTATTTTTTCCAAGACCCTTATCGGGTCTTAGATATCCGTTTGTTGTTCGCGCAATTGGTAATATTTATCTCGGCCTTGGCAAATATCATGATGGGGCCACCGGTAATGATGGCTATGCCAGAAGTTTTGGCATCGACGCTAACGGTAATATCGATGATACTTATCTTGCCGAGTTACATTTTACTAATGTCTATACTGGTCATATTCGAGCGTGTCAAGTAGAAGAAGGGTTAGTTCTCGAAGTCAATGGACCGGAAGCGGGCGCGGGCGCAGGATATGTGTATACTTTTTCAGTCGATCTTGCAGGTAATATTACTACAACGGACAGCGCTAATTTTGCCCCTCAGTGGAATAATGGAGATTTAATTCCTGCAGCGAATGCGGACCGTGTATATATATCATGTGGTGCGGCAGCCGAGGACGATGAAGATTATGGAACTCTTGTTACTTTTACGATTGCGGCTAATGGGACCATCACTGTAAACCCCGCGTTAGAATTTACTTCAGACGGTATTGGGGATAGTCGCATTTGTCACCTTGTAGATGATCTATATGTACTCGTTTATGTAAAGGGCCCCAGTGAATATTGTGACATGCGTACTTTTAGGGTATCTGCCACCGGAGTGCTCAGTGATTTAGGTGCCGTCGAAACAATCGATACTTCGTTTGGTGTAAATTTTAACAGTTCGCCCACAATTTGTAAAGTTAACGATGAGATGGTTGTTCTTGTTTTTCGTACTCAGGCTGTGGTCGATGGGCAGATATTAACTATTGAGGTCAATAATACTACGGGTGCCATTGGTACCTCTGCGATCGATCGTGTTGAATTTCTTAATGATTTTGGTAAGGGGGATATCCTTCCTTTAGGCAATGATCTATTTGTATTAGGTTTTAATGAAGCAGTAGATAATTTAACGTTGAAAGTGTATACCTTTGATATTACCCCAGCAGGTGAAATCACTTTACTTGATCCTATGAGCCATGATGGTCTTATAGGTGTCGCTACTGGCGGGGATCCCGTATGGCTGGAACAATTACCTAATGAGATAACTGTAGATGGGAGAATACATAATGCATTTACGGCCACATACCGTACAAGTACTTATGGATTAGCCACACGTACTTTTATGGTAGATACGGGTGTTCAATCCCAATTTGTATGTACCGAATCTGCAGGGATGCATAATTTTGAAGCACAGATGTTAGGCGACGCCACCGGGACACTTCTTCAATGGGATCTTGGAAGATCTTGTCCTACTTGTTCTGGCGACTCCGCCGCTACGTGTAAAGTAACTATTCAGTATTCAACTGATGGTACACCACATCAAGCACCTAATACTCCACCGTATGTTGTACGTGATATGATTCAGCCGCAGTGTACGCAACGTGCATTATGGCATCCAAATACTACTCATACAAATCATTACTATTCTGCGTGGGTGTATTACGATACTTTCAATAGGTGGATGGGCCCATATAATCCTTCAGTGACTCCTACATTACCTGCATTGTCAGGGTCTATAGAACCTTTTCATAGTGGCAGTTTATCTTATACTAAATTAGGGACTAATACTAAATTAGCTGCGAGACAGGATATTGTGACTGATGTAATTGTATGGTTACCTGAAAGTCAGGATGGGCGTGCTCCTGCTATTGATGCTGCACTACAGGCGATTTCCCCTGCGCACTCGAAATTGACTGTCTTGTATGAACGTTATTATGTTGCACAAACTACTACCGATCAATTTAATGAATCAGATATTGACGCTACGGTGTACGATATAAGAAATGGAATGATTGTAAATAAGAAAGCTACGATAGATTCGAGCTATGGTGGTCAAGCGGATATTTTAGGAGATTAATGATGGCAATTACAGTAACCATGAAAGGTGGCGATGACGTAACCACAATTTCGGGCCACACACGTATTGGCTTTTTTGGCACGAATTTTGGTGATTCTATTGCACTGCATGATTATCAAAGTAGTACATTTGCCACGAATGTTTTCGGTACGGTCAATTCTGGAGAATTGCCGAATATTAGATATGTATCGAATTCTCCAGGAATGGGCGATATTGGTGCAGGTTCGGTATTAATTTCTTCTTTGCCTTCCGCGCAATGTACATTGCACATAAGTTTTACTTCTGGGTCGGCGTCAAGAGTACAAAATGTTAAACTCTGTGCATATAGTGGATCATATTCAACCGATATTTCTGGAAGTATTAGTTGTGGGGGCTTACATAATGTTACCGTTGTAGGTTTTGAACACGGTGCGGCCAATTGGACGGTTATGAGTGGTAGTGTTTCACCTTTGGTGTTAACGCCGTTTTCTGGTGGCAGTGGCCGAATGACTCATGATTATTATGTAGGACTTGCAGCACAACCACGTACGTCTGGTATTGAAAATACAAGTGTTTCGTTAGCATTGTACGCCGAATGGTATTAAGGATAATTTATGGCTAATTCAAATATCGCTCCTTCATTAGGCACAGTTGTATCTTACTCATCTCAGTGGGATGCTTCTACTCGTGCTGCGACAAATATCATCGATGGGTTACCCGTAAATCAGGGTGCGGTTGCTCTCGAAGATTATACGAGATATGCTACAGGTGAAGGGAATATAAGTGATGAATGGATTATTATAGACCTTGGACAATCTCGTACTCTTTCTGGGTTTGCGCTTTGGGGGTCAGCGACTCCTGGTGATATTTGCGTAAAAGCCTACCGTGTTGGGTTAGATGATTCGTTGACGGGTACTTTTGGTAATATTGTTATAGAGAGTCAAATTAATTTTCCGACTTTCTATTTTGGTGGAAGTTTACAAATTGAACGTGATTATCATCAAGTTGCTCCACAGTCCGCGCGGTTCGTTAAACTTTTCTTGGATACTAATCATGGCAGTACTTCTGCTATTGAATCAGTAGAATTTGAAATTATTGGAGTAGACGTACAACAAGATGTTGTATCTGTTTATTCTAATGCGGAAACGTACGTATCTCCTGCTACCGAAACGATATTATCCGATGCGTATATTATTCCTCCAATAGTATATAAAGAAATTGCGTCAGTTACGTCAAATGCTGAAATTACTACTTTACGTAAAGATGCACTGTCTGATGCATATATTGTAAATGCGGTTACTTCTGATGCCACTATTCTTGGTTCAGAGACTGCGACAGTAACCTCATCTGCGTCTATTTTTCACCGACTTTTTCAGTCGTATGACACTTTTCTTTCTGGTCGCGATTCGCATTTAGGTTTCCCTGCGATTCATCCGATGTTAGTATATAATACTTCTCTTTCTGCTGCCGTAGAGACAGTTGTAAAAGATACTATTGTAAGCGCCGCTGCGCCGAATACGAATACTCCAGGAAGTTTACTTGATTTAGCTACACTTACTCCCCCTCTTGGTTATACTAATTATGAGTGGAAATATGATTGGGTGGTGCGCACATATAATGCGGCACAGTATAAGTTTGAAATTCGCGCAGCGGATACCATTCTTGATTTATCTGCCGAAACATTTTCCCGCGTTGCATTAGGCCAAATTATTGCTGTTGGTGATGTAAAGAGATATTATCAGTGGCGTTGTCATGTTTGGGCGAGTGGCTCAGGAGATTTTGAGTTACACCAATTCTCGATCAAAGGGTATGTCGACTATCCTGCAAATATATTGTATTCTGCGCTCAATCCTGGAACATTTACTACAGTTTCTCGAGTAAGCACGGGACTTGAATATCCTTATGAACCTATGGATATGTCAGATATTTGGGGAGGTTCGTATATTCCAGGTGACGCAAATAACGATGGATTAGTTGAATATAACGATCTTACCTCGATGGTGAACTATATGTTTAATGGTGGTCCCCTTCCTGCGCCCGTACGTAGATTAGATATGAATGATACGGGTGCTGTGGATATTGCTGATTTAGCATATTTTGTAAATTACCATGTAAGTAACGGACCACCCCCATTTAGAAATGGTGCTACCGGACTTGAGTAAGTAAAAGAGATATCAATAATATAGAGGCAAATTATGGCAAACGTACTTAATGGTTATGGTAGTCAGTTTTTTGATGATCAGCATGTGACTGCTAAAGACCTTAATATGGTAAGTTACTCGCGTACAAAAGTGTTCCGGGATTATTTAAAAGCATTTATGGTGCGTTCTGGTGTGGTATCGTCTAAGATTACTGCTGAGCCTTCATTGCAAGTCGCCACCGCGGATGGTACTACTTTTGAAATATTTCCCGGCACCGCAGTGGATTCGGAAGGTCAGTTAATTACTGTGCCTTCTGCAACTACTGTTAGTGGAAGTCTTGGTGCAGATCCCTTATATCGTCCCGCATTACCTAATCGTACGAATTTATCTACTGGGGTCACGGTTGCGGGTAGATACTATGTTAATATTGCGCATACTCCTCTGTATGATAATACTCAATATGATGATGCGGGCAATGAATATTCTGCGAGAGTTTATGACAGTTATACTATTTCTGTTGATGCTACTCCAACTTCCGCAGGCATTACTCTTGCTTCAATGGTACTTGATGTGAGTGGAAGCATTGTAAAAGACTATACAGGGGACGGGTATTATAGTACAAGTAATAGCACTTGGTATGCGATTTTCGATGATCGTCCATCATTTCGTATAAAAGATGGGCGTGTAGGTACCATTGAAGATCTTGTAAATGTTCACGAAATAGATTTAGTTACACAGATGGAAAAGAGTATAGGTTTCCTATATCCACAAGTCGGACATACTTTTAGTGGTAGGCTTTCACGTAATTTTACACTTGATTCCTTGCAGATAATGTGCCAAGGTTCTACCGGAGCAGTTACGTTACATTTGTATTCTGGATCAACCGCATATATTCCAAATCAAACATTAATTGGAAATATTTCCACTGCGCCGCCCACTGCCACTTTTGATGGTTGGACTACTCAAACTTTAAATTTGGCGTATTACTCGGGCCATACTTTACGTTTTATAATTGCTGAAGCGGGTGCATCTATTACGGAGTGCACTGCACGTATTGTTTATCGTCGTAGACGTTAAAGAGGTAAGTTAGATGAGCTGGTTAAATATTACACGGAACATTGAGGATTATGGCGAAGAGACTATTGGGTGGTTTGCCGCCAACGATGATCTTTGGGCAATTACTGTATCCGGTTCTGCCGCACCCTCTGGCTCTACTGTTTCGGGAGGTGGCGCTTCTGCGCGGTTACGTAGAAAGTCGCCTGCTGATGGATCATCGCAAGGTTGGACAGCCTCGTATATCGGTTTGCCTATTGCTGATTATTACCATATCACTGGATATGCTGCGGATACTGAATATAATCGTCTATATATTGCAAATAATGCTACGGGTGAAATTTTTTATAATATCACCGGTAATCCTCAAGATGATTGGGATAGAATACTTAATAAGACGTACGGAGAATTTCAGGGTGCTGCGGGGAATATTCGTGATCTGATCTATTATAATAAACAAGTATATTTGGCGCATAAGGGTGGGGTATCCGTTATGGATCCCATAACGCGTACCTGGAGATTAGTAGGAGATTTTTCTACTGGATTTGATGGTGTGGGCCAGTGCAGCAATTTTACCATATTCTCTAACGAGTTATATGTATCAGTTTCTTTTGGTGATCTTGGAGCAGTATTTAAATATAATGCAGATACTGCCAGTTTGCAGTGGGAAAAATATGCGGAACTTGCAACGGGGGCGACTGCACCGCAATATTTAAGTATTCGAGATACTACATTATTTTGTACGAATAATGATGAAGGACAAAATATATTCAATAGTACGGGGATTGATGAAACTTTAACGGGTCAACCCAGATTTACTCGTAGTAAACATTTAGCCGGTGTCCCTTCTAGTATGTTAACCCATAGTTCTGATAATTATTTGTATGTAACGTGTTGGAATGCACATTTCACTTCGCTCTCTGATGCACATACTGATAATTTGATAACTGATGTACGTCAATTAGTGCCATATTCTGCTGAAGCGGGTGAAACATTTATCACAGATGTTGAAGGCGAAGCTTTAAGTGATTATACTACGCACTCGACACGTTTTGGCGGTGATTTGTTTCGTGGTACTTACATCAATCCAGAGTTAGCAATTGAATTTGGTCTCCAAACAAATGGCCTTTCTTTCCTTACGAGTGAAGTATATACTATTGTATGGGAATATGGATATCAATGTAGCGCTGTTTCAATGTCTCCTCGTCTTGGAAGACTTAGTGCAGATGGCTCGGGCCCCCTAAAAGTTGGTTTTGCCAGCAACGTAGGTACGGGCATCGATGCAAATTCTCCTAAAGCGCAGTATATTAATAATAATGGTGATTTATTCGGAGTAGGTACGAATGACGCGAATGTTCGTCGGCATACCTTTACCTTTAATGCTGATAATCTGGCAGAGACAACTAACGGAGAATTCCGAATAGAGGGAGTAGTTAAAGCCACAATTAAAGGTGCGTTACGTTTTGAAACTTGGAGGATGATTGCAAATGCAATGTTACGTAATTTCAAAGTGTATCGGGGCAATGCTGAACTCGCAAATTCTATATTTGTAGATGCGTCATATATTATAAAAGAGCATTCTACAATTTCACCATTAGAGAAGGGCAACCATTCTATAGATGAGCCTTCTCCGCCCGATCAGTGGTTTGTAAAATTTCCTATTGCTACCGAAATTCTTATTCCAGGTGGCGGAGATAATAGACCCCCTACGGTTGGTGCACCTCCTGGTGGAGGAGATGGTTTAGATTGGCCACCTACGCAACCTCCATTACCTCCCCTTCCACCAACATTACCTCCACCAGAGGATCCTCCTCCTCCACCTCCGCCTCCTCCACCAGATGGTGAGGATCAAGATGATCCGGATCCTCCGCCACCACCACCACCGGCGCAACCCGATGTTCCTCCTCCGGTACCTATTCCTCCTCCTCCTAATCCACCAAATCCGGATGATAATGATGAGGATGATGGTGCTATTGTTATCCCTGATAATGTTACGGAAGGGTATGCGGTGAAACTTAGTAGGTTACTCGTTACTAATCGTATGAATTTAGTACCTGATGAGCTTTATAAGTTCCACGTGATTGTCAATAGAATCAAGAATCCAGATGCGGAACATCCTCTATATATTCGTATCAGTCCTTCGAGAGCGTTGATAAAGCCCGCTTATGATGGTGTAATCACTTCAACCGAGTCACAATCGACGATTACGTGGGAATTTCGTACTGACGGCTTTACTGATGAAGAGTTGACTGGTTTACGTTTCCGAATTGATATGTATGAAAAAGAGTTAGACTATTCCGAGGGCGCCACCGTATATGTAAGTGACTGGAATATATTAGGTAAAATTCGAGAGTTACCGGTTAACACTATTTATAGATATGATGGGGAATTTTGGGAAAGGGCTATTACTGAAGTTAGTGATGATGGGGGCATTATTGCAGCGGACGGGTACCCTAATAGATTAGTTGAAAGTTATGAAATAAATTCAGACGCCGTGCGACTTTACTGTATCAGCTCTGGCGATATTTATGTTTGGGGCATAGGCGCACAAGATCCTTACGGAGGTTCCGCTGCGTCACGTATTGTAATGTCTTGGTAACAAAAGAGGAGAAATGTATATTGGCAAGTTTTGGAAGGGCTTCGCGGGCACGTCTTGCTACCCTACATCCTACTTTACAGATGCTTATGATTGAGTCAATCAAAGTAATGGACTTTTCTATTACTTGTGGTTATAGAGATGAAGAAGCTCAAAATATCGCATTTGAAGAGGGTGCCAGTACAAAGCAGTGGCCCGATAGTAAACATAATCAAGAACCGTCGATCGCCGTAGATATCGCGCCATGGGATCCTAACCTACGTAATGGTAAAGGTGGCATTGATTGGCAGAACACGGACAGATTTATTTTGCTTGCAGGTATTGTTAAAGGTATTGCTCATATGGCAAATGTACCTATTAGATGGGGCGGAGATTGGGATAGTGATGAATTTATCAGGGATCATAGTTTTATTGATATGCCACATATAGAGTTAGTTCTTTAGCTTATTATTATGCCTAATATGGAACATTTAGCAGCGCGTGACGACTATATAGATTTTGATGTACGTTTTCATTATAATCGAAAGTGGGTTCGTACGATTTCCGGTCAAGGTTGTATGACTTTTGGTCGGAATCTATACTTTGTCTATCGTAGAGATCAAATAACTGAAAGGTTCATGAAACATGAGCTAAAACACGTTGAACAGTATTCGCGGCTCAGGTTATTTGGTTGGTGGTGGATATCAATTCCTCCATGGTTATTCTTGTACTTTTGTCAGTGGATCGCGGCAGGATTCAGGTACAGTAATATTCGATTTGAGCGGGAGGCTCGCGCGGCTGAAACGATTGACTGATTGGTACACTCTTACGAGTATGCGTGTATATATAGAATAGTAGATAGATGTAAATTATATCGTGGAGATTAGAGAATGAAAGTATTGGTTATTAGTGATAATCCTGCCATAAACAGTGGTTACGGTAAGATTGCTGCTGCTTTTGCACGACATATGAAGACAAAGGGACATGAAATAATTTTCATGGCCTCTTCTCAGCCCCAGGCACGTTTTCCTTTTCAACCTACAGACTGGGAAGGTTGTAAGGTTTGGCCCGTTCCTGGATATGGAAATCAGGAACATGTTAGACATTTTCTCACTACAGAAAAACCTGATGCAATTCTTGCGAATGCGGATCCGCGATTTTTTGATTATCTCTTTAAGATGGATAATGAAATTAGGCGACAATGCCCATTAATTTTTTATCATCTTTGGGATGATCTTCCTTTTCCTGATTATAATATGCCCTTTTATAATAGTTGTGATCATATTATATGCGGGTCACAATTTACTTACGATTTAATGACGGGTCATCCTGATATTAATGATGACGCCGTTGATTACGTACCTATTGGATTTGATCCTAATATTTATCATCCATTAACTACTCAAGAGAAAACAGATTTTCGTACGGAGTTCAATACTTATACCGGCAATAAACATGTGAATGCGACTTTCATTGTAGGTACTGTTGGTAGACATGCAGAGCGTAAACAGCTTTTGTCTATTATGGAAACCTTCGATGCATGGCAAAAAGATAAGGACGATGCATTATTGTTTGTACATTCTCCGGGTACAGATGCTGGACATAGTCTTGAATACGCGATGCGGATGAGATATCGTAATTCTTCTATTGTATTCAGTAATGCAAATCCTGCACAACAAACCGATGAGTTGATTAATAAATTCTATAATCTTATGGATGTATTAGTAAATAGATCAACTGCCGAAGGTTTTGGCATGCCTATTGCCGAATCTATGCTTGCAGGGACGCCCGCAATTTCAATTAATTGTCCAGGACCTGCAGGATTAATTACAGATGATACAGGTTGGTTACTTTCTGCGGATGTTATGCCTTTGTATGGTAACCAGGTAACTCCGTATATTCATACGCGATACGTTACGGATGAGAAATTTGTCGCTGCGTTAGATGAAGCATACTATAATAAGAAAATGTTACAGGAAAAGGGTGCAAAGTGTCGTGATCATATTTTAGCACAGTATTCTTTGAAACCCGTACAACAGCGGTTTGAAGATGCCGTAAAGAAAGCTGTTGCCAATTGGACACCTTATCCAGAATTTACTGTGTCAGCGTATCCAATTCCTGCTGATTCACCTAAAATTATGGTACCCGATGAGGAGACTCGATAATGTCAGAGAAGTTAAAAGTTCTATTTAAAGCACCCTTTCAAGATTTTTCTGGATATGCAACGGTGGCTCGGAAGTTTATTCTGGAATTGCATAAGTTGGATATATTTGATTTGTATTTAGAACCCATTGTTTGGATCAATTCTGGCAATCTTGCACTTGATCCCGCGGATCAGGCAGTTTTAAATGGACTCGTCGAAAAAGGGAAAGAACTTGATCACGCCAATACTACGTTGGTGCATTTTTCAATTGCCACCGAGTTCTTTGGGGATCAAAGTCCATTCAAGAAATCTATCGGGTTTACGATGATGGAAACGGATAAAACTGCACAGCAGTGGGCAGCTAAATGTAATCAAATGGATGCAATTTTTGTCCCGTCTGCCTTTTGCATGTCTGCATTTATGCAATCAAACATTATTAAACCTATCAGAATAGTGCCGTTTGGAATTGATTTTGATATGTACACTCCTGAAGGTCCCCCGCTACTTGATGATACGGTCATCACGACGAAGTATAACTTCCTCAGTGTTGGTCAATGGATTCAACAAGGTGACCGTAAAAATATGCTCGCAACTATCCGTACATTTTTAAACACGTTTAAAGGTAATTCTGATGTCGGACTTATTTTAAAGACGTATTTAGTTGGTGCAGGTACGATAGATAAGATCGGGGTTGATGCACAGATACAAGGAATTAGACAGCAGATGGGTATTGCGCCAGATCAGGGGCCGAGAATTTATCTTGTTCATGGTGCGTTGTCTGAAGAGCATATGATGCAACTTTATCGTAATGCAGATTCGTTTATCCTGCCGTCTGCTGGCGAGGCGTGGGGTATGCCTTTGCTGGAAGCCGCCGCGATGGGATTGCCTATCATTACTACTGGTGGTACAGGTTCAGAAGCATTTTTGAATCCTAAGTATTCTATTATGTTGGATTATGAGTGGAAACCTTTAGGTCACGTAGTTCATTGGCCTGGAGTATATGAACATTATCAACAACTTGCTATTCCTGATCTTGAAGAGTATGCGCGAATGGTGCACCGTTTATATAAGCATCAAGAGATTTCAAAAGAAAATGCTACAAAGCAACGTGAGGAACTCATTGAACGTGATTTTTCGTGGACGAGTGCTGCAACGCAGCTTGCGGAAGCTATCACTGATTTGAATCAATGATATGGAGTTAAATTCGACAATCAGTGAGGGCATATGCTACGCGTTTTAACCCATTTCGCGCATGAAAGCTATCAATTGGAATTAGCAAAGATTCCAATGGTAGAATTTTTTCATGTCATAGATTCACATGGCTTTTGGCCAGAAGATAAAAGACCAAAAAGCGTATGGCCCGGAAGTGCTAAAATACCTGATAATATTCACGGTATTGAGGCTGCCGGAGTAAATCCCGATGATTTTGATTTAATGTTAATTCATTGGCACCCATTTATTGAGACTTTTTGTTCTTCTTGGGGTAAGTATCTTCCTGCAGTTATGCTTGAGCATACTTGGCCATTTAAAAATTATCCGGGTGAAGTGAATAAGTGGAAAAATATAAGGCATCAGTATCTTACGCATAATGTATTTATTACCCCTACGTCGCAAAAAGCGTGGGATATGGAAAGGGATGAAAATTCTTCGTATATCTATCATTCATTTGATGTCGACGCATTTCCCCAAAAGACAGATTATTCCGGTACCGAGATTATGACGACTACAAATGAGATGATCACCAGAGACTGGGCTTGTGGCTTTACGCTTTGGGCGAATGTACTTGGTGTTTCTGCTGAACCCCATTTTGATAATATTTCACTATATGGTTATGGGAATGATAATATTGGCAAGTTTTCTAAAGGTGCCCGACCACGTGAAGAAATCCTTGATCTATTAGTGAATGCGGGAGTGTATTTTAATCCATCAATAATGTCACCTATTCCGATGTCTTTGTTGGAAGCCGCTGCTGTAGGTACTCCAATAGTATCTACTGCTTATTGTGAACCAGGTAATATTTTTAAATCTGGTATGCACGGCGTATTTAGTAATGACCCGATAGAACTTCGGGATGGAATTACTGCTGCATTGTCGTCACAATCCTCATTGAAGTCACGGTTGATGGCCGACAGTGCTCGACAGGTAGTGCGCGAGTTCTTTGGCCCTATAAGGTTTATAAAAGAGTGGCAGAGGGTATTTGAAAAAGTATGCGAATAACTGTAATTGGTTATTGTGATGAGGATGCGTCGCAGAATAGTATAAGAATTGCACAATCATGGACAATTCAACATCATTCCGTTCAGATGGTATCTTTTAATAAGTTGACTGCGCATACCAGTGACTCAATTGCTCAAATTTTGAAGCACCGTCCAGAGTTTTGTCTTGTTACTATGGGTAGGAACTTTGATCATACCCTTTTGCAACCTTTGAAAGACGCGGGAATATTTTTAGCACAGTGGATTCCCGATGAATACGGTCCCGATGATGGGCAGTCGGGGGCATGGTTCAAAGGGATCAAAGGTATCTATGATTTACTGATGTTAGAAACTCGTGGCCTTGTACCAATACTTAAGGAGTATGCTAAAGATGTTATCTGGGTTCCTCAATTCTTCGATCATCGATATCATACGTGTATCGAACGTCGCGGGCAGTACTCATTTGATGTTGGTTTTCTTGGTGGACCTAATCCCGCTCAATCGACTGTTAGATTAAAGTTTCTATCTCAGTTGATCACCGATGGACATAATGTTCAGGTTGGTGGGGGATCTTTTCACTGGGGTGACTATCAAGAGAAGATTCCAAATACACATTTCTTTAGCAATGGGATTTTAATAGGCGGTGAGATGGCAAAATTTTACTCTCGTGCGAGAGTTGGGTTGAATTTTGTCAATGATTTATTACCTCAATACGAGTTAGGTTTCTCAAACAGAGTCCTCAAAACTGCCGGTTCGGGTTGTTGCCTGATTACACCAGATATTCCCTATTTTGATGAGGTCTTAACCGCTGGGGAACACTGTGTTACCTATTCCCCTATGGATTATCCCGACTTAGTAGAGAAGATCGCGTTCTTCCTCAGTAACCCTCGTCAAAGAGAGGAAATTGCGACCAAGGGAAGACAGTACGTACTTGAGAATTACAACATAGATAAGATTACTGCGGGATTTATAGACGAAATTAAGAAAAGGTTGTAAAATGTGCAAGATAGGTCTCGTTGCGTACTCGAATCATAGTGGCCTGGGTGTGATTGCTTCAAATTTTCGAAAATATCTTCCCATTGATAGTCAGTTAGTTATCAACCATCCCATTAAGGGCACACTTGATGTAGATATTCCCCACACTTTTGGGGATATTTCACTTACTCCCTCACAAATTCACGAATATTTGGATACGTGTGAGCCCGACGTTGTCATTCTTCTTGAAACCCCATTCAATTTTGATCTTTTTGAAATATTATCAGCGAGCAGAGTTAAAATTGTTCTCATTCCGATGATTGATAGTATTGAACTCGCCAAATTTCTTCCTTATGCCGAGTATATTGATCTTGTAATCAATGTTACTAAAATAGGGGCAGCTATTTACGCAGAATCTTGGCCAGGGGAATGTGTACATCTCCCTTTTCCTATAGATACCGATTATTTTTGTCCAGAAAACTGTAAATTGGGGAGAAAAAGTTCTCCCAGCCATATTTTAGTAGATGGCGTTGTGCAGTCTTCCTCAGACATTAAAGGATCTCTTGAAGTTTCTGATGTAATCGATAAAATAAGTCAAAAGCAGTACACTTTTCTCCATAGCGTAGGTTTTGGGGGCTCAGGTGTGCGTAAAGGGTCTGATATTGTTCAAACTGCGTTCCGTCAGTTAGAATTTCAAGGATATAAAGGTAAGGTTAGTATAAATATTCATAGCCAGATAGGTGAGAAGGCACATAACCCTTTACGTCATCCGCAGGGCGAAGAATATGTCAGTTTAGCTGAAGTACCCGATGCAATTGATCTTTATCGCAACGGTAAAATTTATTTGGCACCGAGTAGGCGTGAGGGATTAGGTCTCCCCATATTAGAAGCGATGTCTTGTGGCTTGCCGGTAATTACTACGAATGCGCCACCAATGAATGAATGGTTTCCTTTAGATTATCCTCTATTAGTAGATGTCATGGATCAAACTATTTTGCCTTATGGTGATGTACCTATGTTTACCCCCAGTGCATATAATTTAATGCAAAAAATGCAATTCGCATGTGATAATTTTCCTACATTGGAACAGTTAGGTGATGCTAATCGTATTATTATTCAAGAAAACTATTCGTGGGATGTCTTAGCATCTAAATATTTGGAAAAGTTAAATGAATTGGGCTAATTAAATGAAGATTGTGATAGGTTTTCCGATGTTGGATATGCAATCGGGGCATTATGTGAAGGGAGGGCTTGAAGAATTAGGACATACTGTTGTTGCGGTGAATGATCCCCGAGTTGCTCCGGGTGCGGTAGGCATTTTAGAAATGGTAGATACGCATAAACCAGATTTCGTACTTTTAGCTAAAGATATCAGGTATAATGATATTATTGCGGAACTTTCGAAAAAAGTTTTAACAGTGATGTGGAATTTCGATGTTCGCTATGATATCAATATCTTCTTGAATTCCAATGGCCCAATGTTTCAACATTGCCACCTAAAATTTACGATAGGTAAGGGTAACGTTGAGAAATATCGGAAAGCAGGAATAGACAATATTCATTGGTTGTCTGAAGGGATTTCACCTATTTGGCATTGTATAGAATCTTTAGCGTCTAAAGATCATTTTGCGTATGATGCTGATGTGGCTTTCGCGGGATCCGACCTTACCGTGCATGACGGCAGACACGATGCACTTACTGCTCTCAAAGATTTTGCTACGAAGGAGTCGGCGGAATTTGAACACTGGACAAACATTTTTAACCGTGACCATAATAAGATGTGCCAATGTACTAAAGTAAATATTGGGCATTCGGGTTGGCCGCGAGTAGCGCTGTCCATGAGTGCTCGAGATTACCGAATTATGGGTGCGGGTGGTTTTCTATTGACTAATCATGTTGCGGGGATTGAAGATTGGTTTGAAATTGGTAAGATGTGCGATACATATAAGACGCCTGGAGAATGCGTTGAAAAAGTAAAATATTATTTGGCAAATGAAGGACGCCGCAAACTTATGGCAGAATATGGCCAGAAGATTGTTTTAGAAAAACATAAGTTTTCTGACAGGTTACGTGAACTTGTTTTGAAAGTAGAGGAATTTTAAATGAGGAAACGCGTTGCAATTATAGGCGCTACTGGTATGTTAGGCAGTTCCGTCTATAAAGTATTGAAAGATAAGTGTGATTTAGTCTTGACTGCGCGATCTGAGGAGAAATTCAATCAGCTCGATGCCGTATATGGGGGAGTGTTAGATCATACTCGAATTCTTTTTGATGCAGTACATCCTACTATACCTCAGATACATCGCGTGCAAGATTTAACAGAGCAAATTGGCGATGTTGATATGGTCATTAATTGTATTGGGGTATTGAATAAATTTGAGCCGGGGGCGACTCCTACAACTCGTGAATATTTCATGATTAATACTGAATTACCTATTGCCTTGTCCATGATATATGGGCCGAAGTTAATTCATCCCAGTACCGATTGTGTATTTGATGGTAAAGACGGCCCTTATCATGAAAGTGCCCAGCCTTCACCATCTTACGGATTATATGGGTATGCTAAAGTGTTTGCTGACGAAGTAGTTAAACAACGTTCACAAGTATTTAGATGCTGCTTACTTGGCGAGGAGCTCAGTCCTGCTGCATTTCAAATGTTTACGTGGTTCAAGCAACAGGAATGCGTTGGAGGGTATACTGAGTGGTATATATCTCCGATAACTGGTGTAGAATTCGGCAAGATGTGTTGGCGTATTTTAGATAAGCAAATTGAAATTACTCCAAATTTATTGCATATTGCTACGCCGCAGTTAAGTAAATATGATATCTTGGTAGACTATATGACGGAGAAAGGTTTGGATATCGAAATACGCCGTGATGATAGTGTTCGGGCAGATAAAACGTTAGTTACTAATTGGCCGGACCAATTAGCAAAGTTACAAATTGCAGATTTTGATACACAGTTGCGTGAATTATGAAAATATCAATTTTAATCCCCACATTAGACAATTTAGAATATACGAAATTTCTTGTAGATTCTATTAAGAAGAATACTGTTATTGACCATGAGGTACTCATTCATCAAAATACGGCAGAGAATAATCTTGGGTTACCTAAAGCGCTCAATTTATTGGGCAGACAAGCAACTGGGGATTATATTTGCTATTTGAATGATGACATGTGGGTAGGTCCTGGCTGGGATACTGCACTTGTTGCAAAAATTAATCCCGATATTCCTTATCAGTATTTGACTTCTTTGATGATTGAGCCACAGTATAACAATGCTTGTATGAACTCACCTTGGGATTTTGGTAAAACTCCTAAAGACTTTGATGAGGATGCCCTCATGAAGAGGTGGTTGGCGGAGCGTAACACTGAAGATGTCATATCGCCGTATTGTCCTATTTTTGTAACGAAAGCATTGTGGGATGAGGTAGGTGGGTATGATGAAGCATACTTCCCATGTTTTGGTACTGATCCTGATTTTGCTGCGAAGATTTATTTTGCGGCACAACAAGCGGGCAAGCCTTACGAATTTCGCGCAGTAGCCGATTGTTGTGTATACCATTTTCAATGTATCACCACTGATAAGATTCCTAATGAGGCACAGCATAGAGAAAACGCAAAAGGCACATTTATGCGTAAGTGGAAGATGCCTTGGGGTACATTGTATAACGGAATACTTCATGTAGGGGACCAATTACCTTCAAAATAAGGGAACAGTATTATGAATAATGATCCAGTAATTTCAATTGTATGCGTATCTTTAGATAATCCTACGTATTTAGATCTAATGCTAAAAGGATTAACTAAAAATACTGTGAATCCTTTTGAAGTCTTAGTACACGGAAATATGGCAACTCCTGAATTAGATAATGTTGCAGCAAAGCATGACGCAATTGTATCTGTATATACACACTCTGCGCAAAATTTATCTATTTCTTCTCGTTCAAATATATTATTTGCACAAGCAAAAGGAAAATTTTTCCATTTTATGGATGATGATATTTATCCTGCGCCTGGTTGGGATGAGGCACTTATCGCTAAGGTTAAGGCTGATATGCTATTTCAACATTTATGTTCAACAGTATATAGTTATCCTACGGCACATGTTGAAACTAAGGGAGGCGCACATAATGAGTGGGATTATGGAGATTCTCCTGAAACATTCAGAGAAGACGACTTTAATGCCACCTGGCGAGAGCATCGGGACGTAATAGAAGATTCGGCGTATTATCCTACTGGGGGATATTTTATTAAACGAGAATTATTTGAGAAAATGGGCGGCCTGGATGAAACCATTGAATTTGGGGAAGACGGGGTCTTTTTATGTGATTTATATAAAACCGCAAAAAAAGAAAATCTTCCTATAGAATTCAGAGTAGTTGCGGATAGTTGTATATACCATTTCGGGCATGTAGGGGCGGAGAAACCTGCTGCAAAGGCCAGAAAGCGGCATGATGGAGATTGGGTAAGACGAAATTTAAAGGAATCTTGGGAAGCCATTTGCAAGATGGAGTTAAAGGATTAGATAAATATGAATTTTATGTCTAAATTTAACGGTATATACGCAAATAATTTGACTATTAGAGAAGAAACGTTTCGAATAATGTTCCAATATTTAGTAGATAAAGAACAGAGTAGTTATTATATCGTTGAAACAGGTACTGTACGGAATACTGATACGGAAATGCGTAAACGTATGCGAGATGGTTATAGTACAGTATTATTCAGTGAGTTTGTCAAAATGCATGGAGGTAATGTACTATCTATTGATATATCAAAGGAAAATTGTGATATTTCGCGACAGCTATGTAAAAATGATCAAGTGGAAGTAATTGTCTCAGATTCCGTTGAATATTTATGGAAATTTGTGCCGTCTCATCCAATTGATTTATTGTATTTAGATTCATTTGATCTTGATGCTGATAATCCTCATGCGTCTGCCTTTCATCATGTGAAAGAATTTCTTGCTATAGAACGCCACATGCAAAAGGGTGCACTCATTGTAGTAGATGATCATGTGAATGATGAAATAGGTAAGGGCACGTATATTCAGCAATTTTTTGAAAACGTTGGTGTAGTACCACTTTTTAAAGGGTATCAAATTGGGTGGGTATATAGTCGATGATACATTCCCAGTATAACCATTTGCCGAAAAATTATGCGATTGCTTCGATAATTATATATAATATGGCGGATACCCCGTTCAATAAAGATTCCGCTGGGGGACAAATTTTAGATCCCCTTGAAAAATTATACTTCATTAAGACATCGATTGAAGGTTTTGTGGAATTTGATCCGGGTACATTCCTTGAGTATTTTGTGATCATTAACGCCGATACGGATTGTGCGCTGACTAAAGAATATTATCAAGAAATTGATGGGACGACAACAAAATTTGGCACGACTATTAAAGTTTTGGATGCGCCAGAAGTTAAGTATCCTGGACCGTTTGCAGATAGGCAGGCCCTATATCACGCGTACCCTAACTTTCGGTATTATTTCACATGTGACGCAGATTGTACTCCTATAAAGGATGGTTGGTATAAAGATGGTATTGATAAGATGTGTGAGGACGATGAGATTGGTTTAGTTGGTGCATGGATGACCGTAAAACCGTTTCAATGTCCCGGTCATATTAAATATACTGACATCATAGGTAATGTATTGGCTTCGCCCTCCGTGTATTATAATGCGGGATTTTTCTCTTTTATTCGAGGACATGTCTATCAGTTGTTCGATCAGTATTGGGGCAAAGATTGGTTTAATCAGGGAAAATGTTATCGTGACTGGGCAGTTTATGTAGGGGAACTTATGTTTGCCCATAGAATACAACAATTGGGGTATAAAATTGCAGACTTTAATGACGTGGATATGGATGCGCCACTATGTTGGCATGTCCCAGATGTGATGTTTGAAAATATGACTGTAGGGAAGGAATTTGTTTATCCTACTAAGGCTAAGATTAGTCCGTTTTTTCATACGTATCTTAAGTTACATATGCCTAAAGCATACAAGGAGTTGGTAGACTATGCCAGGATCTACGCCAAAAATTAGTGATCCATCTTTTGACTATGAGTCACATTATGCTAACGCTGCGGAGTTCCCTAAAATAAGTGTATGGGTAACTTCTACAGGTAGACTTGATGTATTGATAACTACAATTGAATCGTGGATCGAGCATTGCACATATTTGAATTACGAATTTGTTATTGTACATTCACAAATGACTGATGTTTCAAAGAAATTCTTTGCATTAGAATACATTGATGAGGCTGCCACTGAAGAGTATTTGAATTCTTTAGAAGAGAAATTTCCTGATGTTACTTTTACGATATACATACAACCTTTTGAACGCCTGGGTTTGACGTATACGAAACTCTTAGAAAATACTGAAGGATACTATATCAATATTGAAGATGATTTACGCACTGTTACCGATCCAGGTGCACAATTAGTCGATAACATTAAATTACTTCATGCTGATCCGAGATTACTTGGGGTACGTATGGATTTGCGCGATGAGACGGTATTCGAAGGGTGCCCAAGATTTCCTGAGGCATTTAGTATTGAAGACACGAGATACGTTATATGGCGACAATGGTGCTCTGGTGGTGCGCAATTGATGGACGCGTATAAAGTAAGTGATATCGGCGGATTTATTAAAGATCATTCACCTGATCAGTATATACAAACTGAACATGATCAGTCGCGTAAGATGCGTGAAGCTGGAATGTATACGGGAATCAATCTCTCTTACTATGGTTGCCTTGCGCATATCGGACATCATGGTGTACAGGGAGGGGATCGCGGATGGACTGTGGAGCAGTATGCAGAAGCGGCAGAAAAGGGTTGGTGCGGTGATGGATTGAATAAACAGCCGAAAAAATCACGTGAGTATTTTCTAAGTAAGAGGGAAGAAAATGGATTACCCTAAAGTCTCGGTATGGATTACAAGTACAGGTAGGTTTGAATTCTTGAGAACTACTATAAATAGTTTTCTTGAGCATAATACCTATCCTAATATCGAATGGCTTATCTTTGAATCTATTCCGACAGAAGAGAGCCTTCAGTATTTCAATACTCCTCTTATGCAGACAGATAGGTGCTTAGAATATCTTAAAGAAGTTAGAGAGGTAGTCCCTGAGAGCACTGATATGCGCATATGGGCAGAACCGTGGCCACCATTTGGAACGGTTCTATCTAAATTCTTGACAGTGACTAATGCGGAATATGCCATATGTCTTGAAGATGACTGCTTATGTGTATGTGATCCGAAAGACCAGTGGCTTGATGGTATTGAATTACTCAAAGACGACCCTAACCTTTTAGGTTTTCGAAATGATTTATCTAATCCTACAGTCGATGAAACCGACAAAAGATTTGTGGGTGTCAAGCGGCACCCAATATCTGATTACCTCTACTGGCCTACTGCAGGGGGTGCTACATTTGTAGATGTAGATAAGATGCAACGGATTGGCGGATATCCCAGGGACCATCCGTTGAAAGATTTCTGGCGGATTGAGTGCCATCAAAATGAGGCGATGGTAAACCATGATATGTATATGGGGGTGATGTTGAAATATTTTGGATCCTTTGCCCATATAGGGCACACTGAAGTTACTGGGCGTGATCGGGCATGGAGTAAGAAGATTTACATGGATGCGTTAGACGCAGGATATTTTGGTTTACGTGATAAAGGAGAACCAGATGGATCTGATTGAAGACTTTGATTATCCTAAGATATCTATATGGCTTACAAGTACAGGTCGCCATGATTTAGTTAAACGGGATATTGAATCATTTGTAGAACACAATACTTATCCGAATTGGCAGTTTATTATTTTTGAGTCAGTGCCTACAGAGGAGTCCTTACAATATTACAACACACCCTTGTTGAAGTCGGCTGAGTGTATTGAGTACTTGAAAACTGTTCCCAATGTACATAAGTTAATGATTGAACCCTGGACATATTGGGGGGATACTGCACAAGCACTTTTAGATGCAACTGATACAGCTTACTTTATCAATTTGGAAGATGACTGGGAAACACTTTGTGATCCACATGAATGGTTTGTTGAGTCAATCAAACTTTTACGAAAGAAAGGCAATCTATACGGGTTGACAGGTAATTTACAACGGCCCGAATTTAGTGAATCCTGGCCAGGTTGGGTACATCCTAAATATGGCGGAGGTGTCGTGAACGATGGGGAACATTGTTACGCTTACGGCATACTTGTGTCTATGGGGGGTATGATATCTAAGACTGACGTAGCTAAAAATGTAGGTTTTCCTACAGGTAAAGATATTAAGCATGGAAGTATTAAATCTCCTGAGAATCCTGAAGGATTGTTTGGAGATAGGATACTCTTTGCAGGGTATAGAGGCGGAAGGCTATTGAATTGGTATGGTTGGTTTTGTTCAAAGAATAGTTTCAGTGTTAATGGAGATAATGTTACAGGTAGCGCAAATCATGTGCGGCTTCAGGACGCTATGATAAAAGCAGGAAAAATAGGTAAGGGTCGTCCATGCGGAGGAAATAAATAGATGGCACGCATTTTCGTAACAGGTGGAACAGGTAGTCTTGGTTCGTATTTGATTGACTTCTTACATAAGACGACCGGATCTCTTCATCAGTTTATAGTGTTTTCTCGTGACGAACAGAAACAGTATAAAATGGCATTGAAGTATGCTGGAGAGGATAACGTAAAGTTTGTATTGGGCGATGTACGTGATTTACAAAGTGTGATGGATGCGATTGCACATTATAAGCCGCATGTAGTCGTACACACCGCTGCGCAAAAACATGTTAAGATCTGTGAACATAATCCTATGCAGACAGTACAGACGAATATTATCGGAACTAAGAACATAACTCGTGCATGTTTAGCAAACGACGTTGCTTCTGCATGTTTTGTGTCGACTGATAAGGCCGTTGCTCCACGAACTCTTTATGGAATGACGAAAAATATCGCCGAACAGATATGGGCGAATGCGGCACATAAAGCAAGTAAGACGAAATTTGTTGGTGTACGCTACGGTAATATTCTCAATTCTGCGGGGTCGCTGATTCCATTGTATCGAGATAAATTGAACGAAAAAAATCCCGTTTTTCCGGTGACCGACGAAAGGATGACGAGATTCTTTACCACATTCCCTCAGGCTATTGGTTTGATTATGCGTACCGTTACTGATAGTTTGGAGTATCGTAGCGTAGTTCCAATATTCGGTAATTTTGTAATAGCATCACCCCCAGTCCACTCAGTAGATAGGGGAATATTTAGTATTCCCGAATTACCATCTATCCGGATTATAGACATCGCGAACATTTTTGCGGAACATACTGGAGGAACTGTCGAAATAATTGGGGCGTTCGAAAGTGAGAAGTTGGGCGAAGAAATGGTAGATGGCTATGATTCTGCTGATGGACCATTTGCATCGCGTGAAGAAGTAAAAAATCTATTAATAGCGGAAGGGCTTTTACCTAAATAGGAATAAATATATGACAACCGATTTTTATGTATACGTATACACGGATTGTACTGGGGTACCTTTCTATGTGGGCAAAGGTCACGGGCATAGGTATAAAATCTGGGACCATTTAGGCAGGGGTAGAAGTAATCCATTTTTGCAGAATAAAATTAGAAAAATTGGTATCGAAAATGTAAAAATTGACTTTCCTCTTAAAAATGTTAGTGAAATTGATGCACTTGTTTACGAGGAATTATTCATAGGCGTTGTAGGTAGACGAGATCAGGGAAAAGGTCCCCTTTGTAATTTATCTTCGGGAGGTGCAAGTCCATTACCTTCTGAAGAGACTCGTCGAAAAATTAGTAATAGTTTAAAGGGGAAATTTAAAGGGAAGAAAAATCCTAATTATGGTAAACTTATGTCCTTGGTTCAACGTGCCCAGATTAGTGCCACGTTGAAAGGGCGAAAACCTTCTTCAGCGACGGTAGAGAAGATTAAAAGGACAATGAAAGGTAATCCTAAATTAGCTTATTGGAAAGGTAAGAAAATGTCTGCCAAAACCCGACGAAAAATGTCTGAATCTGCAAAACATCGTAAAGGGGGCAAATAATGCGCATCCTCATTTCAGGGGGGGCTGGCCTTGTAGGGCACGCTGTCGTCGATATATTAAACACTTTAGGGACGCACGACGTCTTAGTAGTGGACAATCTTCTGTACGAGGATAATTATCTCCGAAATATCCCCTTTCAGGCAGGTAACGTAGGCGATTCAAAGTTTATGGTACCCCTTTTGAAGAAGTTTCAACCAGATGTAGTGATACATTTAGCAGGAATTGTTGGCGATGCTGCTTGCGCTGCCCGTCCGCATGAGACCGAGGTGGCGAATATTACATCAGTTAAGATCTTACGTGACCATTTTGAAGGTAGACTCATTTTTCCGTCATCGTGTTCAGTATACGGTGCAAATAATGATCTCGTAACTGAAGAATCTCCTCTTAACCCATTGTCCCTCTACGCCGAGACTAAAATACGTGCCGAAGAGATTTTGAAAGGTAAACCACAAGTCTTCATTTCCAGGTTAGGTACCGTTCATGGAGTAACGGGGAGACTACGTAACGATTTAGTGGTTAATATTTTGGCGATCCGTGCCCTTATTGAAGGTAGGATATCAGTATTTGGCGGCGAACAGTATCGGCCTATGCTTCATGTAAGAGATTTGGCAGAAGTTTTGGTGCAGCAAAGTTTTGCGATGTGTCCAGGTACTTTTAATCTGCTTGAACGTAACTACAAGATTATTGATCTCGCTAATATTGTTCAAGAAGTGATTCCTACGGTTAAAATTGACGTTACTGAAATAGAGTTTGAAGATCGGCGAAATTATAAAGCATCGGGAGAAAAGGCAAAGCAACAGTTAAAGTTTAAGCCAAAATTCTCTATATGTGACACTGTAAAAGATATTGCTCGCATTTATCGTGAAGGACGCATTAAAGACTTTTCACACATCAAGTATTCTAATATATCAACTCTCCAGTTTAAGGAAAATCATGGATAAGATGAAAGCACAATTGTTTGACCGAGAACTGTTCGTAGATGATAGAGGACATTTTACGAATATTCCTCTCCAATTACCTGATTTCGATTTTTGGGGTAAGCGAGTTTATGTATGTGATAACTTTCAAACAGGTACTGTGCGAGGATTCCATCACCATAAGTATGAAGCAAAAATATTTATCTGTTTGAAGGGGGGAATTAAGTTTGTTTTACTTCCTGAGGGTATGATGCTAACTCAGCCAGGCAGTACCTGGAAGCCTGAGAAGTTTACGTTGTCTGGAAATATTCCTAAAGCATTGTATGTTCCTGCAAACTATGCCAATGCATGGCAAACGCTTACTGATGATACCCTTATGATTGGAGTATCGAATGTGACAGTTGAAGCAAGTATAGAGGATGATAAGAGATGGGGTCCGATGAAAGATCACCCAGAGTATTGGGAAGTAGAATCACGCTGAATATCAAAGAAATGAAGATACAGTGTGCACTTGGTTCGATGGAAGCTGTATGGTGTAGTAATTGCGGGAGAATATTAACTACCTGTGTGCCTTCGGTTTGTGCCACTACGCATACGATATTGAATACTACTGAAGGTGAGCCGGCCGCAACTATTGATGGTAGTCTAATATATTGTAGTAATTGCGGTTCACACGATCTCGAGATCTGGTAAAGGAAAATTATGTATTTAGTCACTGGCGCATCAGGGGGAATTGGTAAAAGAGTCGTTGCAGAATTGTTAAAACGTGACGAAGTAGTTATAGGATTATATGGTTCAAACTATCCTGGTAGTTTAGAAGGGGCACACCTTATTAAATACGATTTATCTAATGGTCCTGCAATATTTGCTGATCCTCTTCTAAATACTGCGCTTATGAAGAATGCCCCCATTAATCTTATCCATTTAGCAGGTCTTACTGTAAATGCTTCTATGAGTACACTATCTTTTGCTGACTTGCACCAACAGTTCAAGGTAAATTGTACCGGCGTATTAGAGATCGTTAGTAGGTTGTGGCCCAGGATGAAAGAACAACGGTATGGCAGACTTATTTTCGTAAGCTCTGTCGTTGCGCATCGCCCAGTTTTTGGCGCTTTAGGGTATAGTGTAACTAAGTCGGCAATGGAAGGCATGGTAAGAGGATTACTCCCTGAAGGAGTCAGACATAATATTTTACCATTTGGGATTGGTTTAGGTTATACTGAATATGGTATGATTGAAAAAGTTCCTGAAGAACATCAGACTGCGTTGAAGAAGACTATTCCATTGGGTAGGTTCGGGAATTTTAAGGAAGTTATGAATTCTATCGATTTCTTGATAGACACTCCTTATATGGCAGGTCAAACCCTTCATTTGAATGGAGGTTTACATCTTGCCTAAGTTCCGTTTACTTGACATGTCAAAGGATTTGATAGAGTATAGAAATCTACACAATAAACTATTTGTCACGAGCGATATATCCTTCAGATGGATTGACTGGTGGTTCACCACTGTGCATTGCGGCAAGGTTCGTATATACGGAGCATTTTGTGATGATATTCTAGTAGGTATTTGGGGGGTAGAACCTCGTAAATTGTGCATTTCCGATGAACCTATCAACGTTGGTAGATGTTTTGCCGTAGGTATACAAAAAGATCATAGACAGCTTGGATTATTTAAGGCACTTAGTAAATTTGCTCTACAGTCTGAGAGGGAATTAGGGGAATATGAATATATTGTAGGTTTCCCTCAACGGGGACGCACCGTACTTAAGGGGCACTTTAGTGCAGGATGGTATCCTGTGCAGGAGATCGATGTATATGAATGTTCTAATGCCAGATTTCTTACCGAAAATAGTCCTGCATTTCGTACATTTATGGGTCCAGCAGAAAATTCAGCATACCTTATGTATAAACATAAAAAGGTACCTGGTACATTTTATAAATGGCAACATACTCGGTGGACGTATCATCCACAGCATCATTATATCCCGATTGTACTAGCGGGGGCTGCGGAAGGTTATGCAGTATTAAAACAATACGGGGATTGGGCACATATAGTTGCTTTGGAGGAACCCGAAATACTTAAATTGTTATTATCTGCAATGTCTTTGGGATCCCATCATGGATGGAGTAAACTAAATATGTGGTGTGCCGATAATTCTCCGCATAAAGCTATTATCATTGCGTCAGGGTTCATAAAAACATCAGACGCTATACAAATGATTGCATATAACGTCAATGCGGAAAAAGATTTAAAACTGCAGGTATGTAATATTCAAATGGGTATTGAAGAAATGTATTAATAGGAGAATATGATGATTCCTTTGTTTAAGGTTTATGTTCCGGAGAACGCTGTAGATAAAATGGGTGAAGTACTACAAAGCGGTTACGTTGCTGAAGGAGAAAGCGTTAAGGCGTTCGAAAAATGTCTTCGTGCCCATTTACATAATGATAAAGTGCTGACTACTAATTCGTGTACCAGTAGCTTACAAATTTCACTCCGGCTAGCAGGCGTTGAGGCAGGCAGTAAAGTATTTTCTACTCCCATGACGTGTATCGCTACTAACACGCCAATTGCAACACTTAGCGCAACTCCCGTGTGGGTTGATGTCGATCCAATTCATGGTATGATTTCTCCGGATACTTTACTTAAACGTATTGAACAATATCCCGATATTAAAGTTCTTATGTACGTATGTTGGGGTGGAGATCTTGGGCCATTGCGGGAAATTGATGCAATTTGTAAAGAGCACGGGATCAAACTTATTGTTGACGCGGCGCAGGCATTCAGTATGTATGCACACCGCGGTATTTTAGGTGACGGTGGATATGGTGACTACGTCTGTTTCTCTTTTCAAGCAATCAAGCATATAACTACGGGAGACGGGGGCGCTATTGCTTTCAGAGATGCCGATGATATGGCACGGGCCAATAAGTTGAAGTGGTTTGGGCCAGATAGAGATGGATTCCGTACTCCTAGTGGCGAGATTGATTGGACATGTGATGTACCCGAGATTGGATTTAAAGCACATATGAATAACATCGCAGGATGTATTGGTATTGCTCAGATGACTGCGCCCAATCTAAGTGCGCGTTTATCTACTTATGTCATGAATGATTTACGTCTTAGTAAGGCACTCGATGGAATTCTTCAAAGATCTTGGACGGGACCATCGGCTGCATGGGTATCTACATTTGTGGGCAACAAAGGAGATGGGTTGACAATTTTTTTACGAGATAAAGGTATTCATGCATCAGCGATGCACGTGAATAATGATTTGTATAGCGGTTTTCATGCAGATCCCGTAGACCTTCCCGGCGTTACGGCGTTTATGGAAAGACATATCTGCTTGCCTTGCGGCTGGTGGGTATCTGATGCTGATATTCAATATATTGCAGATAGCGTGAAAGAATTTTATGAGTAAGAATTTCGATGTTATTATCACATATACTGCCGGATTCCATTCCAGTATAAGTCCCGATGTTAAATTTTCTGGACACTCTGGTAAGCCGTTGAGTCTGATTATTGGTGATAACGCGCGCATTGAAGATGGGGTATGTATTGCAGTAGGAGGTACTGTACGTATTGGAGATAATGTTACTCTTCACAATCATGTAACAATTCACGGGCATGGTGATTGTACGATTGGGGAAAACTCCTGGGTGGCGCAATATACTTCACTTGACGCTACTGGAGATCTTGAAATAGGTGAGGATTGCTGCATTGGCTTTAATTGCCAAATTTGGTCACATGTTTGTAGAGTTCCTCAAGTAAAGAATACACACTTTCCTAATAAGTACGCAAAGACGATCCTTAAAGACCGGGTGTGGTTACAAGGTGGACTAATTACAATCAATCCGGGTGTAACTATTGGAGAGGATTGTGTGATACTTAGCCAGTCTGTAGTAAATCAAGACACTTTGCCGGGTTATGTATATGGAGGTTCTCCTGCACATATAATTTCTTCTTATCCACATTGTATAAATGAATAAGAAAGAGCAAGACGTCCAAAAAGCATTGGGCACGTTGCCCGAATTCCTTTGTGATAATTGTAAAAAGATATTTACTGTTGATGAAAAGTGGTTATACCAAAGCGCTGTACATTGTAAGCGCATGTACTTCTGTACACTATGCGCCACCGCGCAACTATGCGCAGATAGATTACATGGTGTGCCTGATGGGGCCTTCATAGGCCCGCTTAGATAATGGATGAGAAAGAGAGAAAAGTCCAAAAGGCTTTAGGAGCATATCCTACACATATGTGCGCTTGTTGTGGTAGAACATATCCTGCAGATGAGATGTATGCGCGAATAAATAGTAATTGTGATGTCCTTTTTTATTGTCATGATTGTCACCGTTTGCCAGATTATCCAATTCAGTGTTTCCATCATTAGCTAATGGATAAGAAAGAAGAAAAAATACAACGAGCATTAGGCTTATTTCGAAAATATGAAGGGTATATTAGGATGAATGGATATACTCATCATGCTATATATGAAAGGAATGCTACTACGATACGTCAGGCACATGACCAATTTAATGGGATTGTCCATCGTTTGAATAAACGTGCAGATGTCCATGCGAGTTTACATATGATTATAGATAAAGATACAGGAAAGGTCACATGGTTGGCGGGATCGCAAGATTAGAAATTAAGACTATTCTTAGTCAACTTGTTCCTGAAGATGTCGATCATCCAGGTCTCCGTGAAATATGGAGCTATCTTGATGCGCTTCTGTCTTATGAGATACATAATAGTCATTTTATTAAGGCAATGAGCAATAAAAAGTTCATTCAAGAACAATGGGACGGGAAGAATCACTTATTTAGTGTAAAGACGGGTAAATTTCTCACAGGCTTATTGCCATATGTTGAGGAAGCGCTTAATCAGTATGGAGTTCCATATAGTATTGAAGATAATCGAATGGCGTATCCGCAGCAACCTATTCCTGGATTAATTTTACAGCCCCGACCGTACCAAGATGATGCAGTAGATATTGCGTATGAAAAGAAACGCGGAATTATTTGGGCTCGCCCACGTTCCGGCAAAACGTTAATGGAAATTATGTTGGTTCAGCGACTGGGAATTTTTCCAGTATTGAGTATATGTCAAAGTATCGACGTCGCACGGCAAACTGTTGATAAGTTTAAACAATTTCTTCCCGAGGCACAAGTAGGCCTTATTGGTGACGGTGAATGTGATATTCAACCTATAACTGTTTCGACGATTCAATCGTTAATGGCTGCATATGATATTAAAGAGAAAATTCCCAAAAAGCAGATGGAGCGAATTCCTGCGATCGCTAAAAAGTTAGCGATACAGCAATTAGTGGAAACCTCAAAATTTGTTTGGGTAGATGAATGTCATCATGCAGTTAGTGCAACTCATAAATACATTTTGCAGAATAAGGTGTATTCCGCCGAATATATTTTAGGTTGTTCGGGAACACCTTTTAGAGAAGATAATACGGAAAGATTACTGGAAGGGTTACTTGGACCTATTATATATGAGATTGATTATAGTAAACTGATTGATGCTGGTTATCTTGTGAGACCAACTGTGCATCTGATCAAGTTACCTAAAGTCATTCAGTTTGAGGGTAAGACCGCTTATGCTACTATTTATAAGCAAGCGATTGTTGACGATAAGTTGAGGAACGCTGCAATTGTTAAAGTTGCTCGCAGCTTACAAGCGCAGGGTAAGACTTGTATGATTTTAGTTACGAAGATTAATCACGGTAATGCTCTTGAAGCTCTTATTCCTAATGCAAGATTTAGCAACAGTAAGTCAAAAGATCGTGCGGTACTTTGGCGTAAGTTGAAAAGTAGACAACTCCTTACATTAATTACAACTCTTGGGGACGAAGGTATTGACGTTCCTTCACTTGATGCAACAATTATTGCTTCTGGTGGTGAATCTGCGATCAAAGTATTTCAACGTCTTCGATGTATGACACCCTCTGAAGGAAAAGACCACGCAATTGTAGTGGATTTTATTGATCCTTATAAATATTTGCATAGACATTCTAAAAAGCGTGAACGCCTTTATAAAAGTGAATCACGTTTTCGAGTAACATATAAGGAAGTTACCGTATGATATGTGTCCGTTTTTTCGTTAGAGATGATGAAGTTCAGGTAGATAAAGCCATATACTTTTTGAATCACCAGAAAATTGCTCTTACTGCACATAATAAAGAGTTGGAGCAAGAGAATAAGCAACTTAAGAATAGACCAGACACTGTATATGATCCACCAAAGAGAAGTTTGGTGGTAAAACATACTAAAGGCAGTAAGATTAATATGGATGCCGATATTACGGCGTGGAACGTACAGCATTTTCTTAGGCTTTTCCAAAATTTGTATAGTGCAAAGTATCCGCATGAATTTGATATTCACGGGAAGCAGTGGCAAGTATTTGCAATCCGTATTAGTCAATTCCGTAATATGCATGAAGTGATTCAAGATAATGCAGTGTATAAAGAGATGATTGAATGGTTGTTCGCGAAGAAATTCAATAAGAAATTTGTTGCGTCAATTCCGCTAATATCGAGTGATACTATGTTGTATCAATGGTTAGCTACGACAAAGACGAGAAAACCTGTTGATCCCGATAAATTTAAGCAGCTTGCCGCACAGACGCCCAAGAGTACAAAAGCTCTCGATAAAGATATTGCGGACGCCTTTTAACGTAAAGCGATTTGAATGATTAAAAAGATTCCCCTTCGATTTGATTCTGATGCATTTAAGGTGTCTGCAGATGAAGTTCTTGCGATGAAGAGCAAATACTGTGATACATGTCCCATTTGTAAAGGTACGCGGGTTGTAGGTGAGGAAGAAGCTGAAAAGTTTGCTAAGTGCGCATGTGTAACTGCGTTCAATGATGCTTATACGCTGGCACATGCGAATATTCCTGTTGCCTTTAGGGAATTGTCATATCAAGACATAGATGAGCGTTTCAAGCAGGATAACGCGGAACATTTCAGACGTATCGTGCTATATAACCGTCAACAGGCAAAAGCGCTTGAAACGGGATTCGGATTATTTATGCAAGGGGGAAATGGTTCAGGGAAGAGTTTTCTTGCCACGTTGGTATTAAAGAAGGCACTCAAAAGTGGATACTCTGGGTATTTCATTTTGATGTCTGATTTAGTTGATAAAGCATTTATGGCGTTACGTGATCCCGATGTCCGTAAAGATTTGACAAAGTTAGTCGTAGAGATGGACTTTTTAGTAATTGATGAAATCGACAAAGGCTTTCAGGATCAGAATGACAATGTGCAAAGATTGTTATTACCTTTATTTAAGAAACGGTGTGATTATTTCAAGAAGCCTTTAATCGTTACGTCAAATGAAATTAAGGCAGATATCGAGCACACTGTAGGGCAAACGATTGCGGCAATGTTCATGGAACGCCTCACCGAAATTATCTTCGTAGGAAATTATCGCCCACAAATTTTAGAGAAGCTAGAAAGTGACTTTTTCGATGACTGAGAAAGAAATTGCAGTCCAAAAGGCGTTAGGGGTTTATCCAAGAAAGTACGTGGTTTACGTGACTGCTACTCTGACGGAGGCTGAACCAGGTACCGGAATAATTAACACAGTTGCATTATCGAAAGGTGGGGAGGTCTCTAAAGTCACGCATATGCCGGGTGGAGGTAATACTAATGTTACTCATACCATTATTAAGGAGAATTTTACAGTGCACGCGATGTATTATGGTCAACTATTACCAAAACTAAATACTGCAGTAAATGAAAAATACCCCCAATTTAACGGGACACTTGAAATAACTGCATTAAAGCACGGCACGGATCACTATGATGATTAGTAGAAAAGAACGTAAAATTCAAAAAGCATTGGGCCTTGAGGACTGTTTACCTCCTACTATGTGGTGGCAAGTAACGTATCATGTATGGTTGGGGCGTATAAATGTCAAGAACTTTTTCAATGAAACTATTTGGTTATGGGCAGCATTTAAGTTGCCTAAGAAGCTTGTATATTGGGCCGTAATTCGTATGTGGGCACATGCTACCACTTGTCCCAGTGGGTGCAATGATAGTCCGGATGAAGTTGATGTATGGGCCGCACTGAAACGGTGGGAAAACGGACCAAATGCCTGAAACTACATTCAATAATTCTGTAACAGAGAAAAAAGTACTTACTGCTCTTTTACTCGATGAAAATGTACTGAATCAGCAAATCAATAATATGAATGTTGCCGATTTTTATGATACGCGGCATCAGTACATGTTTGAGATTATTGAAAGGTTCTATCGAAAATATTACAAACTTATTGATCGCAATATTTTAGATCGTTGGCTGTCTAAACATGATCCAAACAATAAAACTGATATTCTTTTATTGTTTGGAGAGTTGCACGCGTTTGGAATAGATAAGTACTCCAAATACTATATAGATGAACTTAAGGAGTATACAGCAAAACGTAAATTGTATTCAGTGTATAAAGAAATTGGCGCAGGTCTTGAGGCAGACATAGATCCTGTTGAGATTGCATCAAATATTGCGCAACAAATTTTAACTGCCAGTACTACCTCTATTGTTGAACGTACTTCTGTTTTTGATAAGCCTGATGAGCGGATACGCCATTATATTGACAAAGAACAACATCCTGAAAAGTATCAGGGAATACAATATGGGATCAAAGAGATAGACGAATTGACGGGTGGAATGTTTGCAGGCCAATTATACTTAATCATCGGTCGAACTGGTGCAGGTAAATGCGTAAAATTTGACAGTCAATTAGTAATGGCTGACGGTACATTGCGCACAATTCAAGATGTCGTTAATTCTCAAGAAGGTAAAGTTTTGACTTTATCTAATAATTGGAACAAATTACGTACTGTACAACCCGCTAATTATATGCATTCGGGAAAACAGGAAGTATTTAAAGTCACGACTACATCTGGACGCATTATTGAAGTTACTCATACCCATCCACTACTTACCGTAGGGGGTTGGCAACCTTTACAATCTGTAACTATTGGTGACCGTATTGCAGTTCCTCGTGAAATTCCTATATTTGGTAAAAGCAAATTACCTTCAAATCAAGTACGTTTATTAGCATATTTAATTGCTGAAGGTAATTTATCTACGCAATCTATTGGGTTCACTAATTATGATTTAGACATTCGTGCAGATTTTCGCAGAGTAGTCGAAGATAGTGATATTGCGGACCTAAAGGTAACCGTTCATGGTACAACGTTGCCTGAATATAAACGCACTTTAGCAATTGTGGGGAAAGAATTGACCCCAGAAAGAGTACGTTACGGTAAAACCAAATACCGGCGCCTGACTGTCAATCCTATTAAAGGGTGGCTAAAAGGGTTTGGGTTACTCAGTAAAAAATCGGTACAAAAAACAATTCCGGATGAAATCTTTAAACTCCCGAAGGAAAAGTTGGCACTATTTTTAGCTATCCTCTGGAGTTGTGATGGAAGTATTTATGGTAAAACATTATCGCATATTACATTTGAAACGGGTTCCCCTAAATTAACTCGGCAGGTTAGTCATTTATTATTAAGGTTAGGTATTCTTACTCGATATTGGGAGCATTACACAACGTGTAACGATAAAAAATTTATAGTGGGAAGTCTCGAAGTTATGGGTAGTTGCCGTGCAAAATTTCTTAATGAAATTGGTCCATATTTTGTCGGGGAAAAATGTGAAAGAGTATCAAAGGCATTGAAATTTTTGTATGAGGCACAACAAAATACCAATGTGGATACGATTCCAATGAATTTAATTAAACCTCATTTACCTATTACGCGAATAGATAAAATTGATCGTAAAAAGATAGCTAACGCCGGATGCAAATTTGAATTTAATTATTCTCGTGATTGGAATAAATATGGTATATGTCGTAATAAAGTTGAAGAGTTGGCAGATGCATTAAATAGTCCACCCCTTAAAAAGCTTGCAACATCCGACATTTTTTGGGATACAGTTAAAAGTATTGAATGCACAGGATTAGCTGACACATATGATTTAGAAATCTCTTCGACGCACAATTTTGTTACTAATGATATAATTGTACACAATAGTCGTGCACTTTTTAATATTGGGTGCAATGTAGCTAAAGCCGGTAAGATGGTGATGTACTGTACGATTGAAATGGACGCCCAAATTCTTCAAAATATGTGGGAATCGCGAGAAGCCAAAATTCCGCTAACCGATATTATGCGTACACAATTAGTAGGTTACAATCGTCGTAAATATATGGCATTCTTGGAACATCAGAAAAAGGTGCAACATCCTCTTTATCTTGTAGACATTCCACAAGGATGTACTACAGGGATCATTGAATCTGAAGTTTTGGCATTTGAAAAGATACACGGACAAGTTCCAGATATAGTATTAATTGATTATGCAAACTTGATTCGACCGATGTCCAAGTATAAAGATCGAGCCGAAATGTATGATCACGTGTTTAGAGAATTAAAAGAAGGTTCCCGTGCACATAAAACCGTATATTATACGGCGGCACAGATGAACAGGGAATCTTTAAAGGCAACAAAGCAAGGTACTGAACATATTGCATTTTCTGATGCAAGTTCTTATCATTGTGATTCGATTTTTCGTATTTTTGCCGATGAAAAAGATGAAGTCAACCATGAAGCACATTTTGAAGTGATTAAAGGCAGATACCATCAAGGTTCATGTATCGATTTGTTCTGGAAGAGGGATATTAACTGGATTGGTAGTTGGGATAATACCGTAAAACATTTAAGCGGAAGTAGTGATGATGCGAGTCCGAATGTCAGCGGATCCGCCGCAACAAACTCAGCGGACGTACCCGATTCAGGGCAAAGTACCTCAGCAGCAGACCTCAGCGACTATTAACGTCGCAGCTGTTGCAGAAAAAACAGATCTCGTTACGCTTGCATGGGAATATGGATTAGATTTATTCCCTCAAAATAATGGAGATTATGTTTGTCTTTGTCCGTTTCATGCAGATAGTGAAACACCCAGTATGCGTTTCTATGTTGAAACGAACACTTTTCATTGTTTTGGTTGTCACGCAGGTGCGAGTGTATTTGAGTTTGTAATGCGTATGGAAAATATGACTTTTCCTGACGCACTGCATCGATTAGCGGAACGTGCTGGGTATAGTAATGCACATACTTTACGTGATCTTAATATTATTTCATCAGAAGACAGTTTTACTGTTGTTAGGGAAAAAATTGAAACCGAATTGCATCGTAAAGCCTATCAAGTGTACATATATTTGAAAAATATTGGGATTCCTCCTATAATATTGGGACAATATTTTGACGCTTTGTGGCAATGGTATGATCATACTCAATATATTTTTGATAAAAAGCTATTTGACGGATTTTCTTCGTTGCTTTTGCAGCAAAAATTATATACATTACATCAAGTATTTTTAAGCAAATTATCTGAAACGGAGAACGTATGTCTCAGCCAGTGATGGACGCTATTGATGTGACGGCACAAAAGTTTCACCGTACGAAGGATCCTCAGCATTTTACGGACTTCGTTAAACTTGCTACGCCAATTATTCGACAGGTCGCGTACAAGGCGTGTCGGGATTCCACATGGAACGTTGATGACCTTTTTGCAATTCTTCTTGCGGACATGTGGCGACTTTTTAATCGTTGGGAGCCTGTGCCGGGCAAAAAATTTCATTGGTTAATGTTACGGCAGCTTAAAAATAAGACAATTAATTTTATCCAGCACCAACGTGGTCACCCCCATCAAATATGTAATGTGTGTAATACTAAGCAAGTTTCTAAGGCGTCCGCAGAATGTACTACTTGTGGTTCATCTTTAAAATTACCTAATTTGTCGTTTTCCCTTGATCTTGCCTTGAGCCTCGGTTTACCCCTTAGTACACATCAGCCAGATTACTTAAGGGATATTGAAAATAAGCAGATTGTATCTCGACTCCTGCAACGCGTAAAAACTATAGATATGACAACCTATACAATTTTGCAGTTAATGTTACAAGGCTGCTCTAAAAGTGAAATTAGTCGTGAGGTTAAACTTGCACAAAATGCAATGAATAATCGCATTAAAAAGTGTAGACAAATTGTGGAAGACTTAATATAGGAGCTATTATGACTCAGCCAACTGTAGAAGTAACTAAACATTTAAATTTTGGTGCATCTCATTATCTCGCTAATCACGAGTGGGATATTGCAAAAAATCGTGCAGCATTTCATGCATGTAGTCTTTATAAAGACGATGCGGGAAAGATTCGAGAGCCACATGGGCATACGTATCATCTTGAAGTCACTGTACGCGGCGAAATCGATGAAGGCACCGGCTTTGTTATTGATTTCAAGGAGTTGAAACGTATTCTTGAAGAGGGCGTAATCAAACGGATGGACCATAGACTGCTCAATGATATTGAGTATTTTAAAATGACAAAGAAGTCACCTACCGTTGAGAATATTTTACATTATATTTGGGGTGCAATCTGTATACAGATTAATGAGCTTCGTCCAGGATTAGCCTGGTTGCAGCAAGTTAAGGTATGGGAAACTCCGCATTCCTTTGGTACACTTACTAAAGAAATGATGGTATTTACTACAGAACAATTGCAGACGATGGGCGACTACGGGACACAGTTTGATACCAGTAATGGTTAATATGGGGATAGATTAATGGCAGATAGAGTTGATAGAAAGGATCTTCCAGATATTCAAAATATCAAAGATACACGAGGCAAGTTCATTAGTCGCGCAGGGGTGACGAATGTTAGTATTCCGTTAAAAATTGGGCAGAAGGACCAAGTAATTGCGCAACCTGTACAGGCAAATGTTTCTATGTACGTTTCAGTTGACGAGACTACGAAAGGTGCCAATATGTGTTATGACGATCAAACTGAGATACTTACGAAAAGCCATGGATGGGTTCTTTTTAAAGATCTTCGTAAATCTGATTATGTAGCTACATTAGATCGTCCCGGAAATTCTATCACGGGTGAGAAATTTGTATGGAAAAAGCCTACAAAGTATTTTGAAGATACTTATAAAGGGAAGATGTTTAGCGTCGAATGTAGAGGCATTAATTTGTGTGTAACGCCTAATCATAATCTTTTGGTGTTTGATTCTAAGTTTAAGATTTTTCCTGAATTAATGCGCGCTGACGAATTTTTCGATAAAACTACTTATAGGATGTCTAAAAGGTGTAATTGGTGCGGCATGGCGCCTAAATATATTGAAATTACTACCACTTCTCGGAAGACATTTAAGAAGCGAAGTACTTACCAATTTCCTGTACAAGGTTTTATGAAATTGCTCGGATTTTATTTAGCAGAAGGTTGTGCACATAAAGATAAATCGCGTTCTGGGGGATATCAGGTAATTTGGTCAAATTCTGATAAGAATATTCTAAAAGAACTTGCACATATCCTAAAAAATCAGGATATAAATTCTTCAATATCAAAAAATGGTAGTGCATTTAATTTAGTTGTATCAAATAAAACGTTGTATGAATATTTTAAAAAATTGAAGAAGTCTCCCGAAAGATTTATTCCGCAAGATATTAAAGAACTTGCTATAGATTATTTACAAACTCTTTTCGAATACTATATGTTAGGTGATGGGAGTCATACGAAAACTTCTAAATCTTTTTATACTGCATCTCAGCGTCTTGCTGATGATTTACAAGAAATCGGAATTAAATGTGGTATTGGCGTACATATTAAACCCAATACTCGTCCTATGAACGCATTTAAACCTGGTGCAGTGTACTATGTAGGTTATCTGACAAATAATCTTATGCCGACTGTCAATTCAAGTCGAAAAGGTACGAGTACCAATCGAAATAAATGGGTTGATTATAATGGTAAAATTTACTGCTGTACGGTTCCAAATCATACGCTAATGGTTCGGAGGAAAGGAATACCTATTTGGAGTGGGAATTCGAGGTTCCTGGAAACTTTGATGGCATATGAAGCGTGCACGATTACGTCTAAAGATCTCGAACAAGTTATTGAAGATATGCTTAAACGCTTGGAGTCGCAAGACGGTTATATTAGTATCGCCTTTAAATACTTTGTGTCTCGATTTGCGCCAGTATCTAATAGTAGAGGAACGCAGGGATATGACGTCACATTTATAGGTAAGAAAGTAAATGGGCAATATGTTTTTGTAATGGAAGTTAGCGTAATGGGTACGAATCTTTGCCCATGCTCGAAAGAGATTTCTCAGTATGGTGCACACAATCAACGTAATACCGTTAGGTTACGTCTTGTTCCTACAGAAGATTTCTATTGGATCGAAGATATTATTGATGCTCTTGAAGGACAGATGAGTTCGCCTATTTATCCTCTGTTAAAGCGGGAGGATGAAAAGTTTGTGACTGAGACCGCTTATGAAAATCCGAAGTTTGTGGAGGACCTTGCACGTGACGTCGCGGTTATGCTTGATGAGAAGGGTGTAGCGCATTATCACATTAGGAGTACGGCTGAAGAGTCTATACATTTACATGAAGCAACAGCAACAATTAGTAAGGAGTGGGTATTAGAATGAGACAGGATAGAGCATTTATCAACGATGGTGACGTAGGTAACATAAAAGATTGGTTATGTGAACGGGCATCCAATTTGCCAAAGAGAAATTATATATGGTTGGAGGCGCCAAAACCTGAAGATTTGGAGAATGATTGTGTAGAAATCTGTATATGTGCACCCCCCCAGTTCGACCCTGCACGGACTCGTGCGAAGTTACTAGCGCATTTAGTACAAAAGGTAGGGGAGCGAAACGCGTTTTCTGTTGGTCCGCAGAAGTATTCTGTAAAGTGTGATTGGCGAGAGCGTATATATACTATTTACCTGCGTACCGATTCTGTACGTAAGTTATTGGGAAAATAAGTGGCTGATAAAATACACATGTCGTGGAATCAGTATATTATCGCGGTGCATAAAATTGCTTACTATTTTAAAGACGAGCGATTTGATGCGATAGTCGGATTGACTCGGGGCGGATTAGTTCCAGGAGTATGTTTATCGCACCAATTGGATACTCCGATGTTCGCATTTGATCCACATTCTCTTCGACCTGATGGAGGTGAACGAAGTAGTATTGGGTTACCGATATCTTCTGTAGTAAGTCGGCGTCTTTTGATTGTTGACGATATTGCAGATACTGGAGTAACTTTTACGAAATGTTCGATATTTTTCAAAGAAAGAGGGTTCCGTATACAAACTGCTGCGGTATATAGTAACAAAGAAGTGACGAAGTTTGATCCTACCTTCTTTGTTCATGATAATGAGAAACAATGGGTAGTCTTTCCTTATGAGGAGATAGTTTAGTATGAGTGTGTTGCCCCGGAAAAATAAAGCAGTCGTGACACTCAGCGGAGGTGCGGATAGTGCTACGATATTATATTTAGCACTCCAACAATGTGAAGAAGTCCACGCGGTTTCCGTTAATTACGGGCAGCGGCATATTAAAGAATTGCTATGTGCACAAAATCTTTGTAAAATTACAAAAGTTCCACATAGAATTTTACCATTTGATCTCACAGCGTTCGGAGGTTCACCATTAACTGATCCTACTCTCGAGATACCTGCACAGGATACACAAAAACAGGCCAATACTGTAGTACCTTATAGGAATACATTTATTGCATTCTTGGCTGCTGCATATTGTAAGGCGCATAATTTGAATATGATCTATATGGGACCAACTGCTGAAGATCATGCTAATTATGAAGATTGTCGGCCAGTATATTTTGATGCCCTTCAGCAGTTAATGCTTTTAGCTGGAACTATTCACGATCTTGCAATTGATACTCCGTTTATTACTTCTACCAAGGAGGAAATAATTAGAGTGGGCCAATATCTTAAAGTACCGTATGAACATACTTGGACGTGTTACGTTGGGGGAGAGGAACCGTGTATGATATGTGATGCTTGCCATGAACGATTGGCAGCATTTAAAGCAAATAATATGAAAGATCCTATAGTGTCTGATGCCGTATGGGAAAAATATATAAATACGCCGTAATTCGAAAGGTTACAGTAACTGATGAGTGGATTAATTGAATGGGCACCTGTATACAAGGCGTATGAAAATGAATTGCAGGGGATATACGATGTAGTTAAATTAGATGAAATTTTATACATGTTTTATGAGAGATTTCATCATTATGCTACAAAGGAAAGATTTCATCATGATCCTGCCACGTAGGTGCAGATATGTAAGGCTTACAGTAACTGGGCTGAGAAATGTCAAGTAGGAATAGCGTTAAGTGAAGGTGATGCTAAAATGCGGGTGATTGATGAATTAATACATATGAGACATTCTGGAGGATTTTTTGGAAATAAGCTTATTAAAGATTTTAATGAACTTAAAAAGCGATTGGATGAGTTGGAAAATGATGAGTATAGAAAGGGACTGAAGAAATGAGTTCAGGTAAAGAAATTCGATTTGGCGACAATGCACTTACGGGCATTAAGGCAGGTGTAGACAAGCTTGCGGATGCTGTGAAAGTTACATTGGGACCAAAGGGTCGAAACGTATCGTTGAGTAATGCTTTTGGGGGAGTCCCAACCATTACTAAGGATGGCGTATCGGTTGCGCGAGAAATTGAGTTCTCTGATGAGTTTGAAAATGCTGGAGCACAGCTTATCAAAGAGGTTGCACAAAAAACTGCGGATGTCGCAGGAGATGGTACAACAACTGCAACAATTTTAGCGCAAGCAATGTTCCACGAAGGTTTAAAGTGGCTTCACACTGGTGCAAATCCCATGTTCGTTAAAAAGGGAATTGAAGAGGCATCACAAGCCGCGGTCGCAAAGCTTCGAACAATGTCGAAAGAAGTTACTGCGAAGGATTTACAAGCGGTTGCCACAATTTCTGCAAACAGTGATGCGCAACTCGGTGAGCTTATTGCTAAGGCGATGGAAGATGCGGGTATGGATGGCGTGATTACTGTAGAAGAATCCGAAACTTTTGACACTACTAAAGAAGGTGTTGAAGGTATGGAATTTCCTCGTGGGTACATTTCACCGTATTTCATAAATGCTGCAAACTTGTCGTGTGAATTAAAGAATTGTAAGGTTTTGATTACTGATCAGTCGATTACTAATGTAAAGCACCTTGTTCCTATTCTTGAGAAGAGCGCACAAGCTGGGCATCCTATTCTTATTATTGCTGCAGATGTTAACGGTAGTGCGTTATCTATGTTAGTTCAAAATAAGTTGAAGGGCACAATTCAGTGTTGCGCAGTGAAGGCACCATATTTTGGGGATAATCAACGTGAAACTCTTGAAGATATTGCATCAGTAACTGGTGGACGTCTTATCGCTAAAGATTTAAATATGGCGTTAGACACAATTATTCTCAGTGATTTGGGTACCGTTGCACGTACAGTAATCACCAAAGATTCTTGCACTCTTGTTGATGGTGAAGGTACAGAGGCGGAGGTAAAAGTTCGCGCAGATCTTACTCGCCAACAATTAGAAAATGCTGAAGGTGATTTTGAAAAGGAGAAGATCCAGGAACGCCTTGCGCGCCTTCTTGGCGGTGTAATTGTCTTGAATATCGGTGCGGCTACTGAACCTGAGATGAAAGAGAAGAAAGCCCGCGTAGAGGACGCGTTGCACGCAACCCGTGCAGCAGTCGAGGAGGGAATTGTTCCTGGTGGTGGAATGGCGCACGCCTACGCGTGCTCTGCAATTGATACGTTACGAAACACTTCAAAACAGCGTGAATCTATTGAAGCAGGATACAAAATTGTCAGTAAGGCACTGTTTGCGCCTATTGCACAAATTTGTAAGAATGCGGGATTGACTCCGGAGGTCATCCTTGATCGGATTGCAGAAGTTACGAATACTAAAGACTTACCTGAAGATACTTGTGGCCTCGATATTGTAACAGAAACGTATGGAAATCTTTTTGAAATGGGTGTTACTGATCCTACAAAGGTTGCTGTACATGCATTACAAAATGCTGCATCGATTGCAGGTATGCTACTAACTTTAGACGCAGTAATAGTAAATGAACCTCCAGAAAATAACCCAGTAAGCGGACCACCTATGCCGATGAGTGGTATGCCACCAGGAATGGGGATGTAATATGTCAGAGTCACAGAATAATGGCGGAATAGCCAAAGAATGTGCTTTTAGTTGTTCAACGTCTGAAGAGACGCATTACGTACAAATAGCAGGACATGTAATAGGTGTTTATCTTGATCCGGGAGCAAGTCTCCCGGATCAAGGGTACGCCGATGATGCGGGACACGATTTGTATGCGCTCGAAGATGTAGATATTCCTCACGGATGTATGGATCTTGTGCGTACAGGTGTGCACCTCGATTTGCCTGACGGCATTTTTGCCCAAATAAATACCCGAAGCAGTTATGGTAAACGTGGTATAATGTTACACCACGGCGTGATTGATAGTGGCTACACTGGAGAAATTAGTGTATGGATGATGAATCTTGCAAGACATATCGAGCGAGAGTCACGCGTACAATCATCTGCAACTATCTCCGTTAAAAGGGGTGATAAAATAGGACAACTTTTGTTCCATAAAGTGGAACACGCGGAACTTAAGAGAATTGATAAGCTTCCTGTAAAAGAACGAGGAGATAAGGGACATGGCAGTACGGGCCGCTGATGTAGAAAAGGATGGACTTTTACCGGAACTTGAAATGTCGTTGATTCCGAGTAAATTTTCAAATAACATTAAGATAGATTTGTTCGGCCTTAGTGATGGTTTCTTATCTTTCTTGGTTTTTCGAGGATGTATTGAGGATGATGTTACATCAGATACTCAGTATGTTCCTATGGACCAGGCAGCCAGTTTTTGTAAGATGATTAAGGATATGTACAAAATCTATAAAACTCAGGGTGTTTTGCGTGCCGACATATAAATTTCAATGTAAATGTGGCCTTATGTGGACAGAGAGACAATCTCTGTCCACAGATAGTGCAGAACATACCGCACAGTGTCCTACATGTAAGGAAACATGTAAAAACACCGCTTTCGGTGGTACAGGTTTCCAGTTTACAGGACGACATATGAATAAACGATTACGTGGTTTTCCTGACTATACTGCAAAAGTAAACCAAAGCGCAGACGATGACGCGGCGCAAATGGAAAAAATTCATGATGCGAAGCAACGAGAAGACCTTAAAAATGGGGTAGACTAAATAAATGAGGAATCCAAATTGTACTCTTTGTACTCTTGGCCCGGGAGCAAATACCCGCTGCCTTTGGGGGGAAGGCCCATCGCCTTGCGATGTAATGATTATTGGAAGAGAACCCGGCGACCATGAAGATAGCACAGGGAAACAATTTGCCCCAAAATCCGTACCAGGCCAGTTATTGGATGAATTTATCCATGCAATGGGGTTAACCCGAGCCAATGTGTATATTACCACTTTGGCTAAATGTCGTCCTCCCGGTAATCGTCCAAGTACTACAGAGGAGCGTGCAGCTTGTCGTACTTATTTAGATCAAGAGATTAATGCGGTTAAACCAAGATTCATCATTACTTTAGGTGGTGATGCATTAGAGGCGATTACCGGACAAACGCAAGTAATGAAACTTGCGGGACAAGTAATTAACTATAAAACTGATTCTGCCTCTTACCGAGTTTTTGTAAGTGTACATCCGTCGTACGTACAGCGGAATATCACGTATAAAGATAGAGCGCTGAAACATTTTAAGACATTTGGTCAACTTACTCGGGGCGAAACACCTACAAGATCTGCCGTACGGTATGCATACGTTCAAACTATTGATCAATTCCGTAAATTAATGGTAAAGATGCGGGAACAGAAGACTATTGTATTTGATACCGAAACGACTGGGTTTGATTTTGTGAAAGATCGTCTGTTATGTTACTCTTTTTCATGGAAAGAAAATACTGCGGTAGTTCTACCATTATTGGGATATAAAGAAGCAACAATTTGGACGGAAGAGGAACTTGCAGAGATACATACCGCTCTTTGCAATATTTATGGGGATCCCAGCGTTACTTGGATCGCGCAAAATATTTCATTTGACGCGAAATTCCTAAAAACTGCAGGTATTGAAATTGCTGGGCCAATGGAAGATACTATGTTACTTCAATCGTTATGTGATGAAAATGCGAACGATTTGAAGGGCTTAAAAGCAATGGCAAACGTATATACGGATATGGGTAATTATGATGAAGGCCTTGATGCATGTAAGACGCAGTTAAAGATTGATCGCCGTAAATTATTGCAGGCAGATCAAAAAACGTGTAAAGATAAGATAAAAGGCCTTAAGAAGATACTCAAGAAGGCCGACGATACTGAATCAATTGAAATCAATCAAGATATTGTAGAACTTGAGGGAGAATTAGAAGATCTTGCACTGCGCGAGAAGGATATTACTTACGCAGATATTCCTACGGAGATTCTTTGGCCGTATGCCGCAATGGATGCAGATGCCACCCTTCGCGTATTTCATGTACTTACGAGACGCCTACATAAAGAAGCTGCAACATATGCGTATTCGCACAATAATCGTCCTGAAACTGATATGGTTAGGTATTATCATAAATTAGTTATGAGGCAGCGTAGAGTACTTGATGCCATGGAGCACCGTGGAGCAAAGGTAAACATTCCATATTTGCGTAAATTAGATGTAGGGTATTCCCTAAAATTAGAAGCACTTGTGCAGTCATTACTTTGTATGCCTGAGATTACAACAACGTGTGAAAAGTTACTCAAGAAAAGTCAAAAGAAGGCAGAAGAGCGTTGGGAAACTCTCAAGACTACTATAGATTTTAAAGCTGGGCTTACTCAGAAGAAACCGAAATTCACTAAGAAGGCTTATGGTGTCCATTATGGTAAGCCTATACCCTTTAATGTAAATTCTCATGATCACCTTCGACTTTTATTGTTTGATGTGATTGGTCTCGTTCATCCCTTCCCTGAAAAAACTGGCAAAGCTGGGTTATCTACCGATAAAGAAGTACTTGAGGCATTAACGGATAGCCATATATGTGTCGCGGCACTTTCAGAGAACCGCACATTAAGTAAGTTACATAAGACATATGTAAAAGGCCAGATAAAAAGGGCAAAGCAAGGTGATCGGGTCCATACGAATTTTAATCAACATGTTACGGTGACTGGACGTCTTAGTAGTTCTGATCCAAATTTACAGAATATTCCCAGAGCGAACAAAGACATTAAAAAGGCCTTTATTCCTACTTATCCTGGTTGGATTATTGCTCAAATGGATTATGCCCAGGCGGAATTCCGCATGTGGGCAGAATTGTCTAATGATCTGGATATGATTAATGACATTAAAAGTGGTTTAGATATCCATAGGGCAACGGCTGCACAATTTTGGGGTATTCCGGAAAAAGAGGTTACAAAGGACCAGAGGTCTGCTGCAAAATTCGTAGTATTCGGATTGATGTATGGTAGGGGTGCGGCATCTGTAGCGAAACAAGTAAAAATCACTACAGAAGAGGCTGAATCGATTATTAAACAGTTTTTTGCTAAGTATCCTGTTGCCCGTAGATGGTTAGCCACTACTAAAAAGTATGCGGAATCTGTTGGACATTCTCCGGGATATTTTGGTAGAGTTCGACGACTCCCGTACGCGCAAATGAAATTTGCAGATAAACAAAAATGGGCCGAGGCATTACGTCAATCAGTGAATGCACCTATTCAGGGAGGGGCTGCGGACCTTACCGGAGTGGCGCTGATTAAGATATATGATGAATTGCGTAAACATCCCGAGTGGGAAGCTCACCTTATTTTGACCGTACATGATTCTATTATTCTTGAACTCGCGCCCGCATGTGCGGAAGCAGTATTGACTATGTGTCACCAGAAGATGACTGAAAATGTTGAAAACATGAAAGTACCTATGGCCTCCGAGATTGAAATTGGGCGTAATTGGGGCGACCTTACCGAAATCTCCGCTGATGATATTGCCGCGGGACTTGCGCAGTTCTATGCAGATGAGGCCGCGTAAATTATATGAAGAATCGGACTATTATAACTGTGATATGCAAAGATCATAAAAGATATAAAGCAAGTTCGCCACCTAAGCAGGATTGTTTAATTTGTTGGAAAATTTATGCTGCACGTATGCAACAAAATAATGGGTTACTCAAGGCAGAACTGAAGGAGTTAAAAAATGGCACGGGATCCTGACAACAATTTCCCGTTCGGGGATGATGACTCCATGGATGGTGAAGGAATGAAAGAAGCACGGGAAATGCAGAAAAAGGTTCAAGAGATTCATAGCAAGATGGTAGGGGACAACCCCGTTCCTGCAGACCTTGATGATGTTCTACAGTTTTTACGTATAATTAATTTCAATTTTATGTCACTTACTCGATTGATTCAAACAATTTTGATGAAGACGTCGGATATCGATGCGTCAGTAATAAATCTTGAAACGAGTATAGTAGAAATGGGTACACGTTTAGCGAAGTTTAGTGATATGTATAGTATGCTCGATGAAATTGAAGATGACTCAAAGGAAGATACAGATGATAATTCGCGCAGCTGACCCACACTCAATTTTTGATGATAGTACTGCCCGTGCAGCCATGGTCAAATATTGTCAAAAACGTGGATTAGAATGTGTGGTCAATGGCACGTATGATAAGATTGATGTATGTGCAAGAAATCTACAAACAGGGGAGATTGTAGGTTTAGAATTGACTAACAATTCTTGTTGGACTACGCAAGAAAGGTATCCCGAACCACGTATTCATATTCCCCGGCGAAAATGGGAAACGTTTTTCCATCAAGTGTATAATCATCCTGCAGCAAATATAAGTAAAACAGATAGGGCGTACCTTGTTGTGATGAATGTTCCGTGTACTCGTGCGGCACTCCTTAAATTTACAGACATCCTTAAACCTTTACCAATATTTGAAGAAGAGTATCTTGAGATTAACGGTAAATCTGATATATTTGTATGGGTGCCCGTATCTTATATTCATAACTACATAGATCTTCCGCCATTATCTGATGAAATTAAGGTATAATTAATATGCCTCAAGTTGCTTTTGATGATATTCAAGTAGGTACAGTATACGTTACTCAGGGCGGGGTTGCAATAATTGACGACATCGGAAATTTCGCGGGATGGGGGTATGATCGAGTATTGGTGACTATGAAGAATACGGTAAAAATTATCGTAGCTACTCCATGGGGAACGACGTGTATTCTTGATAAGGATTATCCGCTGTATAGTACCCGTGAAACTTCACCTAGTATCGAATTCAAACTTCTTACTACGTATACTTCAAAAGAAACTATTCCTTTTGACGAGGCACTATCTCGAAAAATATGTAAAGAACTTATCGTACATGCTACGCTCACTCCGACTGAATTGATCCCTGCATTAATTGACTATTTTAGGGAACCTCGGACAATATCTGAGGCAGCTCAAGAATTTGATAAAAGGTATCAACAAATAAAGTATACTATTGATAAGATTGATGTTATGTCAAAATATAATGTAATACATAAAGAAAACGCTGCAAATAAAACTGTGCAGATTATTGAGGTAAAATGATGGTAAAAGCGAGTAAACCGAGTGAAGGGCGTCAAGGATTTAAGGACGCATTTCAAGTAAAGTATAAGAAAGAAGGAGTGACTGTAAATACTGCAGCGGACTTACCCGCAGTACGTTCTATTCCTACAGGCATCTTTACATTTGACGTCGCTACAGGTTGTGGGGGATTTCCAAGTGGTAGGGTAATTGAAATATATGGCCCCGAGTCTAGCGGTAAATCTTTATTGTCTTTATGTGCAGTTGCCTATGCACAGAAAATGTTTAAGTCAACCGCACTATATTTTGATATCGAGGGAGGTACTCCCGTAGAGTGGTTAGAAACTCTTGGAATTGATCTTAATTATTTCGATATCGTGAGTGCGGGATTAACCGCAGAACAAAATTATGATGTAATAATTGAAGCAATTCGTTCGGGTGTGTATACATATATCGTTATTGATTCGCTTGCAGCAATGATTCCTCGGGCACAACTTGAGGGCACGATAGACAAAGCCTATATGGCCGAAGCCGCCAGAGCAGCAAGTAAAGGAATTCAAAAAATTGTCGCCACTTTAGGTGCATTGGATCCAGAGGGCCCAGATGGTCCTTGTTGTATTTTTATCAATCAGATTAGAGAGAAACCCGGAGTAATGTTTGGTAGTCCTGAAAGTACTCCTGGGGGAAGAGCGCTAAAATTTTATGCGGCTCAACGATATAGAGTAAATAAGAAATCACAGTCGCAAGTAACCGAGCACGGTGATGTTATTGGGCACTCCATTGAAGTGAAGAACAAAAAGAACAAACTTGGACCCCCTTTGCGTGAGGGCGAGTTTTTCATTAATTATACCCAGGGATTGGATACCGTAAAATCCGTCATGTCTATTCTTAAGAATAGGAAAATGTATGAGAAGTCACCCAAAGGATATCTTCTCACTTTAGGTGATGAGGTTCTTGAATATCCGACCGTTACTGCGATTAAAGAAGCTTTGGCTGATGAAGAATTTCAAGCACGGGTATATGCCCTGCTCCTTGAACAGCATATAGGTACCCGTACAGAAGATTCTTCGGAGGATGCCGCGGATACCGAAGATATAGAGTTCCCTAAATTTAAGGGAGAAGCTGCAGAATAATTTGCACAAATCTCTTATTTATAATGTATAATAAGTAACAGAAAGGATACTAATGAACGGCAAGGTATTGATTACAAAAATGGTCAAGCATGGCACAGGTAAAACTGTTGGTTCTGCATTTGGTTTCGGGAGTTGGTCAATCGGAGGCACTTCAATTGAAATTGAACTGGATCCTCCACTTGATATAACTACTGCGGAAGGTCAAGCAGCTTATCAAAAAATGAAGGCCTCTTTAGGTAAAATGACGTTACGTGCATTAGCCGAAGACGTTGCTTTAGCGTGTCAAAATGATATCGAATTAAGTAAATCAATTATGCACAGAGAATTGACTGTGAATAGGGGATTGGAGAATAACGGTGATTGAAGTAAATCTAACTCCAATTGCACTTCTTTCGATTGACGGGGCACAGGAAATTATTGATGAATATACAAATTACGCTATTTTGCAGTACGATGTCTTTTTAAAAGAGCTCAATGCGCAATCTGTTACATTATCTGCAGATCCCAGTGCAGATGTAATCGGTGTGTTAAATATGCAAATTGCACAGGTTGATGCGCTTAAGACACGTACAGCTACTGTGTTCAGTAGAGCAATTATTAATGAAGACGGTCTTAATGTGTTATCTAAGAAGATTACATCATTATATAAGACAGAATTCGATAGGCGCTTACCTACATCTCCGATAAAGGATTTTTCTAATAAAGAATTACGTGAAGGTGCATGCAATTCACTGTTAGCCCAATTGAAGGCTGCGGTGACTGTCATTGATGGTTCACTTTCACAGGCGCGTACATTTACTAAGGTTGTCAAAAACGAATTCGATAAACTTGATAGTACCAATAAAAATATTTCTCGACAGATTACTGTGATACAAACACAGATTGAAATCGGAGAAATTCAACGCGCGTTAGATAGCGGTGGAACTGGTAGAACCTCTGGGCCTTCAGTGACTCTCTCGGCAGCCCATTCACCATTACCACATAAGAATACAGTATGAAAAATGAGGAGAAAAAGAAAACCGCAGAATGAAGCATGCATATGCCATATGGATATGCAAAATAATTTACCCAAAATGTTGAGGAATTCAAAATGAAAGTACGCCACCAAGAAAACAAGCCGATTCCTGAAGGCTTTTACCTTGCACAACTTGATAGTCTTGAAGAGACTAATCACGCTACATTTGGCGCAAACATCAAATGGTCTTTTGTGATTAAAGAGTCTCCGAACGATCCTTCTGCCGTCGGCACGACCGTTACTGGAATGAGTAGCATGAAAGTGTCACCAAAGAGTAAGATGTTCTCATGGTTACAAGCTTTTGGGGTCATTTTAGGTGGAAATGACGAATTTGAATTGGACGATTTGATCGGTAGAATGGTCAAAGTTCAAATTACGAATAACGTCAAACCGTCTATGGTTGATGGGCAAGAACGTACGACCACGTATTCGAACGTTACTGCACTCGCTGCATACATACCTGATCAAACTCAGGCAGTTCCTCCCCCTGTAGCAACAGCACCTGCCGCCGCTCCCGCGACCGCTGCGCCTGCGGTGGCTGCTCCTGCAGCAGCACAAGTGGCTTCCCCTTCCCCTGCTCCGGCTACGGCAACCGCCGTCCAGGGCACGGCTGCCGTCGTTGACCCGCAGGCATTGAATGCTGATGAGGACTTTGGCTTTTAGAGTCCTTTAGTAGTAACTGTTCAAATGGGGGAAGTGTAATACTTCCCCCATTCCAATCTATGAAATTCATATCATTACATTTAGTAAATTATCAGGCGCATAAGGACACTACGGTAAAGTTTACCGATGGTCTTAACACCATTATAGGGGAGACTGATGTAGGGAAATCTTCGATTTTGCGGGCACTCCGTAAGCTGGTGAGGGATTTACCGGCAGGCAAAGATTTTATTAATCGAGATGCCTCTACTATGACGTTATCTTTAGAATTTATTGCAGAAGATGGTACGTCGCATACATTGACCCGACAAATTACGCAGTCAAAAAATTTATATTTTCTTGATGATGCAGAATATGGTGGATTTGGCAGAGAAATTCCAGAAGAAATTCAACGCGTATTAGAAATGTCCATCATTGAACTTGAGAACGGTGATAAAATTGATCTCTATTTTTCAGATCAACATGATCCACCTTTTATGATTTCTCGAGGGTCTGCAGGTACCCGATCTAAATTAATTGGTAGACTTGTCGGTTTACATCTGTTAGATCGCGGTATTGTTGCAGTGAACCGCGACATACGCGCAGGAAATCAAGAGTTAAGAGTAGCTACCGCACAAAGTGTTGAGGCACAAGAAAAAGTAGCCTCTTCCAAAGATACTACGCCAGGTCACGCAATATGTAAAACTGTGCAAATGGCGCTACAAAAACTTACAGAAATGGAGAATAAGTTAACTGCATTAACTCATCTTCGTGCTCGATATGAATTGATCTGTGACGCGGGTAGAGTACTTGTAAAAAAATTGACCACGTTACCCGATATTGTTGTAGATTTTCCAGAAATAAGGGAAAATGTACTGCGTTTGGCGAAACTTCAAACTCTTACGAATACTTTAGATAAGAATACTCAAGATATTGATGGTTTTCCTGAGTCACGTGAAGATATTGCAGTTAATTTTGATGATCTACGTAGTGATATTCAAAAAATTGCATTTCTCCAAAATCGTACAAATACACTTACGCAAATTGATGCGGATATTTCACAATTATCAAGGATAGATTTTGATCATAACATTGATGCAGCAGAAGTTGCATGGACTACATTGTTACGTAAAATGAAAATTTGCCCAACCTGTAAACAACAAACGCACCATATAGGGGACTACTGTGAGTAAGCCTAAACAGACTGCATCTGACACTGAACGTATTACGAATGAAATTATCCATAGACTTGTTGTAAAGATTACTGAACTTGATGAAGATGTTATTAAGCTTGTATCCACTAAAATAGGCATGTTAGGGGAATTAGAAGAAGTGCAAAGTCGTGTAAATATTCTTGAAGAACAGAACGCTATTATGCGACATAAATTTGACCAACATCAATTTCCAACATTGATGGCCGAATTTACGGCGCACGCAGCACAGAAACAATTACCGAAGAGGCCTTCTCGGCGTAAGAAACAATGAAACTATTGATTTTTACAGATGCACATATTCGCGCGTCCACACCTCGCAGTAGAATAGATGATTATCCCGCGGCATTATGGGAAAAATTTCGCCAAATTGGTCAAATTATTACCAGCCAAGGAATTCACGCAGTTCTTATTGGTGGAGATTTATTTGATTCGCCCGATCCGTCGACCAGCGTAGTAAATAACTATTTGCAAGTATTTTCATATTGGCAGATACCTATATACAGTATTGTAGGGTCTCATGATAAATTTGGGTACAATGATGATACACTATATCGTACAGGATTGGGAACCTTACTAGCTTCGGGCACCGTTAAACTATTGAAAGATACTCAAGTAATTGGGAGGAATACTCAAATTGCAGGGGTATCACATTCATATGGGCTTGATGAGCACCCTATGACAGATTACTATAGGAGTAAAGTAGACCCTGATGCATATTTAATAGAAATTTGTCATGGAATGACAATGAGTGAACCATGGGGATTTGGCAAGTATACAGATGTCCGAAACATTGTAACCTGGGCAGATCTTCTTGTATGTGGGCACTATCATCCAGGATTTAAACCGGTACAGGTAGGTAAGACTACGGTCATTAATGTAGGTTCTTTAGGACGTACTGAGAATGTGCAAAGACAGTATTCGCCAGGTATAATTATCGTAGATACTGATAAGGTTGGTGAAGAATCTTGGGAATTTATTCCACTTAATGTTCCAGTAGATGTGTTTGAAACTAAAGAAATCGAAGCTGCGGAAGTGTTCGGAAGTTTTGATACGTTTATGCAGTTATTAGAAGAAAAGGCAAGTACCCTGCAGTATGATAATCTTAAAGATTTGATTATGTTAGTAGGACAAGAAGGGAAGTATCCGAAATCCGTTATCACTAAAGCGTTAGCATATGTTGAATGATCTTACACGAAGAGAGAAAGAAATTCAACTTGCTTTAGGTATAGATAAAATTCAGATGGCAATTGAATATTATCACGCAGAATTAAAGGCTGCACCTGAGGTGAAGGCGTATTTAAAGTCACGTGGTGTATCTAAAGAATCTGTGATTAAACACCAATTAGGGTATGCACCTTCTCAACCTAAAATAGGTAAACGCTTCCATGATCGATTAATATTTCCAATTCATTCATCTTTTGGGCATCCTGTAGGCTGGACTGGGCGTACATTAATAAATGCGCCTGCGAAATACATTAATGTAAAGGAATCTGCAAAATTTCAAAAAGGCAGACTTCTTTATTTGTACCATTTAGCAAAGCCTGCGATCATTAAAACAGGTACTGCAATATTGGTTGAAGGTCAAATGGATGCACTTATTTTGCATCAATATGGGTTACTTAGCACAGTCGCTTCTTCTGGTGTTGCGTTTAAACCTGCGGCGGCAAGAACGTTAGCGCGCTATGCACAAAAGGTATATATTGTGTTTGATGCAGATGATGCGGGAAAGAAAGCACAGTTAAAGGCGCAAAAGTATCTTGATGAGGTATATTTAGATAATAAAATACATGTAGTTGCAGTCAATCTTCCTGATGGTGAAGATCCTGCTAGTTTTATGCTTAAATACGGTAAAAATGCGTTTCTCGAATTGTTAAGGAGTAGTAATGCACAGTGAAGCAGAATTGGCTGCGTTAGAGGCACAGGTAATTAAACATAGGAATGAGAAAATTCGGGCCACTACGCAATTAGAAAGTTTACAGCAACGTCGAGCTGAAATTATTGCAGAAATGGAAGAACAGGGTGAATCTGTTCAAACTATTAAAGATAGTATTGTAACGTTGCAGCAAGATATTGCAAAAAAGTTTGAAGAGGTTGAAGTACAACTTTCTACAGTAGACCTATAGTATGTCACACCAATTAGATACGTTATTAGATAAACTTACTACCACGAAGGTGGCATTAGCTAAATTTGATGGTGAAAAATCTGCCGCGCAGCACTCACTTGTTACGGCTCTCGCCAAATGTGATGCTGCGAAAAAGGAGAACACTTCCCTTGAAGCATCTCTACGGTTATTGGAACAATGTAATATAGTTTCCCGTGACCGCATTAAAGCGAAAGTTGAACTTTTGGTGACTCAAGGTTTACGCGATATTTTTGATGATCCTACTATTCAATTCAATATTAATTTCATCACCAAAAGAAACCAGGTTGAAGCTGAATTTGATTTATCTCGAGTAGATACAAACCCAATTCGAGGTGAGATTTTAATTACGTATGGTGGTGGTATTGCAGACGTGATTAGTATTTCGTTACGTATAATCATTATGCAATTGATGAACCTCAAAGGTCCGTTAATTTTAGATGAACCCGGAAAAAATGTATCTGCACAACATGTTGGGGCATTTGGAAAATTTTTGACTGAAGTATCGAAACAATTTGATCGTCAAATAATTCTTATTACGCATAATGAAAAATTGATGGAATTTGCAACTAATACAATTGAAGTGCACCAGAAAAAAGGTGTATCGTATATTAGGTGATATATGGACTGGTTATTTGTATTAATAGGGATGATCGTATGGGATGTTATCCGTTCAGCGGTAACGGTTTATTGGACTGCACATAAAGTTAAAAAAGATAGGAAGGAGGAACAAAATGGCCATACCTAACCTTTTAATTTCCGGGAAAATGCGCTCGGGTAAAACATATGTTACTCGTGAAATAATCGCAAGAATGGCGGCACGTAAACACTATGCAAAACGCCTCAGTCTTGCACATTGGCTAAAAGTTCTTCTTGCTCGGGGCTATGATCGCCATGATCGTCCTGCGATGCAATATATGGGCACTGAAATAATGCGAAAATTTGCAGGTAAGTATTTCGGTACGGAAGATTTTTGGGTTAACCTTATGCTGGCTGATTTGAAAGATTTGCAAGATGAAGGTGAGTATGATTTTTATATTTGTGATGATTGCAGATTTTCAGGAGAGGTTGAACGTTTACGTGAGCACGGTTTCAAAACAGTGCGTCTTGTGACTACCCGAGAGTTACAATTATCTCGAGATACCGAGGGCAATAAAGGTACTGTTAATTTAGACCATCCTTCTGAAACAGGATTTGACGATATAGAGGGTACGGGCTTTTTTGATTTAGAAACTTCACCTGAATGTTCTATTGATGAGATCGTCGACTTAATCTTTACTGAAATATTAAAATTGGCGTAAGTTACGTGGGGAAAATTGGGATGAGTAAGCAAAAAGTGTCGATTCTACGTAAAGTACAGAGGCAAGTACAAAAAGCGAAAACGGCACACGTTGCGTATGCACATGTACATAAATGCGCGTGCACTTCAAACATTAATGCCAACGATAAGCAAATTATATTAGATGCGATTGATGTGATGGATTCTCTTGAGGAAATTCAACAATATGTTAAAGATGCTATTTACCAATACGAGGAGTAAAGCGTGCAGAAAAAGTTTAGAGTATATTGTTCCCATCCGATTAGTGGGCTTACATGGGATGAGGTTGCAGGGTATTATACGAATATCAAAACTACCCTAGAAGCTATTGGCTTCGAGGTGCTTCAGCCTATGACAGGTAAGAGTGAATTGCACAAGTCTGTTGAAGGTGCTGAGACGTTTACAAAACGCTGCGACTATGGCGGTGTGGCTTCACCCCATTCAATCTTTGCACGAGATAAGTGGATGGTCCAGCATAGTGATATTGCTTACGTGGATCTTACTGGGGCAAAAGCCGTTTCAATCGGATGTATGATGGAGTTAGCATGGGCAGCACTACTTGGAAAATACGTAGTAGTTGTAATGGAAGATAAAAATCTTCATGATCATGCCTTTGTACAGGAAGCGGCTAGTGTGATCTTTGTAGAAGAGTCGCAAGCACTTGCATATATGAAAAAGTTGTTCGATCAAGAAATATAATGGGCACCAGTAGTATTGTTGAGATTATTGGCTGGATAGGCGCAGCATGTCGTATTGGCGGACTATTACTCAATGCGCATAAGAAGATGTCATGCTGGGGGGTATGGTTAATATCGAACATATGCATAATTACCTATTGTATCTATTTTACCCTTTGGCCTATTTTAGTCCTGAATATAATTCTTGTGGTGTCAAATTTATACGGTTGGCGAAAATGGTGGAAATTAGAAGGTAACTAATGGGTAATAAAGGATACTCTTTTGAGATAGAGGAGGTGGATTTTTGGCGCGCTGCATTTCCGGACATCGAAAAAAGTCGCTGCGACGATCTAATCTTTCGCGTAGAAGGATCGGGCAGATCAAAAAATTCCACAAAAACTGGTGCGCAGAGTATGTTGGAAGGCGACGTCTCCTTAGAGCTCGCAAAACTAGGCTTATCGCCAAAAGACGTGCTCATAGAGTGCAAACATTACAAGACGGCAAGCAAAAAGAAGGCTGACACTGGTCGACCGATGCGAAGCTTCTCGGTCAAGAAAGAGTGGGTCGATCAAGCGCTTCATGAAGCAGAACATAATAACCGTTTATCGATTGTGGCAATCAAATTTAAGGGCATACGTCCGAATGAAGTGGGGTTGCGGAAATATTGTTGGGCTGATGGACATTTCGGCAATTCTATACATTATGTTGTTCCAAGACATCATTTTCTGGAACTTATTCGATTTATTAAGTGTATAAGAGATAGAGAAGTTATTGATTTAAGTCAAATACCTATAGATGACTTGTTGAACGAAGTTAAACGTCGTACGTTGTTAGTGAAAGGTTAAATTATGGTAGACAGTCTAAATTCTATGGCTCCTGTATGGCTCCTGAGTATAGTGGCAGGAACTTCAATATTTATGACCGCTTTGATAATTTCCTTGATGTCTCGAGGAGATTTTGGGCAGATCGTACGTCAATGGGCAATAAAGCGGTTAAAGTTGGGAAATAATGAATTAGGCACATTAAAAGATACTGAAGAAGTACTTGAGGGAATTAGAGATGCAGTTGTGGCACAATTGATTAATGATGAGCCGTTACTCTTCAATGCAATTGCAAAACAGCGCATAATTCTTGCAAATCAAGACAGGCAACCTGTTGCAATCTTTTTAAGTGTAGATACGTTTAAATCGTTATTAACTAATACGTTAGATGTACCAGATCCCGAAAAAGTCGATGGCGTATACGACGCACTTCGAATGTTGAATTTGCCGGTGGGCCATTTAGGTGTTCTACCTATTTATATTTCCGACCTTTTAAAAGCTGCCCCCATTTATGTTGCGGGGGGAATTAAATGGTCCTTAAATCGTGATTAAAGACGGATTCGATGGATGGTTCGTGATGCATCACGCCTTATTGAAGGTGGCCTTCGCTAAATTGCCTCCATCTGCCCGTAAATTCAAGACCATTCGAGAAAAACTTCAAATCAATCCCCAACAAATGCGGGATTATCTTGAAGGTAAACGTAGTCCAAGTTTACTGAATTTCAAGAAACTGTGTCTTTACGTCCAGGTTTCTGCCGACACTCTTCTCGGTTTATCCGACGATACCGAGTAATTTTGTACAATTTCATATAATTTTGGAAAATGGGGGGACAACCCCCTTTTTAGTTTTCCAAAATAGTTAACTATAATATTAACATAGAGTAATTAAAGGATGGAGTATTATGCTTACAAAGAAAGTAGCCTCAACAGTAACCTCAGTAACTCGGTTATGTCAATGTGGCACACGCGTAACCCTTTCTGCAACAGGGGATGAAACTGTTTGCGGTGAATGCGGTAATACTGTTCATAGTGTTCAAAATGATACTGATAATATAAATGGAGGGACTGCTCATGAAACTGCCGAACACGCGGCAAGAGATAGTTCAACAACGTCGCCAGATCCTAAGTAAGATTAACCAGGGCAACGTAGATCAACGTAAAAACGCTTTACGTAAAGCCGGTCATGTACTACTTGCAGATGCTAAAGCACAAGGTTTTCGTAAAATCGGTTTCGATGTTTTTCAACATAAAAATGACGTAGATGCGGGCAATATTTGGTCCGTTGAGGCAATTAATGGGGAGGATTGGTTAGTTTGTTATACTGATCAAAACGATACCATTTTACGTGGCTTGAAGGCTGCTGCGAAAGGCATAACTAAAGTTGCATCAATTGCAAAAGACGCAATCATTATGCACCCCGGTGATTTGGTTGAAGTTACTCCGAGGCACAGAGAGTCCGTCCATAATAAATATAAAGGTAAGCGCGGTGAAGTAACTGCTGCTGATCCTGTAAAGTCACAATTGACTTTTGATGATGGGACATCTTTTTGGGTTGAAAATACTGATCTCACTACAGTTAAAGATCATAGAGAAATTGCCGTAGGTGATGATGTACGGATGTTTTCACATAAAAACATCGGCGGAAAAATTACCCGATTTAGCCATGATGGTACATATATACATTTTGAATCTCAAGGTGGTCAAGAATTATCTGCACGGATTCAAGATTTATGTAAAATAACCAAAACCGGTATTACGATCCAAAATATTACTACTGATCCAAGTGATCCTAATGATACTAAGATGTTCCGGGATTATATGAAGGGTGCATATCCACAACCGCCCATAATGCCCGATGGCTCAGATGCGGGGGCACCTACGCCGGGAATGGAATCTCCTTCAGGTATGGGTGGAATGCCCGAGTCTTTTCCTCCATCAATTAAAGCCAATCCTTCTTCATCCGAAATGTCTGCGGGCACTTCAATGCCTGCAAGTCAGTTTGCACATTTTGAAGGATTTGTAAAGCGTGGGCGGCAGTTAAATATTGGTGATCAAGTTCAGAAAAAGAGTACGGGCGAACATGGTACAATTGTTAATGTTAGTTTTGATAAAAAACTAGGCAAGTTTTACATGATTGATTTTGGTTCACAAGAACCTGATCTTATTTATGATACCGATATCATGAAAATTAATCCTAATACTGGTTTTGACGCGCCCGTTTCTGCTTTACCTATGGATGCGTCTCCTGTGCGATCATCAGATGATGAAGGCACTAAGAAGACTGCTGTACTTGACCATAGGTTTGATAACATTAAAACCGCGGCACTTGAGTTTGTAGATGGAATGGTATCTCAGGCATTGCGTAATCATGAAGTAGAGGCACCCGGCACTACCGTCACGGCTGAGTTTGAAAATACTTTAGTTAAGCAGGCGATCGTTACGTATATGTCTCGATACTTACCTGTTGAGCTTCAACAGGTATTGTCTTCAGAAGATAAAAACTTATTGAGTGAGTGGTTGTATACGACTGCTGCTGATGAGAAGGCAGAAGCGCCTACTACAGAAGAATTTGCACCTCCTAAAGCACCCGAGACTGATATCTGGGATATGCAAGGTAATCTTGCACAAGCTAAAGCAGATGCGCATTCTATGGCGACCGCAAAACTTGGCGAAGCTATCGATTCGCACATAAATGTTGCTGTCGTGAAGCCTACTACGTTTGGTACTTTACGTGATCGTCAAAAGTTTGTAAGTGATGCAGTAAATGTAATGAATCATCAATATAGTGTTCCTGCGCCCGCAGCCCACCTTATTACCCAACACGCAACAACTTTCCCTACAATCAATTGGGATCTGTTACGTAATGGATTAAATAATCTTGGTTATAAGTATCCTGATCAGTTACTTTCAACTGCTGGCGATGCTTTTGCATTCACGATTTTTAAAACTGCCTCTGGTCAGCGATTTGCGTTAGACCTTCCTGGTATGGAAACGTTACGTGGTGGTGGTGGAGGATATCCTGGCGGAATGGATGTAGATCCTATGGGTTGGGAAGTTAAGAATCCTGGACCAGGTGAACCTGATCCAAATCAATTACAGACTGCCCTCCAAGAGAATTTAGCTGACCAAGCGGTACCGTTTGAACAAGCTGCACCAAAGGTCAATATTGAACTTGATCCAGAAAACAAAAAGATCACTATTGACTATGATCAAGAAGAAGCTCCACCAATTGCATTAGAGGGCGCCGAGCAGCCGCCTGTAGGACCAGAACCTGGTCAAATGGGTCCAGGCCAAGGACCCCAACCAGGTCAAGTCGGTGGACAGCCTGATGGTGGCGCAGAAGATCTTAGTGGCATGAACGTTCCCGTAAACTTTTAAATGTTAATAAGTACTAAGGATAAATGAGGGTATAATGAATAATCCAAATCAACCAAGGCGTCCAAAATGGTTGGATGTTACTAAGCTTAAACAAGTTGTGGGTAAGGAGGCAGAACAGCAAAAAGCTTTTCATGTTAATTTGCCTACACATTCACGGAAAGTGGTTACTTCCTATACTTGTCCTCAATGCAGGTTACAATTTACTTCAAGCGACGTTGAGAAACAAGTTAAACAGGCGGTAAGGAAAGGTAGTACTTATATAGAATGCCCGAAATGCGCAGGGATCCTTCGTGAGGGTACGACTGCCGTTGTTCGAGATAATACAAGTATTGTCAATCGGGCTGATAGATATCAAGATAATAATCGTGCACCCAGTAGAGGAATTAACACGTGGGTAGATAAAGCTATTTACGGTAGGCTTGTTCAAAGTACTGGAGAATATATTCAACAATTCGGTATTGATAATCCTCAATTGAAGTTTCAACGCGGTATACGTTCGCAAAAGTTTCCGGGACAACCAAAAACTGCGAAAGGTGCTGAATTTACCGTAGAGTTCATGGATTTCAATAATACCCGAAATCGTATAGTTATTCAAGCTGGGCTTGATCCGCGAGGTAAGCTCATTTATCCGCGTACCTTTAAGACGCTTTCAGGTACAGAATATCCTTTAACAAAAGAGGCAATTACGGATCTTACATCAGGTAAATTGTACGATGCGGTGATGTCTGATGCAGTTATACCATCATTGACTTATAGAGATCCGGATATTACACGTTTCAGAGAAATTTCTGCGAGTAAAAGTGGGATTACCAAAACTGCAGAAAATCTAGATCCCGCTGCAATGGATGCGACAATCCAAGGTATGGGAGTGACCGCTCCTGAAGATGTGCAGGCGATGAAAGACGTACTTACGAAGTATCAGGGAACTCCTGCAGGGGCTACTCCAATTGGCGCACCTCCTGCACCAGCCAGCCAAAATATGGGTGGTGGAGCATTTATGAATGGCCTGGGACTTTCTCGTAAATTGAATATGAAAAAGAAAGCAGATATTTTAGATCAAATAACTGAAGAATACTGGAGTATGTTAATATCTGATTCTACCACTTTGCAATGGTTGCAAAGTGGTACTGAGGATCCAATGGCAATAATTCAAGAATTTGTATATGAATTGCCTAGAGAATTATTTCCACCGAATACTGTAATGAATATTGACCAGGGAGATAATCTTGCTAAAATAACTCCTGAGATAACTAATCTATCAGGGGAAATTGCTCCGAGATTACATCAAAAATGGTTGCAGTATTCTCAAAGTAACGGGCAAGGTTTTGCTCGTAAATTGAATATGAAAAAGAAAGCAGAATTTCCCCAGTTTGACGGGATGCAGGAAAGCGCGCCTATTGACAATTCATGGAACCAGGTAGGAGTTGAAGCGCTTTATCGTGCAGTTGAGGACGGGTTAGCTTTCCCAGAAGCATATGCGACGGTACGTGATGCGACCCAAGGACAGGCTTTAATTACCCAAGCAGAGTTTGATCAAATGGGGCAAGCACTTGTAGGTGACATTGCTCCTGCTCCTGCTCCTGATATTCTTGCAAATAAGGCAGCTGAGTTAATTAAGCAAGCGGAAATGGATAACGTCAGGCACCTCCATACTACTGCGGAAATAGTTAAAGCAGAGTTTGCTTTTGACGGTATGACATCTTCTCAAATGGATCAGTGGGTTGACACCTATATAGATTCGTATAACACTTCTCTGGATAAAGGCGAAGGGCTTATGGTAGCTTCGCAAAATGCGCATAAGACTGCTGCTAATGCGCTTGCATCAAGCAAAATTAAGCTTGCACTGCGCGATAAAGATACCTTAACACCAATTACTGATCCGGATCCCGATTATTCAATTGCAACTACTGACGAGTTTGAAACAGAGTTCGGTGGGAAGTATGAAGATACCGATGGTGGTATCCTTCCTATGAATGAGCGTGAATACTCAACCATGTTTAAAGGTAAAACCACTGAAGCAACTATTCAAAAGGAAGCGGAAGCAACTGGAGTTGATCTTGGTGGCGATACTGTCGGACAGAATCCTATCAATTATAGTCGTTTAAAGGGCATAGTACAGGATTATATAAGAGCTGGAAATATTCCACCAACAAAGGTAGATCTCCAGAAATTGAAAGATGGTGGATATGCTCTTGAAGAATTGCAATCGTTAGTTGATACGTTCAAAGTTGACCGCGATGCGATCTTCCCTACTGCACACGCTGCTATTGATCCAGAAGTATTGAGGAAACGTGCTGAAGAGAAACTGGGGGATCTGTTCAAACAAATGCCCGTTCAAAAAGAAGTGATTACCCCGCCTATAGAAGGTGAAAGGGGCGCCGAGGGAAAAGCTAGAGGGGAAGGTTCACTTCCCTTTGCAAAAAAAGAGGAAGCTACCGATGATAAATTGCCGGGCGGATTAGCTGATGGTGACCCATCTTCAGATTTCGATCCTGAAGAACTTGCCATGGGTGTTGAAATTGAAAAGGAACATACTGTTGACATGGCATTAGCTGAAGAGATTGCTAAAGACCATCTGAAGGAAATTCCTGATTATTATACACGTTTGGATAAGATGGAAGAAGAGGCGAAAGCGGAACAAGGTGAAGTAACTGATACCGATTCGTTATTCGCAGCGTTAAAGGTTACTGCACGACAAGATCGTAAAGCTATGGGGATGGATTTTGAAGGCAATCCTGAAGGCCTGGATCATGTATGTTCATATTGTAGGAGTACCTACGATGATGCTACAGGATTGCCTATTCGAAAGATTTCGGATGAAGAATATGCGACGGTTCAATCTCATGGTATGTGCGGTCAATGTTATCAAGTGAAACGCCAAGAACTGGCGGAATATCGCGCAGCAAAAGATCGACAAGCCTCTGGTGAAAAACTGACGAAAACTGCAGTGTGGCCATTTGGTAAATCTGATGGGGGTGAGCCGGAAGAGGTCCCTCCTGCAGCGGGTGAATCTATTGAACCTGCTATGCGTATTGATCCTCCGAAAATGTTGAAACAGAAATCGCCTGGTGTAGATGATTCAGCACCTCCTGAGGCGTCACCCGAACAAGCGGAATTGATGCAAAGTCTTGCTACAAGTAAGACCAGAGTAGATCAATTAAAGTTGGAAGTTAATCGACTGCAAATTGAACTTCAGCAGCAAATTGCTCCTATTCAGGCACAAATTGGTGATGAAAGTAATAATCAATTACGTGCGACGAAAGCGCTTGTAGAGTTGATGAGCGCATTGGATCAGGAACTTATTCAAACTGGAGATCAGATTGGGTATTATGCCGAAGCTGTAGTGAATAAAAGGTTAACTCCTTCTACTCAAGTTAAGGTCCTTCTTGAGAAATTTGGCGTAAAGGCTGAGCAAGCTCTTGCAGAGGCGCAAGCAAATCTTGATAAAATGACAGAATTGACTGTTGGTCAATATAAGCAGTGGCCGAACAAAAATGCGGCAACAGAAACGGATACATATTTAGCTACGTTATACCAAAATACGTACAATACGGTAGCAGGCTTACTTGGTGATGTACAAGAATTGAATGTTGCGTTAGCGGCATAGATGAGAAGATAAGGAGAAAATGAATGTCATCTGATACCGGTAGAAAAGTAGGTCGCCCAACTAATGCTTCCCTTATTGAGGGCGGTACAATGGTTGTGTCCGCTACGTGTAAGATTTGTAAATCTACAGCACGTGACGAAATAACGCAGGCGATACTTACATCTACGCCCAGTTCGCAAATTATTGCGAATTGGGGACATCTCTTTGAGTCACCGTTGACTCCTACGAACATTCATTCACATAAGCAACACGTTTCTCCTATTGCAGCAGTTAAGGCAGGTAGGGAAACCGCATTAGCGTTAGTATCAGATGAAGAATATAGTGACGTGACCAAAGCGTTGTATCGCCAAGAATATGATAAAGACTTTGATAAGATGACTGCTGCTGATAAGTTGTATAAGCAGCGACTTCAAAATCTTTTTTACCTACAGTCGGAAATCGAACGCTTTAATAAAGAAGAGAAGATAAATGGTGGCATTTTAGATGATGCTGATTTAGCCATCCGTAGAAAGCTCATAAGTGATTTAGAAATCGCATATAGGGGCTTTCAACAGGACTTATTGAAGCATATCCAAGTTGATGCAGACTTATATGTAAAACAGGTGAGTATCCAATATATCGCGACGGTTCAGCGCTCATTCCTCGCGTTTACCGCAAAATTTATGGATGTACTGGTTAAAGAGATACCCGATTCAATTACTCGAGAAAGGGTAAAAGAACAGTTAGGCGATTTACTTGATGGTGAAATTGCTCCGATACTTGATCCCAATAAAGCTGTAGACGCGCAGTATGAGGATATTTCAAATGTCGTTAAACCTTCGTAAAAAAGCGACAACGTTTTTGACGCCGAGAGGACAACAGCGAATGACTGATTCTTTACATACATCGATGGATACTTTACTTCGTATGTTTGAAGGACAGCCTTCTTATGACTTGGCGTCATTAGTAGAGAATATGGATGGTGGGCCTGAGCAAGCGCTTGAATTGATCCATGAGGCGCATATGAATGGCTTACTTACTACGACCGAAGGCGAGGCGCCCGTAGAAGAAATAGATTTAACTTTTCCGTCAATGGCAAGTAAGTTGAATATGAAGAAAACCGCTTCAAGTGTAGAAGACTTTGGTAGATTTCTATATTCTACACTTGAAGCAAATTTAGCTCTAGGACAAGAGCAATATAATGAACATGGCGATGAAGATGTTTTTGATGGATTAATGTTTAAAGTCCTTTCATGGGCAGTAGATACTAATCAAATAGAACTTGTACAAACGGGTGCTACTGCACAATTAATGCATCAGGCAGTAGATTGGGCGGTAAATAGTTTCGTTCAGAATCATTCCAATTATGAACCGTGGATGTTAGGCGTAGATGAAACCCATCGAGCAGTCGATGAAATTTATCCAGATGAGCTCACTGAAGGCCCACACAGTTTAACTTTTAAATCTACGTCTTTAAATATGAAAAAGACCTCCTATGAAATTGGGGGCATAGAATTTCCTGATGAAACCTATAAAGGATCCGAAGCAGATCAATCTCTAATGTATAAAGAGGCGGAGTCATTCGTCATTAACTATATATGGAGCGGATTATCTGAACAGGGAGTTACTGGTCCGGATGGTGCGAATGTCATACAAGAAGATGCAGATAAAATTCGTTTTAGTGAGGCATCGACGTTAGTCAATCAATTCTTGGATGAAGGTTTTTCTATGTATATAAACCAATCAAACAATCCTGTATTACAGGAAAGTGCTGAATTACGTCAGTCTTTATATAATGCTATCAAGAACGCGATTTTCTTCGAGGGTGAAATATAATGCCCGGGGAAAATAGCGCCAAATTTAATAAATGCCCGGAAATAGATGATTTTTGGATAAAGGATAAGTAATGCCGAAATCTCAATCCCAAAAACCATTTACTTTTAAATCGACCGTTGATACTCAATATAAATCGCGCGTGGCCGCAACTGCGGCGATCAATGAAGTCGACGCGTATATCTTTTGTACCTCCTCTAAGTATTTAGGTGAACGGCTATTTCCTTTCCAATCTTTGCTCATCAAAGTAATTTATGGCCTATGGGAGAAATATCCCCTCTCAGAGGAAGAACAAACTGTCCTCGACATTATGAAAAATGTATGGCAGATTGATTGGGAGCTCGCAAAACGTGATCCTCTAAAGTTCGTAGAAATTCTTATACTTGTATTGGGACGACGTTCTGGTAAGAGTAGTCTGATCTCGTTTATTCAAACATACGAAGCATATAAGCTTATCTGCAAGGGTGATCCTCAAGCGTATTACAATATTCGTAGACGACACCCAATTTGGATTGTTAACTGTTTATCAGCAAATTCTCGAGTAACTTTACCTGCGGGAGACACTAAAAGAATATGTGAATTAGAATCAGGCGACTCTATTCTTTCTAAAGGAGAGAAAGGTCTTCAAACTTCTACAATTAAGCATATTTGGGAATCAGGGGAAAAGGAAATCCTTGAAATTAAAACAGGCAATCGTACAATTGAGTCCAGTTGGAAACATAGATTTTATAGACTTTCTAAAGGAGTCAATCCTGCGAATCCCCGTAAACCTGAATGGGTTGACGCATCTGCGCTACGTGTAGGTGATTATATTGGAATTTTAACTGATGTTCCCGAACAATCTGGGAGCTCTCTTCCTAATGGCGCGCAAGCAACTTTAGAAATTATGGAACAATTAGGGTTGTATTTAGGCGATGGGAGTATCTGTTTCTGTGGTAGGGCTGAAAATCCTACAAGTGGCGTGTTAACTATTGCCCTTCCCGATACGGATATTGAAAAGCAGAAATATATAGATCAGGCAAAAATCGCGTGGTTTTCGCCAGTAAAATTTCAGGACCCCAATTTTATAGGTGTTGGCACGCATAATTATTTTTACCGTGTACATTCTACAGTTGCGTGTAATAATATTTTACAATGGGGCTTTGATAGGGGAGCCAAAACTAAAAAATTACCTTCATGGGTTTTCGGGTTACAGGATACGTTAAAAATTGCACTTTTAAAGGGAGTAATTCATAGTGATGGCCATCAAGGAACGAATGGAATTACTACAATTTCTTTATCAAATGAAGAATTAATTAGGTCTTTAAGAGATTTATGCATTTCCGTTGGCTGGAATGTTTCGAACGTAACAACATTTTATATGCGTACGAATTACGGAGAAGGCCCAATTTGGCGGTTTACAATATCAAAAAATGGGACTAATAAAGAATTTAAAAATCATTTAATTTGCGATGGTCTTAAGTGGACGCGTATTCGAGAAATTTCTGCATTAGGTATTCAAAAAACTTATGATATTGAAGTTATGGAAACGCATAATTTTTTTGCTGACGGTATTTTTGTACATAACTGTGCGAAGGATGGTTCACAGGCGCAGGATCCTTTCAGACTGTGTAAGGATAACATTCGCCGTATACCTTTCTTTGAAAAATACGTAGATTGGAGTAAGGATAACTCTGAAGAGCTTCGTTTATTCACTCCCGCTGATTTATATGAAAATGATAGGATTCGTAAATATAATGAGGCCCGCGCAAAAGGCGTAACGAAGAAGAACCTATTAGAAGGTTCTATCATGGTAGCTGCATTTACTACGTCTGCCGCATCGAAACGTGGTAAAGCTATTATATGTTTAATCCTTGATGAGTTTGCCCACTTTGAGCGTACTAAAACAGTAGGCGGTGGGGCCACTGAAGAAGACATTTTAGCAGAAATGCCCCAAACAGATTACGCCATGCTCAAAGCGTTGTCACCTTCCACCAAAGACTTTATCATGGCTGATAAAGAGATCTTTGATGGTAAGGTCATTATGATCAGTTCACCCAGGGAAAAGGGCGGAGAATTTTATAGGAACTATTGCCTTGCTGGAGGTAGTGAGCAAACTGGTGGAATGGTTGAGACAAATGAAAACTATTTGTTGATGCAATTATCCACATGGGAATGTAATCCAAAGTACCCGAGAAAAGTATTTGATTCTGATTTCAAGAAAGATCCAGTTGGCGCCAATATGGAATATGGTGCACGTTTCGGTGAACCAAGTACTTCGTTCATTAATTCTGAACGGATTGACGAAATGATCAAACCTCATTTACGGATGACTTATTTAGGTAAATGGGCAAGTCAATATATTATTTCTGTTGATCCCGCATCTAAAAGTGATACGTATGCTATTGGTTGGGGACATTGTGAAGGCGGTAATGTTATTGTTGACGGTCTTCAAGGATTTAGACCTAAAGCAGTGCACAATCAAGTTACCGGCAAAGTTGTTCAAGTTCCTGTTGATGTCGGAAAAGTAACTCAATTTATCAAAGCGCTGGCAGCGCATTTGAGTTATCAAGGAACGTTATTGGAAATTGTATTCGATCAATGGAATTCTATGCAAAGTATCCTTGATTTGCGAAATGCGGGATATGCCGCACTTGAAACCTTCTTCACTAACAAGTACAAAAATATAATGTACACTAATTTCTTGGAGAAATTGAATTTAGGCCAAGTGCATTGTTTCAGTCAACCTCCTCTAGATACTTTTGCGAAGGCACCTGTATATGTTTCAGGTTGGGTAGAGCAATTGCAACTCGAATTAAAATACTTAACGAAGACGACTACGGGTGATATTGTTAGATATGGTCACGCTGATAGTGGTCCAATACAAACGGATGACTGGGCAGATATTCTTGCAAATTTAGTATATCGTCATGGATTGTATCAATCTGGTGATAAATCCGTATATAAAGACTTATTCAAGCAGACTGGCAGGCCGGTTAAGCATCAATCAGTAGGAAAACACCGTTCAGGTTTACGTACCCCGGGCTTATTTCGAAATGAGGGACAAAGTGGCCCAGCGGCGGCCGCAATGAGGAAAGTAGGTCATCGTATAGGGAGAAGGTAATTGTGGTATCTCGTTCATATTGGCCAATCGTACAATATGTTGAAAAACTGCAAAAAACATTAAATAATCTATGCGAGATACGTCCAAAAATATTTGTGAGGTTTGGTCAGCACGATACTGAGATTACAGGCTCTACTGTCATCTTAAAGAAAAAGACCTATATTGAGATAGATATACCGTATGATTGTACATTTACAGCAGCGACACAACTTTCCCTTATGTGTGTACTCATGCACGAATATTGTCATTATTTTGAGGACCGGGGAATGACCCAAAAGCAGCGTATTAAGAATATGAAAGAATACACGAATAATTCAGTATATCGGCGAAATGACGAGCAACGTACATGGACTGCGACGAAACGTTTAGCAAAATGTATGGGTGTATGGGATAAAGCATTGTTTGCAGAGATAAAGAGTAATAGTTTTGCGGCGTCTCTCCGATTTTAAGAAGGTATTATAGATAAAGATGTCTGAAGATAATAAGAAAAAATGCAGTAAATGCAAACGGCGATGTAGAAGGGGAAAATAGATGTCTGAAGATGAATATGATTCCCCTTTCTTTGAAGAAGATTTCGATAATGGTGAAAACCTTGAACTTACACCTGAGGAATTGGGGCGACTTGCCGCATTAGCTAATTCTGAGGAGATAGTTGAGCCATCGGAACAGATTCTGCCCGAGGAAGAGATTCTTAGTCCTCTTGAATTAATTCCGTTTGCGATTGCGAATAGTCAACATTTACAAATTGAATATACTAATAGACGAGGAGAGCTTAAACAGTACGTAGGTGAACCCTATGAAGTAGGTGGCGCAGGAAGTCATCCTGCAGGATACCTTTGGTTACACGATATTAATGCTGATACTATTAAGAGTTTCTTTTTGTCGAATATTTCGGACGTACAATTACTTGAAACCTTTTTTGTACCTCGATACTAATTATGACTGATGACATGTATGCAACATTATTAAAGACCCCGGAAAAGTTAAGATTTGGCCAAGATCCTACTCAAATTGTCCTTAATCTTAGTAAATCCCCGAAAGGAGCAGTTCCTGTGAGTGTTACAAAATTGTTAGTAAATTGGAACGGTAATGAATACGAACCTATAGAATGTAGTCAAGTGGGCGTAGAATTTATTGGCGAGAATACTGTCGTACTTAAAATAGTTGCTACTTCTGATGATGATAGTCCTATGAAAAGTGAGGCACCTCCTGTAGATGCCGTAATCCCATCAGAAGAGTCTGCTGCATATGCATTGCAAGGGGATGATTTTATAGCATTCGAAACTTTGAGTGAATTCCGACGTGATAATAATAAAGGGGAGAAGACTGCAGATAATGTTACCATTACGCGGTCTCTTGAATCTGACATATATGATATTCAAGATTTACCATCAGTACAAAATGCAATGGTCCATTTAGCCGAACAAGAAAAACAATATATCGATAAAGGGTGTAAAGTAGTCCAGGTAGATTGCCCGAAATTTGAGTATACCGGTACATACACTTTTAAATTAACCGAACAAGCGGTATTGTTGGAAACGCCTATAGTTTCTAACGATACTGAACATGTAGCTTAATACATGTTCTGGTGAATATTGAGGAGGAAAATAGTGAAACGTTACAATTTGGACGCAAGGATAATTGATCCTATAACCAAAAAGGCGACCCTCCTTAGCGATTCGTTAGATGATGAAACGAAAAACGATTTAGGGGTAAAAAAAGAGGTGCCTGCACCAAAACCTCATCCCGCTTTACCTCCTGAAGATGCGCTTACCCCAGTAAGATCTTTGCCGGGTGCGCCTGCCGGACAACGTGGAGAGGTTGAAGAAGCATACAATCCCATGTCTGCTGAAGAACTTGCGAAAAAGCGCGAGCAGCAGAAAAAGGCTCCTCCAGCTAAAGATGGTCCCGCAGTTCCTGATTCTTTTCGTGATATTATGAAGGATTTGCTGAAAAAGGAGACTCCTCAAGGGCAAAGAGAAGAGCGGCAGTTGGCCAAATTTGGGCCGCCTGAAGTTATCGGTGGGGTAATTGAGGCTTTAACACCATTATCAACAAGTATCAATGATGTTGATGTTGAAACTGCTCAATCCATGATTGCTTCTTCCGATTTACCTATCTTACTTAAAGAACGGGCACAAAAGCTATTTGAGAGTGGAACGCCTAATGATCGTGCCAAGGCGGAGAAACTTGCCCTGAATTTAATGAAGGCGAATACCAAACAAGAGTTAGAAAAGGCAAAAGATTGGTTTATGACTGATCGCGGGCAGCAGTATTTGGATTTAGTATTTGATATGCAGCGTGTCCGTAAGGTAATGAGTATGCTTTCTAATACTATGTTATCGATGGAAGGGCAATCTGTTATTGACCAGCCGCCCAGTGCACCACGTAGTACTCCAGAACAGCGTGCAGAAAAGAAACGCATCACTGGGTTAATGGGATTGTTAAATGAAAAGAGGATCGATCAGAATGCGTTTGATGATGCAAAACGTACTGGTAAATCTGCAGAAGATGTTATTAAAGGTTGGGCCGCTCCACCGAAAGAAAATGTCCAACAACGTGTCGAAAGAGAATACCGTGAAAACGAACGTGCGCAGAGAGAGAAGGATAAAGGCCGTGAAGCCGCTAATCTGAATATGCGTAAAGACGCGATAGGCGATGTTACTGGTCCTGGTGGCCCTGAGTGGGAATATGAATGGACATCTGGTGATTCTCCTACTAAGGCGCCGGTAAGAAGGCGTGAGGACAGGTGGCAATTTCATAATCGTCCTTCTGGGCGTACTCCAGGTGACGGTGATCAAGGTAATCTGCTTGCGGTTGGACCATTAGGTGGACAATCAGATGAAAACTATCTTGCAAATGCTATTAACTTAATGCAAAAAACTGCGGACAATGATCTGTTTTCTACATTCTCTTTTGATAATGCTGGGAAGTGGTTAACATTCACTCTGTTCCGTAAAGCGTATTCGAAATTTCGTGCAGGTGACCTGGTAATTCAGCACGGTAAGACTTCTGCAGAATGCAATACGCTTAGACGCAGGTTTGGTACGGTTACACGGGCCAAAAAATCATTAGTTGATGCAATATCTCCGATTTTGGCCACCGTTGTAGGGAAGCCTACTCCAGATGATTCTCTTCATGATCTTCAAAAGGGCGCGCCCCCAGGTGGTACATATGGTCCCCGTACTGGTCCATATGATGTAGAACCACAGCAAGGAAATCGTGATGGCTTTGATGCTAAAAATCCGCCCCGTGAAAGAGCAAAACGCCCAGTCATGCCCTATATGGATCAGGCAGATAACGAAGGTGGCGGTTTCACTCCGGGAAGAACTATGAGCAACAATATGAAATCAAGAGTCCGCGAAAAAATTGCAGAATTTTCTGCACCGATTACAGAGACTCCTGAAGAACGTGCAGCTACAATAGAACAACCACCAATTAAGCCAATAAATCAAGATCCAAAGAGGCCAACTATGCCGAAAAAACGTTACGATACTAATGAGCAACAGTTAACTAATACTCCTGCTTACCAGGGTGAAGATTCTAGTGGATTTGATAGAGGACGTATGCGTCTTTCTATGAAGAAGTTGCCTCTTAATATGAAGCACGCCGCCGTGCCTACATACGAAGAGATTCAGGCGGCTGTTGCTGCTGGGCAGTATTCGCCAGAAGAAGCTGCGCAGATGGTAGAGTATTTTAAATTAGCTCCTGCGGTAGAACAACCTATGGTTGCCCCTGCACCTACATTCCCAGATGATGAGAATTTTCAATCAGCAATGACTGGCGTAACTGAATTTAATGCTGCTCCCGGTGCTGGCCCAGGTGCCCCCGGTAGACTATTTCTTGGCAAGAGCGATAAGAAGAAAAAGTAAGCGGCAAACGTGATTGCAGGTAATTTAAATATGCGAAAAACTTCATGGGATAATCCCCCACGGGATGAGGCAACTTATCCAGGGTCTAATGTATCTGGACCTGTGCCCCATACTGCGCCAAAAGCGCCGTGGACTAAACCTCGTGGCGAGCAACATACGATGGAGGATTATCATACTCCATCAGAACTTGATCGTGATCCTATTCCTGGTGAAACTCAACCTGAAGCGGGTACGGGTGGACAAGGGCACTCAGGCGATCCTAAAAAGGTAGATAATATTTATCCTGAACCTTCGAATTGGTTAAGACCTCTTAAGGGTTTACCATTTACGGATGAACATCTCGTACACGACTTCAATGAAGATTTCTTATCAGAGTACCATCAGAGGCAAAGAGGTCTCAATATGCGTAAACGTAAAGTAATTGCGTTGAATTTAAGGAGTAAAGATGGCGATACTCAACAAGTTGAAAAAACTGCTGCCATGGCAGTCCCGATCAGAGAATCCCTCGACTACCCGCATTCCTGGAACAAGAAAAAAGAAAAAGAAGTCCAGGAAAAATCGAGTAAGGGCGGCGCACTCAATGAAGTAACCTCAAGTATAAAGAAAATTAGTGGGGACAAAGAAGATAGGTATGACTATGATTGGAGAGTGCGCGCATTTCCAGAAGAGTATGATGCGGCTTACCGTAAAGCTGTCCCAACGGATATAGAGGGATATGATTTTGGTGGCGGTGAATCCCCATTTCATAAAGGATTGACAGTTGTAGATCTATATGGTCCTGATATGGATGAATACCCAGATCATCCTTATATAGAAGGAGATAAAGGGGATATAACTACTTCTCTAGAATTAAGTCCTAAATCTTTTATCAATGTGAGTAATGTAATTAGTAATCTGGGATATAGGGGGATATCTAAGGAAGAGTATGCAGCACAACTTTTACAAGCTGCACATAATATAGATAATGCACTACTTCCTGGAGGTAAAGTTAGATTACTTGACTCAGTAGTCACACTTCAGCCAATTATTAATGAATTAAATGATTGGGGATATACGCGAGTATGGGAAAAGGTGACTGAGTCAACTCAATATGAGGAGATGGAGACTATCCCCGACGATATTGAAGTTATATTTCAAAAGCCTATGCACATTAAAAATGCGCGACTTGCAAGTATTTTAGATGAACCCCGGTCTACTCTCGATCCCGCAATTTGGGATATCGGTCGAGATGATTTACCAATGCTGAAACCTGATATAAAATTACATATCATTGAAAACTTTTTATCCTATGTAGCGTATATGGGCGGATATATTAAGCCCGAGCAGTGGGTTAAGAATATGTTCTATACTGGGTCTACTGCGACGTACTCCTATAATAATACCTCTGATATTGATATACACGTTATTGTGGATTGGATAGATTTAGCTGCACTTAATCCAGATAAAGCTAAGGCTGATCCCCAAGAAATGTGGCAAGATCTCCACGACGTATTTTGGTGGACATTAAATAAAATCCAATTGCCTGGTACAAAGCATCCTCTGACGTATTATGTGATGCCCCCTGGAGATGAAAAGAAACTTACTGAACAAAAAGAAGAACTTTATGATATGGGCCACGATGTGTGGCTTATTCCTCCAGGTAAGGCAGTAAATTTAACAGAAGAGGTAATTGATCCTGCATTGGATGAAGCTGCAGAATTTATGGCCCGCATTAATCAACATATTGCGGATGCACGTAAAAACGTTATTGATTATGCATTACTCAATGAAGTAATTACGCCAGAAAATGCCGCTACTCGGTATACGCAAATTGCGGATAAATTACGTGAAATTGATGATGAATTAAAGGCACTTAAGGTAGAGTATACAAACTTAAAGCAAAAACGACAAGAGGCATTCGATAATGAGGATTCTTTGATTGGTGAAAATAGTAATTGGTCAAAAGGAAACATCATCTTTAAAATTGTTGAAAGGTACAAGTATTTAGAGGTTCTCCGACAAATTAAACGGATTACCGATGATATGGATTTACGTCCCGATCAAGTGCAGGAAATTGCAAAAGCATTGGGCCTTAATCTGGAAATAGCTGAATAAAGGAAAGTAATGTATGTCGATTAAATGGACAGTACCCGAAGAGAAGTATTTAGACAAACAAGTGACCCTGGGTAAACATCCCCAAGATTTTTTAGCTAAAATGAATGTGAAGTTTGGCAATGCGCGAACATACGATGCCGTGGAACGGAAAATTGGGCGCTTAGGGTTATCTCTCACAGAATGTGAAAGGACGTTTGCGATTCCTACCGTAGAAGAGTCTAAAACAATCGTCAAGAAGGACATTGAACTTACTCGCGTGAAAGCTGAAAAGGGTATCCTTCTAAAGAAATATAAGCACGCAATTAAAGCGACCAGTACTCAAGAGGTTCTCACTGAGTACGTGCAAGAGCATATTCATGCCTTTCCCGAAGTATCTTCGCCTAAACCCAGATCGTCCGAACTCGACAAACCATCTGAAGAGGAACTTATCCTCAATCTTGGAGATATTCACGCAGGTGAAGTGGTTAAATCTGAAGAGCTTGCGGGATTGAATGAGTATAACTTCCACATCATGTCACATCGTTTGAAAGCTCTGGTAGAGGCGGTAGTTGACATTTCGCAGAACAAGCTGCAGGGATATAAGTTCCGTAAGCTCCATATTCTGGGTTTAGGTGACTGGGTTTCAGGTACAATTCATGAGGAACTGGTTGAAAGTGCTGACGGTAACGTAGTCGAGTGGACCATGAATTTAGCGTACATAGTTGCGCAGATGGTCCGAGAATTAGCGGTTGAATTCGAAGAAATTGAATTTGTTGGAGTCATTGGCAATCATGGACGGTTACATAAGAAACCGAGGTTTAAGGCACGTTATGTTAATTGGGACTACATATGCTATCAGATGCTAAGTGCATTGTTAGTCAATCAGAAGAATGTCAAATTTATTATTCCAAAAAGCTTCTGGTATGTTCACGAGGTCAATAATCATAATTTTCTACTACTACACGGTGATAATATTATGTCGAACCTGGGTATTCCATGGTATGGCATTCAACGTATGGTGGCGAACTTTAAGGAATTGTTAGCTTCGAAGGAACAGCACTTTGATTATATCATGTTAGGCCACTTCCACAATTATGGTCTTTTAGACAGAGTCAAAGGTGAGTTAGTAATTAATGGCTCTCTTATTGGTGGCAATGAGTTTAGCGTAGGTAGAATGTTTACAAGTTCTGAAGCGTGTCAACATTTTTGTGGTGTACACCCTAAACGTGGAATGACGTTCAGGTATAAAATTAATGTACAGCACATTGACGCCGCTGGTCCTTCACCGTATGCTTATGTGGAAAACCAGGCATTGGGCGAATTGATCTAAATGGTTTAAAGTGAACTACTTCTATATAGAAATAGGGATAAAAGTACATGTCGCGTCGCCGGAGAAAACAAAAAACTAATGGGCAAAAACTGGCGGAGTCCAAGTGGAATACGCGAAAGCTTGTTGGTTTTGCTCTACTCTATTTTGGCGCCCTTGTATTGTGTTTTGCGGGCAAAGCCACGGGCGAGCAAGTTTTTTGGTTTTGGGCGTGGATCTTCGGCATTTATATTTCAGGTAATGTAGGTGCAAAGATTTTTTCACCAGTACGGCTTGATAAATTGCGAAACAGATTAATGAATCGTTCAGGTATAGTTGAAAATGATAATGATAATAATACACATACAAATCCGGAGAAGTAGGAAATGTCTATAATATACGCGCATGGTCATGGAGACCTTTTTAATAGCCCCGCAAATAAAGTGGCCTCAAGTGCCGCTGCTGCATGGACAGTTATAGGCGCAGACGCTACCGACCGCACTATAATGGTTACAGGTATTGGTTGGAGTGGCGCAATTACCGGCGATCGTGGAGAGCTCCAGATACGAGATAAAGATAACGACGTGTTTTATCATGTTACTTCTGGAAGTTATCCAAATGTTGACATGCTCGAGACCGCCCTGCCCGTAATGGCACCTCTTTCGTATTATGATGAGGATGGTGGCGCTTCAATCATTGTTTATGGGACGTATGCATAATTGATCGGTAACCTACACGCATTCTTGAGGAGACAATATGGAATTTGCAGCGCAGTTACCGACACTAATTGCTACAGGTGTGTTCGCATCTGTGCTAACTTTGGGTACAAAGTTAGCGTATGATGGTATAAAAGAAAAAAGAAATGGCGGAAATGGCAAAGCTGCAAATATACAAAATATCCAAGAACGCATTGCAGTCCATTTAGCACTATTGACGAAAGATGTAGATTTTAATAATAAGATCCTTGTAGAGATCAAGCAGTCTATTGATAAATTAGCAGAACACACAGTGATGTCAAATATACATTTACTTGATCTTAAAACCCACGTACAAGAACAGATGCACGAGTTTCGCAAAGTCACCAGTAAATTGGATAAAGTAACGATACAATTAGAAAATCGTTGACGCCAAAACCTGAAGTAAAGTAAAGTAAAGTGGGCCTGCCCAAATAGGAAGGTAAAGATATGACGTTCGAACGTTGGGTATTAGTGGGACTAATCATCGCCATCGCATGTGGGTGGTTTTGGGCCACAAGTAAAATTGACCATTTAGAAACGGCCCTGTCTGAACAAGTAATCGATACAGTTACAGTCGAAATCCCTCTTACAGTATTTGATACCACGTATATCACAGTAAGCGATACAGTATACGCAGATGCAGATACTATAGTAGTTGACGATTCTACTACCGTCATCCATCATTACGGTACATATAAGAGCTCATTCGATACTCCGCTCGTACACGGTTTAGCTTCAGTGAATACGCGCAATGATCAATGGGAATGGGACATTAAGCACCGTAGTCTGTCAGTTAGCTTAGAATTCCCCGATAAGCGTGATTTCCGTAAAGTTAAGGTAACTACTATACCTGATGTGGGCCCAATTGCAATACTTCTCAATGAAAATTATCAACCGCTTAAGAAAAAGCTCGGGCTCGCAATCGCGGCAGGAGTAGGATGGGATCATCTTGAAGAAGTGGTATTAATGGGTGACATTTCGTGGAAGAAACACTCGGTAGGGCTGATATTAGGTAAAGGAGGGAGAGGGTATTACTACCAATACAAAATCTTCGATTTCTGAAGAAGGTAAACTAACAGAAAAAGAAATAAGAATCCAACTCGCATTAGGCACAATTAAATGTGTATTATGTGAAGAATGTAGATTAGTGACACCATTAGGTGGGCTCAAAACAGTACAGAAGCCTACAAAGTTGCAGAGGGGCGGAAGATACTGGACGCATATCGTAAGCTATACGATAGTAACAGAGGAATCTCAACATTGTCCAGAATGCAATTCAAGTCAATTAATCCCGTTCTTTTACGGATGATTCCTCTTTTTCGCGAAAATAAAACTTATTCTTATTACGAATAGTTCTACCGAAATAACCTTCAAGGAAGGCTACGACGTTTTCAGGTAAATAGAAGCGAGAACACTCATAATCATGTACCATGCGATGCAAATCGCGTTTAACTAGGGAACCTACGGCTAATTGTGCCTGTATCTCGGCAAGAGTCAAAATTCCTGGATGATCATCTCCGCGTACTTTCATGATGCGTTATATCCTATCCATTTATGGCAAACAAGGTCACCCTTATCCGAGACCCCTTTATATATCTTGATATGTAATTGCTTATATAATGAATGTAATTCATTATGGAGACGAGATGTAAATACTTTCAACTCTTTAGGCGAGGATTCTACAGAAAAACAGGTATATTGCCCATTTACGTAACGCGCGGCTACCGGAAAAACTTCATGAAATAATTGATCCAAATTTAGATGTTCTTCCCGTTTCCCCATACCTGTCCATAATGTAATCCAGTAAAATTCGGTTAGGCCCAAAGCCCGCTGTACTTCAATTTCACGCAGCTCCATTTTTCCCATTTTTCTTCTTTTCTTTAGCATTGCGCATTTTCTGCCGAGTTTCTGGAGTATGTCGTTTACCATACATAGGGTTCTTTTTACCTATTCGCTTACCTTTCGTAGCATCGCTGATTTTTCGTTTAGTTTCAACAGAATGAGTTTTACCTTTTTTAGTTTTACTCATTTTCTGTTTAGTCCCTTCTGGATGTTTTCGCCCTTTTTGGGATTTACTCATCTTTTCGCGGGTTTCATCAGAATGAGTTTTACCTTTGTGTATGGTGCACATTTTTTGCTTCGCTACTTCTGTATGGGATTTACCATACATAGAATTCTTTTCACCTTTATGAGCTTTACGCATCTTTTGTTTAGATTCTTCAGAATGAATAAAACCCGATTGTCCTTCTCCACCATCGGTCAAGTTACAGAGAGTACCTTCTTTTAGATCTCTACGTCCAATGTACTTAATCCAGTATCTCTCCCAACGAAAAGCTTCTTCTTCAGAAATATCTTTATGGAGGAAGTGGATCTTAACATTAGAATTACCTACTTTATTGATCTTATTCTTTAGAAATGCCTGGTCTTCGCGTAAATGAGATTGCACTTTGTATCGATTACCATTACCTTTTCCAATATAAAAAGGAACATTATTCTGGTCTAAATACATATAAACATAGAAGTGACTCATTTACTTTTTCTTCCCTTCTTCTTGTTTTTATGTTCACTTAAAAACCAGCTCGCAATTGAATCTGCAATTTCATTATATATTAATCCTGAATGTCCCCGTACTTTGACAAATTCTACTGAAACCGGATATTGTTTAGTATAATCAATTATACTATCTATTAATTCTCTATTCTTTTTACCGTGAAATATTTCGCAAATTGAGTTAATCGCATATGCCGAATCAGAATAAATTTTAACTGGCCTAAATAAATGTTTAACGAGTCGAAGACTTTTCCAAATAGCATTCAATTCTGCAATATTATTTGTTTGGTTATGTGCGCCTAAAAAAATACCGAATGTCATAATTACTGTACCCTTATCAACGACTACTACCCCCAAAGATGCAGGACCGCAGTTGCCTCCACCGTCACACCATACGTGGAGAAATTCTGGGTCCAGACAATCAAGATCCACGTCTTCTTGGGCATGTATTGGAAAAGTGGGACCATCAACAGCGCGTACACGTAATGGTGTCCGTGCATAAGGGTTTTCGGCTTCGGATTTATTCATACTAATCCTGATTGCATTATCTGCATCCTGTCTCGATTCCATATCATATTTACCGTAGTCCAGGGAGTATTGGGGTTATCGTGTATCCTGATCCTGATGGCCAGGTTAATATCATTAGCAAGAATAGATAAGACACGTCTTGAAGTCTGTACGTTCTTGGCCATTTTAAATTTTTGGTCTTCAGACAGTATTCCGAGAGCATATTGTATTTCAAATTCTTTAGTAGTCATGCAGGTATTTCCATAATAAATTTAAATATCTTTGCGGTCATTATTGCGTCAGAAATCGCGCGATGTGGAGTACCTTCAAAAGGTATTCCAAGGATACGTAATGCCTTCTTTACGCCAATCTTTTTTGTTCTTTGTAGTTTTGCAGAAAATCTGGTCTTAATGTTAATATGATCATCTGTAAATGGGTAAGTTATCCCGTGCAAATTGCACTCATCAATGAGTTGAGCTTTATCAAAATACCCCCACGAACAGAAAGTGATATCATCAACGGGCCCCATCCATTCCTCTAATTTACTTACAGCGACAGAGAGAGGTGGTGCGTTGTTGATATCTTTTTGGGTAATCGTAGTTAACTCAGTACAGTACTCAGTCAATTCTATATTATCCGCCGGCTTGACGAATTGTGAGAATGTTTTGATAAGTTGATATTTTTCATCAAGGAAGGCTGCGCCTATTTCGATGATCTCGTGAGGTTGCCTATTTTTATCCCCACGTTCCCAGCAGGTGCACTCTAAATCTATAACTACGTATCTCATTTAGCGTTTATTAAATGATCAACAATCTCTGACCATACATCATGCCCTTTTATCGAAGGAAAATCAATTTCAAATAGAATTTCCGCATTTCTACTGTCTTCTTTTTTCAGTGCGATTAAATGGCCTTCGTGAGTAGTGGCTAATATAACCTTAGGATTAATGAAAGTTTGCATAATATTCTTTCTATCTTTGTGATTTTCGCTTTGGCCATGTTCTACCTTTTACCCATTTCGGAAGTCTCTTCTTCTGTGGCCAGTTAAACTTTGGGCGTATCCAATGTACCATTAAAATATGCCACCGCTATTTCTCGAGTAGCCTGATAGACTAATTTCCTTGCATCGTGGAAATTGAAATCACTTACTTTTTGATCACGTACAAAGTTCCATAAATCTTCGTGAAACACATCGTACCAAACTAAGCCCAAGATTTGAGCCATTTGTTTAATGTTGATATTTCCATCAGGATCTTCTGATTTAACTTTTTCAATCGTCTTTAGTACTAAATGTTGCGTAACGGTTTCGGATGCGAATTTGATTGTAATGTCATCCGCATTCTTCGGCTTAAATACAAGCTTATTCTTTATTTCAAAAGATGGATGAATGATTTTACCCCATTGCACACGCTCATACTTATTGACGAAGTCGTATCGTTTAATTACGATGCCTTCTTTTTGCTCTGCACCAAACTCATCCGGACCCTCGACTAATTTAGTCAATTCTTCTATTGAGGGGTTTGTCAATCTTGCGAGTATCGGAATATACCTAATACTGTATTTTTCTAATAGCGGGATATATGCATCTGGATGTAAGTATGAATGATCCTCATATCGTTGCACATCAAATACGTAGAAGTGGTGCATACTGTCTTTTGGATAATTTAGACTATGCCTTACTAACCATTCACCGCGAAGAATGAATCTTTTACTAATGAGCATTATACCGGGATGATTTAGACAGTATTCTACTGCACCGCGAAAACCTACTTTAGGCTCACCACCAAGACTTTTAGCGCTATTCCTCGATGCAATAATGTGGCCGCGTTCCGAGGTCCATGCCACGTTAAAGTTTGCACCATCAATCTTATTCTGTACGATTACTTCGCCGTCGAGTAATCCTTCAGTTTCATCATTAGTAATGCGGGAAACATGCTGATATTTTGAAATTCCATCAATCAGTACACTCTCGCCACGTTCTTCTAATTTCTCCCGCCACTCTTCCTTATTCATGGGTAACCCTTTCTCTTATTTTATTCCATTCTCGGATTGTGCGCACTTTATTAGTATCTTCTGGTCCACTTGTATTACAGTGTGTACAGTAAACATAATAAGTGCACCACCCTTGTCGTACTTCTAACTCAGTATGATTACAAGTAGGACAAGGATCAATTTGCATTAGAGAGTCCAGGTATACGCATAAGTGCGCCGTCAATTATAGTTTTAATGCCTTCATCTGTAGTAGGGTCTTCAAAACTTTTTTCAAACCTTGCATGTACTTCTCGCCATACATCTAAATTAGATCCTCTGGGATCTGCCAATCTCCGGGCAAGACCTTCTGCCGAGTTTCTATGTACGTATGCAATTACCGGGACGTCAAGTTCTTTTGCTATGTCAATAAAACGTTTACGACTTTTTATTGACATATGTGTACCATCTATGACTACGTCAAAGTCTGTTTCTAATGTCGCACGGGCGATTTCTCCCTTGATCCGGGAATATAGCGGCCAATGTTTATCGGTCCAAATATCATGACCATAGTACCCACCATTGAGAGCTAATGCGATAGCATCATCTGACACGGTGAGGACATTACGGGTATCCTGCATCAATACTGTTGTAGTCGTAGTTTTTCCTGTACCTATGTTGCCAACCATCAAATACATTTTACTCATGTTTTCTCCTTGTATAATCCTTATATATATTATACCTGTAAGATAGGAGAAGTGTGCGGGGAATTTGAGATAAAAGCAGGAAAGCCTGAGTACGTTCCCTCAGGCCCTATTTCATTTGTTGTAATGTTTTCGTTTATTACGTCTAACAATATTACTTATCCTGCTTGACTACTAATATAGTTCTTTTCGAATCATACAGAGATATCCCCGTTTTGAATTATTTTAGTGTCCTCATAAGTATTTACTTTACGCCGAACAAATTCAAAAATTACTAAAACTAATGTGCCCACAAGTGTAGCTATGGTTGAGTAGCTTTTTTCGTGCTCGAACAACTTCCAAATTAATTTCGAAATCGAGTAATTCAACTCTCCGGGAGGCTGATCTTTGAGTACTGTAAATAATCCATCGATTCGTGGATCAAGTTTATCTCGATCCTTTGAAGGAATATATGGCATATTATTTATCCTCGTCGGGAACCGCTCTATTGACGATGTCGGATTCAAGTGACCCGTCAAATGTGTGATAGCCGAGAAATCCTACAATAAGATTTTGAATCAATGCATCTGGATCAAAATCCATTTCCTTTCCTGCCATTGTTGCTCCGTGGACTGCGTATCTTCCCGCTTCCCGTAGCATTTCTGTAAATTCTTTTCGCGCAGGATTATCTACACCCATTTGCATCGGCATAGGTGATTTTGCGTATTTGTCAGAATATATCCAATGGTCTTTTGGTAGAGGGAAACTTGCTGTACAAAATGCACTACCATCCGGTAAAACTGTGGTTTCATTATCTGCCATTATTTATCTCCAAATTATTAATCGTCGCAATCTTTACAATACATGCCTTCGGAGCCGCTCGCAAATTGTGCATGATCATCTGGATGTGCGACTTTTGAGTCCAGGAAATATTTCTCCAGCGCATAAGCTATAGCATCAGGGATAGACGTGATTACCCTTCCTTTATGGAAGACAGCTGCACCTGATCCAATTCCCTTAAGTTGTTTAACGATGTCATAGACGCTTACTTTCGTTCGCAGTGCAAGAGAGACCATTCGTGCCAGACCCTCTGCATCAGCACCCGCATTTGTTCCTCCGGTTCGTAGACTAACGAAGACTTCAAATGGCCGACCCTCTATAACACCGACGGTAATATACATTGTACCTAAACTGGTAGGAACACGGATGGTCTTACCTGGCACTACATCAGGTCGCTCCAGTTTCTGTATTCCAGAAGCAAGAACTTGTGCACCTCTACATCCATCACGGTACACGGTAATACCTTTGCATCCAAGATCGTAGGCCATTGAGAAGATGTGCTCAATATCTTCTTCCGTAGCAGAAGAGGCTAAATTGATAGTCTTACTAACTGCACTATCAATATTTCCTTGCCAAACCGCCAATTGCTCTACATGATCTTTTGGTTTAATATCTGCAGCAATCTTGAAGATATTCTGAACATCCTCTGGTACACCTTCTACGCCTTGGCAAGATCCGTTATTTTCGCGGATTCCTGCAATAAGGGCTTCTGAATAGAACTGCTGCTTCTTTGCAATTTCAAGGAATAGTGGATTGATTTCGACGATTACATCATGGTCTGCTAAATCGTGGCGCCTTTCGAGAGTTATCGCGTAAATAGGTTCAATTCCCGAAGAACATTCTGCAACAATGCTAATTGATCCAGTTGGTGCGATCGCGGTACGTGTAGCATTACGAATAGGTAAAGAATCCTTCAATTTACTGCTATTCTGCGCAGGAAACGCGCCTTTCTCTTTAGATAAGTCTTCTGACGCGGCTTTTGAGGTTTCGTGCAGTATCCTCGCTAATTCCTCACTCATTTCACGCGCTTCTTTGGAGTCGTAAGCAATACTTAACTTGACGAATAAGTCAGCCAAGCCCATAACACCTAAACCTACGCGACGTTGGTTTAATTGTTGCTCTTTAATTTCAGGCAACGTGTAGGTATTTACGTCAATTGCATTGTCGAGGAAACGAATAGCAATATGAATAATCTCTTTGTAGCGGTCCCAATTGAATTTTCCCCTACGGATCATCTGCGCCAGATTAATCGAGCCTAAATTACAGCAACCATAAGGAGGGAGAGGAATCTCTCCACAGGGGTTAGTCGCAAAAATGCCTCCAATGGGATCTTTATCGTTTATTCTGTCGATAAACAAGACGCCCGGCTCGCCACATCTCCATGCCCCTTTTACGATCTGATCCCAAAGAGACTTTGCACTAACCTCATGATCTTTCTCAGGATGACTCGCAAATTGCAGCATGATCATCTCATCATTACGTACTGCCAGCATAAACGCATCGGTAATAGCTATTGAGAGATTGAAGTTAGTTAATTGTGTTAAATCTTGTTTGACGTTGATAAATTCTTCAATGTCGGGATGATCTATTCGGAACACACCCATCTGTGCGCCCTTACGTCGACCCCCTGCTTTCAATTCATTACAAGATGCGTTGAATACCCGCATAAAGGACATGGGCCCTGAACTTGTTCCACCAGATGTAGACGTAGAACATCCTTTGGGTCGAAGTGTTGAAAAGTCGTACCCTACCCCACCGGCTACTTGAAATATTTTCGCAGCATCGGCAATTGTTTTGTAAATTTGTTCGAGAGAGTCTTCTACTGGTAAAACATAACAAGAGAAAAGGTGGTTGTTCATACCTTCTTCTTTTTTCCCTGCGTTCATCATAAACGGGGAGGCAGGTACGAACTCTTTCTTCTGTATAATATCAGCAAACTTTTTGGCCCACTCCTTTTGTAGCTCTGGAGTCTTCTCGGCCACCGCGATTGCAGTACTTACGCGTTTAGTTAAATCTGTCCAATTTTCACCTTTCATAAGGTACCGAGCATTCATCAAAATTTCTGAGGTTGATTCGTTGCCGTTCATTTTGTTCCTAATTGTGTTTTAAGATCCATGGTTCCTTTCTGTAGCGTTGCTACGTTTAATATACCTTACTGTATTCTTATTTGTACGTGGGTTAAGTTTTGCTCTTCGACTGACGAGATAATCTGGATTATCTCGTAATGTACTCAATATAATTGGATGAGTACGTTGACTTCTTGCAAGGTTATACATATGCAGCCAGTCTATCGACCCTAATGCATACTGTATTTCGAATTCCTTAACCGTCATTTAACCGAGACCTCCTCCAACTGAAATTGTGCCCCTTCCAACAGGGACTGTGCCTAGCTCTGCGGCGTACAAGGTCGTTCGGATCTTTAGCTAAAATAGCCAGTATTTCTATAGGCGTGGTGGAGTCGCCTGCCATATGGTAGCGTTTGTGCCAATGCAATGCCCCTAATGCATATTGTATTTTGAATTCTTTGAGCGTTATATGCTCATCATATACTCTATATTGTGGAGCGATAGTTTTTGCCATTATGTAAACATCACCCAGCATTCGTATGACTCATCCAGATGAAAGCCGCATCGATGTAAAAACAGAATATCGTCTTTCGTCATCTTTTCGTCAAACGTTGGAAAGTAAATCTCATCGTGTGCCGGTTCCAAATCTTTGAGACAAAAATCTGGTTTGTATTTCTTAAAGATTTCCAATGGTGCAAGTAACTCACCCTTTTTGGCCCAACCCTCATCTGTTTCGTCCATTAGGGCAATGGCTTCTTCAATAGTCATAATACTTTCCCTTTCATCCACGATAAAATCACAATGAGGATAATTACCCATGCAATACTGTTTGCCGTATCTTTGTCCTTCCCGAAAGGGAACGACATTACTCTTCGCATAACTTTATCCATGCGTACGAACAAGCGTTATGATATGGATTGCTTCACTCTCATAGTTGAGGGGATGGCCTATTTCCCTCTCATGTATTGATTTCAAAATTGCTTCAATCTTTTCTCGCGTCTCTTGCATACTCATTATCTTTCTTCCTTACTGTGGAACTGGTCTTCCATCACTGATTCGAAAAGCTGATTCATCCGCGCCATGGTTTTTCTGTATACGTATGTCCCACCGAGCAACATACCTGCGATAAACGCAATTGCTATTGCGAGCGAAAACGTATTCATAACTATTCCTTAAATCGTTGTAGGTTCATTTAGATCTTCCCATGAGACTATACTTTCACGTTTCCGCCTTTCGATATCCTCTTTAAGACGTTTATCGGATTCTTCTAGATTTTTTAGCCATGCAGGATCCTTCATTATATCCTCTATATGCTCTCTGGCGTATTCAATCCGTTTATTTAGATCATCCATTATTTGGTGCCTTTATAGAAGCAGGTATCCGATTACCGTCGTAATCGGATACTTCCTGCTTCTCGTGATCGATGCATACAATCACTCGCCACTTCTACGTCTATAAGTGCCGCCGCAGAGGTATAAGCAATATACTTATACAGTCCGCAGTTTTTATGGAGTATTCTGTTCTCTCAATGTATCTACCGCAAGACTTGTAGTAACCGAGTCCCGTGTGAATTTATATCGTATAAGTAAACTATCATCTATTAGGGCTACCCATTCACTTGTAATAGTATCTCCAGCTTTTCCTATCTTTGGTGCAACTGGAAGTATACTCCATTTGTGACGTTGTTCGGGATCAATTTGCCACAGCTTCAAAGTTAAATTGATTAGCTTTTCTTCATTCTGTGCTTGCTTCATCTGAATTTGTTCCATCATGCCCATTTTTTCAACAAATTCTCCTGCCCATACTACACCGGTAACGATCATTGTTATCATCGCAACGAACATAGTCAAGATGTGCCATTGTTTTTTCAAAGTTTCAAACATTTTCCCCTCTCCTGTTAACATATTGCCGGACTCGAATCGTCTCGTCCGGGGACCTGATGATATTACATAATACCCAAGGTCAACGAAAATTTATGCAGTGGATCATGAATAAATCCATTTCCCGGAACATATGCGTAGTTAATTGTTACATTGTTAAATTTCACACCTGCACCCAGTGATGGTTGAGGTCGAAATGTATTTATATGCATTTTTATGCCTGTGCGAAGATAATATCGTTTTTGCATACAATATTCTATACCAGTGTGGAAAGAGATTATTCCATATTTTGGAAAATCAATATCGAATACTGTATATAGTTCATCATTATAAAAAGTGAAAGAAGTCCCTACTCGGAAGGATAGGGGCAATTTTTCCGCGTAATGTCCAATAACAATATCTGGTCCAAGATTGACAACTGCGCCACCTAATATTATAGTACCAAGCTGCATACGTAAACCAAAATCGAATGCGATTGTTCTTGCGCTTAGGTGTATTAGGCGTTGATTGATTACCTTGACGGTTGCGCCGGCTGTAAATCCTTTCCATAATTGTATTCCAGTAGAGAACGCTCCGCTAAGATCATACGCGTCGAGTTTTTCTCCAGTTGCATTACCTGATATATCATACCCATCGATATCCCCATAATTGACGTACACAATCGAAGCGGCCACAACGATCCCCCGATGTAACCTGTATGCGATCGCACAGTGATCTACGTTGATATCTTGATACCATAAAAAGTGACTCGATAAAATTTCCACTCGTGGCGTTAGGAGTACTAAGCCTGCTGGATTCCAATAGGCTGCTTCTACCCCTTTGCTGAAGGCTGTGCTCGCATCTCCTATTCCGGCTGCGCGAGCACTTAGTCCAATACGTAAAAAATCTGCCGCTGTTTGTCCTCCAGAATTTGAGAACACACAAGCAGGCAGAAGTATACAGACTATAACTATTAAGGCGTTGTTCCATCCCCTTTGCACGTAGATTACCCCCCAAACGCGATCCACCAATGTGAAGAGTTGTCCTCTTCATCCTCTTCTTCTTCCTCCGTCTTAACTATTTCATACTGTTCTAAAAAGTGTGTTGCCTCTTCGCAATCTGGGCAACCTTCACCAGTTTTTCCATCAATCACTTCGAATATATGAACGCATGCTAATGCATGTTTAAGGTGGCGTAGCGCTTCTGTTAACTGTGTACTGTCATTTGTTCCCATCTTTCTGTATGTTACCTTTTACATTTTTCATTAGTACTCCCCAAATTTTTTGGGGAGTACTGCATGTTAGTTGTTATTCAACGATTAGGTTGACAAGATACTGAAAATAGCTTTCAATATCAGCCCATCCGGTATCGTCCACATCTTCTGGAATGGCGGGGTCATCCCACCCACCATCATCAAACGCCGGAGTACCTTGTTCGCCTCCCCAACTGTGATCAGTCAAGGCAGTTGTAGTGTCTACTAAACCTTGTTCACCGCCCCAGGTGTGATCCGATAAAACTGGGACGGATAGAAACAGAGTCAGAAGCAGTACGGTCCCAAATAGTAGTAAAATGTTTGGGCGTCTCATGAAGTCTCCTTACTGTTATGGGTTATTCTAGTCCAATTGGACCAGTCGCATCTCATCTATATATAATATAGCTCCATTGAAAAAGAAAGGAGATGCCCATATAAACAGGCATCTCCCCATGTGCTAATACATGTTAAGGTGCTACGGTATCTATTGTATACACCACCCTTCTAAACAAGGGGATCCTTGTTCCGCAATACGCCAACCTTCAGCCTCACGATCCGCAATATCGCATGGTGCCACTGCTATCGGTTCCGCTCCTTCGGGACATTCACATTTATCCGGTCCACTAATGCAACACATTATTACCCAGCCGTCAGGCAAGTATAATGTATCCGTTACTATCACAGTATCTGGTGGAAGTTCAATATACGTCGTATCTCCACAGGTATCTATCCATATAGTATCGTAATGTACTTGATAGACTGTATCTATAATATAGACAGGAACTGTATCTGGTGGTAATGTATCATATAGCGTATCGGTTATGTATTGGGGTACATATATAATTGTCGTATCGTATTCAGTTATAGTATCTGGAGGCGATTCAATATATGTCGTATCGTACTCAACAGAGTATATGGTATCGTACCTAATCGCGTATATAGTATCATAGTCAGGGACGTATGTAGTATCATATTCAGTGATGTACGTAGTATCGTACATATAAATATATTCCGGAACCTTTACCGTATCTACTTGAGTGACTGTGTCGAAGATTATGACATATGTCGTATCATAGATAAGCTTTGGCTCGAATACAGTGTCTACGCGGAAAACCGTGTCGACTTCGATTTTAATCACTGTGTCGATATAGAGGGTGCTATCGACCTTGGTAGGGCCGACCGGCGTATCCATCTTGTCTGAACAACTCATTGCCCCGAAGATCATTAGTCCCAGGACAACCAACAAAATTAGTCCCTTGTTATTTGGCTTCATTACACTCTCCTATTTACAGTGTCTTTAAAACATTCAATGAAAAACGTGCGCGTTCAGTATCCCACGTACGGGTTGGATCAGGATATACTGTATGGCGAGCTGGAATCCAATACACATTGCCTGTGACATCCCAATTACGTCCAATTGGAAGCGCCAGACCTGCACCTAATTCTGGTCCATCGAACCACGCGTAATATCCGCTATATTCGTAAGTGTTTTGTTCACTCCAATGCCAGCCTGCTTTGAGATACAGGGACATATCATCAAGAAGTACATCCTGCATGAATAAGTATGAAATTCGAGCTGACGCAAAACGTGTAAAGGTATCAAAGTCACCATACACTTTTGCACCTTCTCCATATGGCCGTATCATCTTTTTAGACTTTGCAAAGATGGAATGCGCCATATCTAATTCTACGCCCCACCTGCCCTTACTGATTACGCCGTGTATCGATGGAACAAGCGGAAATTCATTGAATCCTGTAATTCCTATGCCGATTTGTACGTTGAATTGATTAGCTTCGATAAGGGCCAGTTGCGCAGTGAGGTCGTTACACGTATTGGTCAATACTGCAATATTTGCACCGTTATTAGATATGGCGAAAGTATTCGTTATTACTGCATGGTCAAGAAGGGCTAATGCGGCTGCCAAATCATCTACATAGATTTCCAATGCGGCAAAGGCTGCAGTACTCGCCCATGCAGAAGATTCCAGAGATACGTTAAATCCTCTGAACTCTGGACCACACTCTTCAAACTCTTCAACAAAGTATCGAATACGTGCAAGCTCGGTGGCGCCCATTCCGTTTACAATCTTATACGCGACTGCACAACGGCCTAAAGCAATTGCTGGATTCATTGCATCATGATCCAACATATATTCATTACCATCAGCGTACCCTTTCAGCACAAGTACCAGACTCGAATCTGCCTTCCACTGATCCACAAGTACTTGGATCGCGGCTAGTGCTTCTTCAGATACTACAAGAGCTTCCTGTCCTTTTGCTACTGCGCAATCAAATCCTCCAACACTTGAAAGATTTTCATCAGTCGTTATAATCGGTGCGGCTGTAGGGGGAATAGGTTCTTCAGCTATCACAGGTTCTTCCACCACTGCTGTAGTCTCTGGATCAACTACTACAGCGGAATCATCTCCCTTTTCCCCGGTGGCAAATACTGCGAGCGCACTGAACGCTACCAGAATAAGTAACACAAGAATAGGAATTTTGTACTTCATCATTTTACTCCTTCATCTTACGATGACAAGTTATTGGTTTCCAAGGTTAAGCTATTAATATAGTCCCAAGACAAATTATTTTCTACATCGGACACTACTCCTCTTCTTCTGGTACTTCAGTAAGGCCTATACCAAAACATTCGTAAACTACTTCGTTTAATTCTTCGTAAATCCATCCATGTGGACAAAGTTGTTCTCGTATATTTACGCAGGTCATACATGTTCTGTACGTTAAAAGTTCACCCCATACGCCGACCACGTATTGATATCGTTTACCAGGTAGAATATCCTCGTGGCATTCACAACATCGATACTTTTTCTTTGCGCGATATATTGATGTTCGATGAAAACCTGTAGGGTTATCATAGTCTATCTCACAACTGCAACTACAGTCCATAGCTATTTCGTATCCTTTTTCTGTAATGTGCCTATAGCGATTTGTACTTTATCTTCTTTAGTAAAAGCCAATGAGTTAGCTACCCAATTGATAGTAAGATAAATAGTATGGCCTATAATGTATATGAACATAGCAGGAAGCACGATGAGCGTACCCGATATAAAACATCTTATTGCTAAACCTAGCCAAGAGTTCCTAAAGAATTTGGGTCGCATCGGCCAGATCACCATTGCCGCAGGAAGTTCATATTCTTGACGCTTCGCGTTTATTATTACGGGGATAACTAGCCATATCATAGAAATGATACAGTTAATTGTGAAGTAAGTAATTATCATCCACGGCTCTGCATGAAATATAGGATTGGTCATATACTATTCCTCTTCTTCTGGTACTGTACCTAATGCGACTTGTACTCTATCCTCTTTTGATGTAACTATCCACCATATAATACCTTTAAGATATTTGCAGACCCTTTTTATGGGCGTATGAAGACCCCGATATATTATGCAGGAAATCAACAATGGTGTAGCAATTACAGTTGATACACAGAAGGCACCTACTGTGCCTGTGAGCGTATCCACGCCTTTCGTATGATATATACAGTCATCTATCGGCCAAATACGCAGTTTTGGAGTAAGGCCAGCGTTTTTGCGTATTGTATTTACACTTAAGGGGATAATTAACCAAATTATTGTCAGTATAAAGTTCAGGCTAAGATAGAGCAACAAGTATTGGAGTGGCGTCATCGTATCAACCTTTCTTGATCAACCTAAATGCTGTGCTGCCGTCGATCTTGGTTTGTTCTAAAGCGTATTCTACAGAATCATATCCTTTATCTCTAATCTGGAATAGTGCATAGCGTACACGTTGATAAGTTTCATCAAGTGCAATCGCAGCCTCTTTGATTACCTGTGCAGTGTCTACCGTAAAGTGTTTCTCAACTGTTCGCAGCAGGTCTTCCTTACTCTGTTTATTTGTCACAGCCTTCTGTTGCTGTTCTACCTTCTTTTCTTTATGGTCAAGTTGTTTTTGCTTCTGTTTCCTTTTCACAATAGCAACTTCTCCAGATGTCCGTCGCTTTTTAGCTGCGGTAGGTACAGGAACACCATTTCGGTCTCGTGCATTTTTTTCGAGTTCTTCTGCACAGTACGTAAAAGAATAGTCTCCGTGGGTAACAAATTTGAGAACCTTTACATGATTCCAATACGGTGCAACGTATTGCGTAACTTGTATAGTCTTCTCTTTATCTTCTTCATCGGGTAGCTCAACTTCTTCTATGCCTGCCCACACTCCAGAGTTACGGAGATATTTGATAAAGGTTTGTCTGGCGAGTTTCGCAGCCATGTCTTTAGTAGTAGCGTGACAGGAAATTTTCCCCTGAATAGATGCTCCCTGAATATCGGCTTCTACTATTATATGCCAGAGAAGATTCACAGTTTACTCCTTATCCTCATTACCATTCTTATTGTTTCTATCTTTGATGTTTGCGTATAACTCTTTTGTTAGTTGAGTTTCCCAGTCAGAAAAACCATCTACATATAGTGGAGGGGGTTCAATCATTCCAACACTAAGTAAAAACGCCCGTGCTGCTCCGTATACTTCTTCACGGAATCCCTTTTCCTTTTCGTCGACATCTTCACGGTAAGTTACTATATGTTCCCACTCTACAAACATTTTAGTAAACTCTACAACAGTACCACAATAGTTCACGGCTTGCATAAATGTTTCTGCAATCTCTTTCGTAAGACCTTCAGCAAGAACCGTGTTTGCGTGGTCTATCACACTCCACTTGCGTGTTTTCCGACTGCGGTGAATACGTGTAGGCGGTTGAACTTTGTAAAAATTGTTAAGAGGGCGTTTATGGTGAGTCACAAATGCGCGCCTACTTCAATTTCTATTATCTTCACTTCACGTACTTTGTCCCACCATTTAGATGGTTGCCCTTTCCATAATTGCATCATCGTATACATCTCACCCTGGCAGTCTTCCCTTTTAGTATTTCTCATGTCAGGATTAGATAACCAGGTGTTGCCTTCTTCGTCAGTGTACTGTACGGCAAAGTATGAAGTCACTACTTCTTTAATTTCATATTCTCGAGTTACGATCTCGTTTACCAGAAGGACAGTTTCACAATTAGGACAGTGCCACGCTACAGGACCTTCTTCGCCCCAGTATGTAATGAGGTCTGCTTCACCGAGCTCGCATGAATCATCTTCAACACGATTACATTTAGGACACCTAATATGTTGACGTTCAAGCATAGCCGCCCGTTCTTTATCCCAATCAAATACCATTACATATCGTCCTTATCCCTTATCCCTTTATACGCGGAGAAGCGCGGCTTATCCTTAACGCCACTAATCTCAAAATGCCGATAGGTAATTATAAGACCAGTCCACTTACTTTGGTCGTCCCAAATTTCTTGCCTCTGCGCGTCGGAAAACCCCGTACCTACTTCAAATTCGATTTTAGTTTTGATATCTTTGACGATCAATGCACCTAACGTTCCTGCAGGTCGTTTATTTTCCTTGTGTGCGGACCTAACAGTATGTCCTTGCTCATCTTTAGTGGCCACATTATCGTTATGCATTTTCTCCGCAAAGCCAATGATCGTTGCTTCATCATCGGAAAATCTTTTCAATTTCAATAACCACTCTTGCTTCGCGGTAGATCTACCACACTTATATGGACTGTCTGGTGTACGAAGGATCACGCCCTCGAATCCGCCATCGAGGCAGGTCGATTCAAATCGATCAAGATGTTTGCGGTCCTTAATGATTGTAGGAAGAAGAATTTGAATAACTGCTAATCCTGGCTCTAATACCGGTCCTCTATCCACCATCCACTGGAGCATATGTTGTGTACGTTCTACGTATGGAGTATCTAAAGAATGTTTAACGTAGTCAAACATATAGTATGTGAATTCAGGTTTACCGTCTGCCCGCATTACACCACTTGAAGTTGCTTGAAATGCTCCTGGGCAAACAATTTCACCGTCAGCACCTTCGGGAAGAACCTCTTCAAGTATTTTCCTAATATGATTATTTCGGATGTCTTTGAAGGTTCTTGATACAAGTTTACCGTTACGCAGCAATGCACGAATACCATCGAGCTTCTGTGTTGCTAAATATCCTTTAGAGAAGTCTAATTGCGCTACATCTTTGAGGGCGGCGGCTAACATTGGCGCAGTTATTTTAGAAGCCATTATTTATCCTATTCTTGTGCGACTTACTCATTTTTTGTTTAGTCTTTTCAGAATGTTTGTAGCCTTTCCTTGCTTCCCTTAATTTTTCCCTCGTTTCTTCCGAAACAATTCTACCCTATATCTCTTCTTGACGTAGAATTTCTTCATTACGCAGTGCCCTGGGCATTCCGAAAAAGTTGAGACTCCGTCCCAACATAATATGTTCCCAACCCTTTTTGCCTACATAATCATTGCGACGCTTTTCAATCCATATGGGTTTAATAGCTAACATTGTATCAACACATTTTACGGCTAACAGATCTTTACCTGAGAATTTGTTGACATCCAATGTACCCAGAGCAAGGTGCACCCTTATTTCTTTATCTCGTCTATCTACAGGATCATCTATATCAGACACTATTTATCACCTGTTGGTTTATATAGACGAGGAACCTCCTCGCAAGGGTTCGCAGAAAGGGTTATACGCCCCGTTAGACTACCACATTGTTCAGAAACTGATTTAGAAGGGAACCATTCAGCCGCCCCAAATTCCCACTGACGTTCATCATCAAACTCCATTATAGGCGGACGAGTGGGTGCGGAGATGACCCCAACTGCTTGAGTTAATATGTCGTCATGTGATTGTATTGCACAGAGATGCTGTGCCTGTTCTACCGCATGTTCTTCTGAAATAGCATTAACCTTTATAGATAAGGTCGAGACAGCTCTAAGGGGTATTTGAATTTGTACGACGTATTCATTTGTTGTACCTATAGCATTTTGAACTAATAGTTCTTTGTAAGTCATCTTTTACCTTCCTGCTAATCTATAAACTATCATTGTATATAACGTTCCCTTGATCTTTGTGATTTTTCGCGAACCTTCTTTACGGCCGTAAAACCATATGCGAACTTTCCCTGCTTTTGTGTCCCCTCCATATTGTGCTGCAAGATCATAAGGCGATGATTCCACACCAACGGCTACACCTATAGGATCGGAAGCAGAGCACAGTATTTCGAGAAATGCACACGCATCATCAACGGTGAAACCTCCCCTTACTTTTATCTTACCTTGACTATCTATTGGCATATTACCTTTCTATCTCTGGAACATTTCCACCCATAGCACGTACCCATTCAACATCTTCAGGAGTTGCGGATTCTACACTTTTCACATTTGCTCCCCACTCACATATTGCCCTCCTGTTTGCCACCGGTTTCGACTTAGCATAAATTAACCCTACGTGGCCGCTACAAAGATTGATTTTGTATATTCTGGGTAATCTAACTCTCGCCATTAGTTTACTCTTTCACGTAGTTAATGCTGTGCCAAATACGTATGTCTTCCTATTTGGCGACATGGAGAACAAATGTACCAACGGCTATTTGGCGTAATTCTTCTGAAGGGCTGGCATGTTTTACAAGAATCACAAAAACCTAATTTATACTCTATTGAAATTACTCCAAGAGCCCGTTGAATATCAAATTCTTTCTGTGTCATATTTAGTGGAGGTGGCGGGAATTATGATATATCTTCAGGAGAATTATCATTAGTTAATTGATAATGTGCCATACAAATAGTTGCGATATCATCAATAAGTTCCCATGCCTGCCTAATAGTTAAATGTAAATCAGATTCTTTAGTATGCGGTCCGCCGCGAATAAATAACCTTATTGCAGCATCGGTTGCCAAACTACTTTCTTTGACATAATAGACGGCATTATCATAATCTGTACGTGGTGGCGCATGTCGAAATCCTCTATTATCTTTTTCTATTTCCGCCATGATTTACTTTCTCCAAAAAATGTACGCTCAAAAGCTAATTTCACTTTCTTCTCATCTGCAGTATACTTTCCATTACGTCGAGTAATTTGAGGGTACACTTCGATAAGAAGTCTGATCCGTTCTCTTTTCGCAGCCTCCTTAATATAGGGGTAGATACGCTTAAAGAAGTTTATTGCCTTCACATAGATACAAGACCATATCCATGCCTGTTTATGGTGTTCTTCTCTTTTTGTTGTCTTTGAAATATAGCCGCCATATTCACCTTTAAGAAATTCTAACAGTTCAAGAGATGTACTAGCCAACTGCACTATAGGTGCACGAAATTCTCTTGCTTGCTTCTTACATAATGTAACTGTTCCTTCGCCATCGAAAAGTCCCGCAGTGTACGCATCAACTAATGACATAATAAACTCCACAGTTGGTGGAGGTGGCCGGAATCGCACCGGCGTGTTGGAAAATAGGAACATTCTCCAATCGAATCTAATTCACCCCCAATTAAGTTTATCATATCATAGTTCCTTTATGCGTAGGAAGCGACGGAGATATGGCCCGCGTGCAGCTTACCCGCCCAGTATGACCTGCACGGCCCGTAAGGGCGTTAGTAGTAAACTGTCGAAACCATTCACCCCCAATTAAACCTCTTCCTCATCAGTAGATGGTATTTGTACGTTGGTGGTATTAGGTTCAAGCCGATACCTACCGCGCGCCTCTTTTATGATTGTACCATCTAACTTTTTGGCTATCGTTAACGCCCTTGAGCGAATTCTTGGAAAACTCCATCCAAGAGCATTGCACGCATCTTTCATAAGCAGTTCACCAGTAACCAAGGAGTCTGTGATATATTTAACTGCTTCTTCGGAAGTTGCCGGCATGTCTTATCCTTTCAGTATTATTGCTCTGTTTATTATACAATCGTTATAGTCAAAAGAGTCAAAAAATCTTACCTATTTTGACTATATGTGTTCACCGACTATGTTTATAAAATCCTGTAATTGTTGTAAAGCTGTGTCGAGTTCAAGCTGAAGATCCTCTAAAGACACATCGTCAAATTTTGGAACTATCAACTTACCTGTAGCGGGGCTTTCTAAGTACTCATCCAATGAAACCTGGTCTCTTGCTCCCTCAAGAGTTTGCATAATTTCATTTATTCGAGCATGAAACATGTCAAGTACTTCTTTGTCCATATCATCCATCCTATGTTAATGTGTACTTGACCGTGTCCAAGATTTCAGCAGATTTGTAAAAATTGTCCAATGGTCAAATATTTTTAGTGTCCTCTTGATTACCAACGAGTTACAAGGAAATTACCTCGATTGTCCAATGGTCGAAGTCCCAGTTATATTAAGAACAGAAGACTATATACAGAAGATCTATAATAATATATTAGGATCTATATTAGTTATAGAGCCTCTATAATTACCCTATATAATAGAGGTTACTGCTCCTCGGGCTATTTTTACCCATTATTTTCTTCTGCTTCTTTTTTTGCTTTCTTCCTTGCATTGTACATCTGTGAGTAACCTTTTGAATAGCTCTTTCGTTTCGAATAGGTTCGTAGTCTCGGCATGGCCACCACAGTTACTGAGGTAGATAGATCACAGGAGAGTTTACGGAGTACCTCAACACATGTCGTATTTGCTGCAATGTATCTTCTAATTTGTACACTGGGATCATCTACCCAGCAATGTAGAATTTTTTCTTTGAGGGGTCTACTTCTGTCACCATCCCCAATTGACTCTCTCCAGTTACTTAAATCACCTTTTCGTGTTGCCGGATCTAAAATACGTTCAATTTCTTTTCGACGTACCTCTTCATTGGGGTGAGCTAAAATTAGTCGAATAAAGTTGCGCCGAGTTTTTCCTATTTTCTCCCAGAACATGTGGAAAACTTTTGGCATACCTTTGAGCATGTTTACAAAAACGTCTAAGTCTCGTAGAAACTTTTGATTGTTTTCTATACTTAGTCCTACTATGTCAATATAGTCTAGAACTTTTTGTTCGTCTTGCGCTACCATTGCGGCGTACATTGCTTCTTCTATGACGAATGCACGCATACTAATGCCTTCGTTGAAACATTCTCCGCTGCGATAATACCCTTTGTGTACGTTGTCTTTCACATGTGTGGGTATTTCTTTGAATATTTCCGCAGTTTCTGCGATGAATACTTCTTGTTGCCCCGGTGTTAATGTTGTCCAATTAGTACTTACTACAGTCAGCCTTATTTTAGGGACGCTATCCCTTAATAGGTGTTGCACTATGTTGGGTTTCAATTTTGTTCTTGCCGCTACTTTGAGTCTAATCTCTTCTAAGAGTAGTTGGCACCCATATTCAATTGCAGTTTCATGGCCCTGTGTAATTAGGCCATCAATATTGTCGATAGCCCCTACTGCCAGTTCCACTTTTAGTTGTTTCTCGCATTCATCTCTAGAACGTAGAGGAGGAAGTTCTTGCATCTTGTCTATCCTATTTTATAAGCCCATTATTATGATTATCTATAATTGCGTTAATCGTCTGAAGGGGTAACCAACTACATGTTTCACAAATGTTGATAATGTAAGGTTTAAGATACCCCGATAAGCCCATGTTTACTTGGTAAAATTTATCGCCTTTATGTATTCTTTTTAATCCGCAAAGTATACATTTTCTTGTACCTTTGGACGTTATGGGCGTTTGCCCCCTACAAAGGTGATTACGGTATTCTTCACCAAGACTTCCTAATGCCGTCTGTATACGGATTTCCTTTTCCTTTACTTTATTTATCATGGCTGGCGATACTTAACACAAATTGTGAGGATGTAATTAATCTCGTTCTTGAACGTAAGCACACTTTGGCGCATACTGACTACTTCAACACCTTGATAGTCTTCATGCATTTTTGCGAGCCAATCATTGACATTCTTTTCTACTTCTTCTAAACGGGTGTTCTTACAGATCTTGATGATGGTCCTACTCATGATTTTTCTCCTATGCGCTCAAGGAAGGCTTGAGATTGTTTGGCTATACGTTTCACTAATGATTTAACACTCATGTCCATAGCAAAACCGTCATCGGGGCTATGATTGCTAATGATATCCATTGCGATTGCATGTTCTTTAATCCACCCTATAGCTTCGTCGCGCCCCTCGACTTGTTGACGTAGGATAATATTATCCGACTTAAGTTGATCGCGTTCACCTTTAAGGTCGAGCATTTGTTGTTGTAACGATGCACATTTGTTTTCAAGATCTGTAATGATACTCATCTAAGGGACCTTTTTAGTTTGTTGAACCACGCCCTTATACCCCATTCTTCAGTAATTTTTTTATAGTACGCATTTGGGGGCTTCGGCGGTGGCTTTGGCATATTTGGATTATTTAACGCTGCGTATCGTACTGATGCTTGTTTGTCTTTTGCTGCGATGACTAATACCATAGGGTGCATATTAGGACGTTCTGCTATCTGTATTCTAACTGTTTCGGTTTCGTATTGTACTAAGTTACAGTATGCTTCAGCGGGGGTATTAGGATTACGCATTAAGTCTGTGTCGACAC